CTCTGCTTCCGCAGCAGGAATTTCTGCAACAAATGCAGCAAACTCTGCTTCCGCAGCAGGAACTTCTGCCGGTCAAGCAGGAACTTCTGCAACAAATGCAGCAAACTCTGCTTCCGCAGCATCAGCATCTGCAGCAAATGCAGCAACAGCGGGTGCAACAGCGGGTGCAACAGCGGGTGCAACAGCGGGAACAGCAGCAGGAACAGCAGTATTGAATAATACTGGATCTGCCAATGGAGTTCTTTATAAGAACTCATCAAATGTTGCCACTACTTCTCCAAATTTTACCTTTGACGGAAGTAATGCAATAACAGTAAATGGAGTAAATCTTGGTTACGGGGTTACTACCGGATTTTACGGTGATGGTACAAATTCGGCAGTTAGAGTTCCAACTATTGGTGGGGGGCTTTATATACAATCGCCCAATCCTTATACCACTTGGGCACTATTTACAGCAGCGGGATTAACTGTCAATGGTAATTTGACTGTAAATGGTACTATTAGTGGCACCTATAATTCAGTAATACCATCGGGAACTAGAATGCTCTTCTGCCAAGCATCTGCTCCAGTGGGGTGGACGCAGGTAACTGATCATAACAATAAAGCACTGAGAGTTGTATCGGGAACTGGTGGCGGTTCTGGTGGTACTTATGATTTTACGAGCGTATTTACCAATAGGACAGTACCGCTTGTGAATCACAATCACCTTCCTTATGATCCTGGGCATACTCACCCGTCAGCGACAGGTGTTGTGAGTGATAATATAAATGGTGGCCCTTTTGAAAAACAAATCGAATATTTAGATCCAGCAGATGGTGGAATAGGTTTTTACAGTCCTGGCGGATCTGCTTTTGATGTTAGATATGCTGGTACTAATATTCAAATTCATTATGCTAGTGTGAATCAAGCAACTGGAAACACAATGGAATTTTCAGTCCAGTATGTGGATGTGATTATTGCTTCTAAGAACTAAATATGTTATAATATTATTTTTAACTATGGCAAAAATGAAACCGGGGGATTTTTGTCCTCTTATTAAAAAAGACTGTATGGGAATTAAGTGTTCGTGGTACACACAAATGCGAGGAACTAATCCAAATACAGGTGAACCAATAGATGAATGGGGATGTGCAGTCACCTGGATGCCTATAATGGCAGTAGAAATTGCACAAAAATCTAGGCAAACTGGTGCTGCTGTGGATTCTTTTAGGAATGAAGTTGTGAGGGGAAATCACGAAAACCAACAACTATATATCCAAACACTTCAACAAGGAATTATTCCCACACAAATTACACCACACAATTCACCAGCAAATATTTTAGAGGAAGGAAAATAATAGTGATTTTAATTATTGATGTTTTGCGTAAAATTATTACACTCGACTACGGACAACTTAATGTTGAATCTCAAGATCTTTCTTGGATCCCATCAAATGTAGTTAATGTCACATGGTATGAATCCGAAGGGCAAATTCACTATATTGATAATGAGAATCAACATCTCTATATGGAATATATCACAGAACTTGGAATTTATGAACAAGCAATAGATATTTTTAATAATGAAAAGCAAAGACTTAAAGATGAGAGGATTGCTGAAGAAGAAGCAAAAGAAGCAGCAAGAGATTACTGGGCAGAATTAAGAATCTTAAGAGATCAGAAACTTTTTGATTGTGATTGGACGCAAGTTTCCGATTCACCATTAACAGTAGAACAAAAAACTGCTTGGAAAATGTATCGCCAGCAACTTAGGGATTTGCCCAAAAATACTAGTGATCCAAAAAACCCGGTTTGGCCAGTGGAACCGACCACTTGACAGACGCTCCAGGATGCCCTATGATACCTAGGTAATCAAGACAATACCAGATGACCCCTAATGTTGAAGAGTTCCTCACGAAGTGTGTTGTGGATCCTCAAGCGCGGAAATTTTATCTATACTCCAATCAGGGTAATGAAAAATTTGTAGAATGTGATACTATTGATCAATTTATGAATGTTCTAGAAGTAGTTCGTACTCAAATAAGCGAAGATCGTGTTGCATATTCCAATCCACTCTAAAGATGCAAAAGTACACTATAGAAGAATTTCAGGAGAACTTCGATGATCTTTTAGATCGAGTCGAAAATGGGGAGTCATTCATTATTAGCAGTGAATATGGTAATGCCGTAATGATTCCCTATGCTAAATATGAAGAAGTTGACGACCTGATCCGAATACACACAGATCACGAAGAAGGTTGTTGACAAATCACTCCAAATCTGTTAGAATGGATTTAGAGATTTATGCTCGTCAGAACAGGTGTTCAGGGGGATCTTATAAATCCTTTGCCCCAGATCAGGGCCTTTGGCAGGGATCGTTACCCTGGGCGAGTATTTGCTCCTTTAGCAATCTAGGAATGCAATCTGCTCATAACAGATAGAAGGTCGGGGCAGAACCGACAAGGAGCACTTGACTATTATGATTCTTTCAGTTATGATAGTCTTATCGGCGGTGTAGCCCAACTGGCAGCAGGCACGAAACTTAAAATTTCGACAGTATGGGTTCGAATCCCATCACCGCTATAAAAAGTAAACATATTATAAATAATAATAGTTATGTTTACTTAAATGTTAAAAAACGGATATAAATCAACAAATGAAGAATTTGTTGAAGCAATTAAAACGTCCCAATCAATCAGAGAAGTTCTATTAAAATTAAATTTAAAGGCAGCAGGCGGAAATTATAAATGTTTTCACGATAGAATAAAGGAACTTAATATATCAATAGATCATTTTATTGATCCTAAAGTGTGGAATAAAGGAAAAGCATTTGGACCAAAAAGAGACATTCAAGAATATCTAAAATTAAATTGTGAATTTATAGTCACATCAAATAGTTTAAGGAAAAGATTAATTGCAGAAGGTTTCAAACAACATAAGTGTGAATGTTGTGGTATAATAGAATGGAACGGAAAACCAGCACCGATTGAACTTGACCACATAAACGGCAACCATCACGATAATAGTTTAGAAAACCTTCGTATCCTGTGCCCCAACTGCCACGCACAGACTGATACTTATAGGGGCAAAAACAAAAAATAAATATAAGATATTGAGATACTCAAATGTCTTATAAAATCAGTCAAGCATACTGCTGGTATAATGAAGGTTCTCAAATAGTTAAAATGTATTTTATATCAGAAATCCCATTCACCTTCGACGAACTACCAGACGGTCATTTGTACGATAAGGATCTAAAAGAATTAGCAGACAAGCAAAGAAGATTTGAACCAGACGACTTATATAAGAATTCATTTTATTTGATGGAGGAAAAAGCACACCCCCTACTTTTCCCAATGGATTTGGAGAATCCAGAAGATTTGCCAGAAGATATATTAGAATTTGATGTTGAGGATTTAGTGTAATAAATAAAAGATAAGACAGATATTTGTAGGGGTAAGAATCCTGTGTTAAATAAATTAGATAATTTCATTAAGAATACTGAAGGTCGCATTCTTTATGTAAGTCCGAGTGATCTTGATGCAACTGATGCAATCACAAATCAAGGAAATTCACTCGCTCAGCCCTTCAAAACACTTCAAAGAGCACTTCTAGAAGCAGCAAGATTCTCATATCAACTCGGAAATAATAATGACATTGTAGAAAAGACTACCATTCTACTAATGCCTGGTGAGCATATAGTTGACAATAGACCTGGGTATGTTGTTTATAATGATGGTGGTGCTAAGACAAAACCATTGTCTGGAAGTCCAATAACTTCTGCCCAATCTACTCTTTCACTTACACTTACATCAAACTTTGATTTAACACAGTCTGATAATATTCTTTATAAGTTCAATAGTGTAAACGGTGGAGTTGTTGTACCTAGAGGAACTTCAATTGTTGGTCTTGATCTAAGAAAGACTAAATTGCGTCCAAAATATGTACCAAATCCAACAGACCCAAATGTAGATAAATCTGCAATTTTTAGAGTTACTGGTGCATGTTATTTCTGGCAATTTTCTGTTTTTGATGGTGATGAATCTGGATTAGTTTACACTGATCCAGAAGATTATAGTGTTAATAATCAATCAAAACCAACATTCTCTCATCACAAATTAACAATATTTGAATATGCTGACGGTAAGAATAAAGTATCCAAAAAAGGAAGTACATATGATATTACAGATCTTGATATGTACTATAGTAAACTATCAAATGCTTTCAATTTAGCATCTGGTAGAGAAATTAAAGATATTGATAAATATCCTGCTAATATTGATGGATTTGCAAAACTTCGTCCAGAATGGGAAATTGTTGGAGCATTTGCATCGGATCCAATTTCAATTCTAACTATAGAATCTGGTAGTGGTGGAACAGCAACTCCAGAAATTTCAGTTTCAACTACTGTTGCTCATAAATTAAATGTTGGAACACCAATCAAAATTCGTGGTGTTTCGGTAAGTGATTATAATGTTTCCACAAAAGTATCCTACGTAGATCCTAGTGACCCAACAAAGTTTAAATATCTTTTAGCATCAGTAAGAAATAATTTACCAACAAATCCAGGTTCATCTGGAGCAACAGTAACAATTGAAACTGATACGGTATCTGGTGCATCACCATATATCTTCAATTGTTCAATGAGATCAATCTGGGGTATGAATGGAATGCACTCTGATGGATCCAAAGCATCTGGATTCAGAAGTATGGTTGTTGCTCAATTTACTGGAGTATCCTTACAAAAAGATGACCGTGCATTTGTAAAATATAATTCAGTAAATAGAGATTATTCGGATAATATTTCTATCAGTAGAGTTGCCGGTTCAAGTTTATCTAATGGAGCATCATCCACAGATATTGGTAAAGTATATCACCTAGATTCTCAGGCAATTTATAGAAATGGTTGGGAATCAAGTCACATTAAAGCAACTAATGATGCATTTATTCAGATTGTATCGGTGTTTGCGATTGGGTATAACAAACATTTCGATTCTCAATCTGGTTCAGATTTGAGTATTACAAACTCAAACTCAAACTTTGGACAAATTTCTTTAAGTGCATCAGGATTTAAAAAAGAAGCATTTGCAAAGGACAATAAGGCATTTATCACTTCGATTATCACACCAAGAGCAATTGTCTCCACCGAAAATGCTATTGATTGGATTCCATTTGATGTTGCTAAAACTATATCATTATCAATAAATCCAAGTAAAAATCGTCTATATCTTTATGGATTTAATTCTCTCGATGATGTTCCCCCAACTCTTACTCAAGGATATCGTGTTGGTGCAAGAACAAATGGAAAAATCTATCTTAATGTAAGTGGCACCGAATATTCTGCAAATACTTTAATGTCTGATGGCACTACAAGTAGTGTAAAGGAATATGTATCCGCAGTACCATCATCAAGTAAGTTTTCAATCGGAGCACATAATCTCAATACCGGAGAAAAGGTTATTATTATAAGTGATGATGGAGACCTACCAGAAAATACTGTAGAAAATACTGTCTATTATGCAATTACAGATTCAGTAAACTCCACAAGAACTGATAGCGTAACATTATTCTCCACAGAAATTCAATTAGCGTCTTCTTACACAAATGCTATTAGTGGTACTCCAATTACAGTATATAAAGGAACGAATCTTAGAATTTTAAGTCGAGTATCTGATAAAATTGCCGGGGAACTTGGTCATCCGGTTCAATATGATACTACAAATGGGTGGTATATTAATACAAATGCAAATAGTGCTATTTGGAATACTATCAATACAAACCAAGTTGCCCTAGGCCAAAGAACAGAACCATCATACATCAAAAGATATTCTGATTCTAGAAGTTTGGACGAAAAACTTTATAAGATTAGAGTTGTTATTCCAAAAGAATATGCAAATAGTAAAAAACCAGAAAATGGATTCGTAATTCAAGAATCTAGCACTACTGGAATTAGATTCGATACTGATATTAATCTTTCCTCTCTCATTCGCAGTGATTATGATTATAATAAAAATCTCAGACTCATTGCAAAATGTACTAGAAGTAGTAGTACTGTAACGATTATTTCCGAATTACCACACAATCTTCAAGTTAATGATACTGTCATTATTAGAAATGTAACTGACAGTACAAATACTACTGGAACCGATGACCTTGGATACAATGGTACATTCACTGTTGCATCAGTTGTTGATGATATGTCATTTACATACATAATAACCACATCTCCAGGAACTGTATTTACGAATGATACAACTCTTAGAAAGATATCATCGCCCAGATTCGAAAGAAATGATTTACAATCAAATCTTTATATTTACAGAAATGAAGTTATTAAACCTTACATTGAGGGAGTTCAAGATGGCATCTATCATCTTTATGTCTTAAATGCGAATAATGTAATTGATCAAGAATTCACAAATCTCAAGTACAGTCAAAATGTTGTAGATCTGTATCCACAGTTGGATAGAGATAATACTAATGATAATCCATCATCAGCAAAATCTTTTGCAACAAGATCACCACTGGGTCAGGTTGTAACAAATGATTTAAGAAAAAGTATTACCAGAGAATCATTAGATTCATTACTTACATCTTTTGGTGTGGGACTAGACGTATCTTCGGTCTCTAATCCTACAATTACTTTTGCAAGAAATCATGGACTTGCCGGGGTTGTAACTTATAGCAGTCTTCCTGGTGGTGCTGCATATACTTCCGGTACATATCAGAATGTCAAACTTTTAAATACTTCTCAGACTGGTACATGGCAGGGTGCAACGGCAAAAGTTGTTGTATCTGGTGGAGCAGTAATTTCTGCAGATATTGTTTCTTCTGGTTCTGGATATTCCGCAGGAGATTTATTCTTTGATTCTGCAACAATAGGATCTGGTAATGGTAATGCTAGATTTACTATTTCTATTTCTGGTATCTCAAGTGCAATTGGCAATGTTGTTCAATTTACTGGATCTGGAATAGCAACAGACACATATCATAGAATCACATCAATTCCTTCGGCAACCACCATTGGAATTGCCAGAACTGCAGGAGATCCGGTTATTACTACAAATCAATATGCATTTATAGTTGGGCCTTCGGTTCAAATTCTATCATCTTCATATAGTTCTGTAACTGGTATTACTACATTCAACTGTTCTACTCCTCATGGATTATCTGTAGGAAATAAATTTAAAGTTACTGATTCAAGTAATAATAATCTTGGAGACTTTATTGTAAATGCAAAAGTTGGAATTAATACCTTTACTGCAGTTACAAATTCTTCTTTATCTGCAAATAATGGATACATTTTAAAGCACGGACTTTCTACAAATGATAAAACTTCAGATTCAACATTAGAAAATCTTGGTGCAAGATCTATTTCTTTATTTGATGATGAAATTTTGACTGTAGTTTCATTTACTTCTAATAATCAAATTAGAGTAAGTAGTCCAATTTCTGCATCTGGAATTGCAAAGAGATTCCCATTAGGATCTTATATTCAAATTGATGAAGAAATTATGAGAACCATCAGTAAGTATGGTGTGGGTGGTTCCAATGATGCAATCAATGTTGAGCGTGGTATTTTTGGCACAGTTGTAGAAACTCATAATGTTGGATCTTTGATTAAAAAAATTAAACCAATTCCTGTAGAATTCCGTAGACCAGCAATTCTTCGTGCATCAGGACATACATTTGAATATCTTGGATATGGCCCAGGAAATTATTCAACTGCTCTTCCTCAAGTACAAGTTAAAAGTTTAACAGAAAGAGAAGATTTCCTTGTTCAATCACAAGAAAGATCTTGTGGTCTGGTTGTTTATACTGGAATGAACAATAATGGTGACGTATTCAATGGAAATACCAAAACAACTGCATCAAGTGGAGAGGTTGTTTCTTATGATATTCCAAAACCAACTGTAACTGGTGAGGATCCTTCAAGATTGAGTGTGGTTTATGATGAAGTTACAATTAAAGAAAGATTGGTTGTTGAAGGAGGAAATTCTCGTACAGTTCTTTCGCAATTTGATGGCCCAGTCACCTTTAACAAAGGTGTCAGTCTTAATGATGCAACGAATATCAATGCGCCATTAAAAATTACCGATACAACAAATTCATCTAATTCCAAAACTGGTGCATTGGTTGTAAGTGGTGGTGTTGGGATTAGTAAAAATTTAAATGTTGATGGTAGTATTAATGTTGGTGGCAATATTGGTTTCAACGGAACTTTATCCGGTTCAAGTCTTTCGTTTGGAAATATTACTTTAGCACAGACTGATGCTAATACAATCAATACAACATCTGGAAATCTAAAATTAACTGCATTAACTGGATCTAAAGTTGCAATTACCACCAGTGTAACTATTAATGGAAATCTTGATGCAACTTCTGGTTCCGGAAGAATCACTGCGAATTATATTGATGCTCCAAATATAACTCCAGTTGGAAGTATTATTATGTGGCCTGGTACAATCTTAAACTTCCCGACTGGTTGGGCAGTTTGTAATGGTGCATCATTATCTGCCACAACTTATGCGAATCTGTATAATATAATTGGAACAACTTATGGTGGAAGTGCTGGAGTATCTTTCAATCTTCCAGATCTAAGAGACAGATTTATTGCTGGTGCTGGAAGTGCATATTCCGTTGGAAATACTGGTGGATCAGACAGTGTAACTCTTACATTGGCACAAACTCCAAAACATTCTCACACTATCACTGATAATGGCCACGCTCATAACATTACCGATAATGGACATAATCACGGATTTTGGGAAATTAATTCCAGTGCTGCATCAGGAATTAGCCAAGTAAAGACAAATGCTGGCAGTCAAATCAAATCTGATACAACTACTGCTCTAACTGGAATTACCATTAATGCAAATGGAACCGGCATTGTTGGCACTAATAATACTACCGAAGGTGATGGGGCACATGAAAATAGACCTCCATACTTTGCACTCATTTACTTAATCAAAATTCAATAAATAACTAAAAATGTATCTATCAGATGGCAAACTATAATAAGTCATTTAATTTTAGAAATGGTGTACAAGTTGATAATGACAATTTTATTGTAAATGCTAATGGATTGGTGGGAATTGGAACATCAATTCCTACTGAAGTTCTAGATGTTTATGGTACTGCAAAAGTTACTGGACTGGTAACATCAACTACATTATATGCTGGAATTGCGACTTTTGCTAAGGCAGTTGCCATTGGAAGTATGACTGCCAATACTTTCTATGGAAATTTTTATGGAAATGCTTCTGGTCTTACTGGAATATATGCTGTTGCCACTGATGGGTGGTATATTAATAGTGTAAACTCGGGCATATACACTTCATTCAAGGTTGGAATTGGAACTACAAATCCACAATATTCTCTTCAGATTGGGCAAAATCCTTCTACTGGAAATGGATTTTCTGTTGATGCAACATCTGGAAATGTAAAGACTACTGGAATTATAACTGCTGGTTCGATTAGTGCTTCCCTATCAGCAACAGATTTGACAGGAACTATTAATAATTCAAGATTGCCATCTAATATCAATGTTTCTGGAATTATAACTGCGTCTTCTGGGTTTGTTGGTAATTTAACAGGAATTGCTTCAACTGCATCCAGTATTACTACCACAGCAAATATCACAGTAAATTCAATTAATAGTGGATTTTCAACAACAGGAATTTCAACTGTTTATAGTACATTGCATGTTCCAGGAAACATTGGTGTAGGAACGTTATCACCAAGTGCTCAATTACATTTAAGACAGTCTGGAATTTCATCTATTCAACTCACCAGTGACTCCTCAAATTCATCGACTATTACTTTTGGTAGAAATGTGAGTGTGAGTGTCGGATCTAGTAATGCACAATTTAGATTTGGTAACACAAATGGAATTTATCCGTATAGTACAGAACAATCATTAGATATTATTAACTATGATACTGGAAATTTAAATTTCTATCTAAATCCTGGCGGATCCGGAACTGGTTCATATAATTGGTTTAAATCGTCTTTAGGTAGGATTATGACCCTGACTAGTTCAGGTAATCTTGGAATCAATTCAGATTCACCTACATCTACGCTATCAGTTGTCGGTAATACACTAATTAGTGGTGTGGCGACAGTCACCGGAAATCTAACAGTTGGTGGAATATCTACATTACCTAGCATTTCGGTAAGTGGCAATTCAATCTTATCTGGAAATGTTAGTATTTCTACAAATACTGCAGCATATAGTCTTCAGGTTGGTGGAAATCCGACATTAACAAATGGAGTTGGAATAGGATCTACTGGTAATATTATAGCATCAAGTTCAATATCTGCCAATACAGTAACTGCCACTACTAGAATAAGTTCTATTAATGCAAGTTTTTCAGGAATTGTTACTGCAACTAATGGATTTTCAAGTGGTATTGGAACCGCAGTAAAGATTACAACAGTAGGTAATCAATTAACATTTATTGTTCCTGGTGTTGGATCTACAAGCTTGACACTATTCTAAAATACTGCTAGAGTACCTTTGTTGGGTTTGAAGATGAGGCTTTAAGACACTTTAAGAACCGTCCACCACACCCCCGTCATAGGGGGTTTTTAATGCTATAATGACTTCATACACAACGCAACTCATGATTCTTCGTCCTCATCAGCAACGTGGTCTTGATGCCATGGCAAACCATAGTAAGGGAATCCTTGTGATGCCTACTGGAGCAGGGAAGACTCCTACGATGATCTTTGATGCTGTCAGAGAGTTTTCCAATAGCGTTCCTCAGACTGTTGTAGTGGTTGCTCCTAGGATTCTTTTGAGTGAACAATTGTCTGCTGAATTTTTAGAGCATATTACTAATGCTTCTGTTCTTCATGTTCACTCTGGAGAAACTAGGCACTTCAGTAGCACTCGTCCTACCGTGATTCGTGGTTGGGTAGAAGCAACTTCAGGTCATAAAATCATCTTTACCACTTATAATTCTCTGGAGAAACTACAAAGTTCTGGAGTTAAAGTGAATACGATTTTGTTTGATGAGGCACATAATTCTATTAAACGCCATTTCTTCTCTGCCGTAGAGTATTTTTCTACGGAAGCAGATAGAACTTTCTTCTTTACTGCTACTCCAAAATATAGCAATACAATTCATAAACCCGGAATGAATGATGCTGAGATCTACGGTAACATCATCTGTAATGTATCTGCACCTGAATTGGTTGATGGTGGATTCATTCTATCTCCTCAAGTTCAAGTACATTCTATGAAAACTGATCGTAACAAAGATCATGCCGCAGAACGTGATTGTATCACATTGCTTGATACAATCTTGAATGAGGATAACATGCAAAAGGTGTTGGTGGCAGCACCAAATACTAAAGTTCTCATTCGCATGTTGGCAGAAACTGAGTTTATGACTGAAGTGAAGTCAAATGGTTATGATGTATTGTGGATTACTGCAAAGTATGGTGCATTCATTAACAATCAAAAGGTCAGTCGTGAAGTGTTCTTCGACACTTTGACTCAGTGGGGTAAGGATTCTGAGAAGAAATTCATTCTTCTTCACTACTCCATTCTCAGTGAGGGAATCAACTGCCCAGGATTGACCTCCTGCGTCCTCATGAGGAACATGGACACGATTGCCATGGCGCAGACCATCGGTCGGGTGATTAGACTCCATACAGACGATGCTAGGCGCCTCTCAGAAGGGACTCTGATTCCTGGACAGTTTGAGAACTATCACAAGGCATATGGATTCGTTCATGTTCCCGTCTATAGTAACACTGGTCTCACAACCGCCAAAAAAATGCAGGCAGTTGTCGATACCATTTTTGTTCAAGGCCAACCTGCAATTTCTACAATCCAGAGGTAATTATGAAGCACCGTGTACAATGCTACGTTCAAGGCAATGTGTTCTATGTGGAATGCTATGCCCGTGATTATGAAGATGCAAAACGAGTTGCAAAATCGCAGTATCCGAATGCACGAATCATGAATGTGACTGCAGTATTTTGACAAACATTCCAAATTATGGACTATTGAATCCCAAACCTTCTGGCCCAGCTGGTTATGTGACTAAGGATGGAATGTGGGCGGCAGTTCCTTTTGGTAAGCAGTTTATGATCATTCATAATGGTCAACAGGTTCATGTCACTACAAATCTTGTGAGTGCTAAATCTTATATCAATAAGCAGATTAAAGTCACAAATAAAGTTAAATTGAGTTCATCATCTCTGGATGCATTCCTATAAAACTTTGTTAAATAATAGAATAGATAGATGTAGAAAGTTAAAAAATGAACTTTGAATATTACTTGATTTTAATATTTTGCTTTTTTCTTTGGTTAATTTATACTGATGCTAGTATTGCTTATGCCATTATCTCATCCTTTAAAATATTGAGATTTCAATATGAAAAGACTAAGTGGTGGTTATGGAATAATCCTCAAATGCCATGGGCAAAATACTTAATGTGGCGTCGTTCTCTGAGAATAGCAAAGGAACTTGAAAAGCAATTGAATAAGTGATATAATTACCAATGTTCATATCTGAGGACTTGTAAAATGTCAAGAACAAACCGAAATATTGAATGGATGCACAGTGGAGCACTTAGATTTCCTAAAACATTTAATGAAATTTCTCAATTAGATGGAATCTTACACGAAGAGGACTTGGAGGGTCTTCCAGTTTCAGGTTTGAATCATCTAAAAGCAAGAGAAAATAATCTACCAACCGCATGGGACGATAACGTTGTCAGTGGATATCGCCAGGAAGATTATAAGGTATGAGTATCAGAATCTGAAACTGTCCCAAAAGACTTGACTTTTGCACTGAGAAATCTTATAGTATGTGAGTAATCAAACTACATTATGACATACAACGCAAAAGTTACTCTCAAATTTGATAGCACCTGGTCTGGTAGTAGTTGGGTCTTTAATGAACTTCCACCTGAAGAACATATTACTATTGAGGCACCCGCAGAAGACCTGGATACAACTCAACTCTTTGAACTCTTTAAGAAGTTTATGTTTGCAATGGGATATGCTGAAAATAGCATTGCTTCAGGTGCTTGTCGTCTTGCCTTTAATGATATGCGTTCCCCTGAAGATATGAAGAATCTTGCAAATGAGTATGATCTCATTATGGAAGAAGATTATCAAAAAAAACTTGATGAAGAAACAAAGAATCTGAAAGCAGAAATTCGTGAACTGAAAGCAAAACTTGGTGAGATTCTTCCAGAGACATATGGGAAACCCTCTATAACTAAAGAAACTCTTTATAATGCATATCAAGTTTGTAATGAGTGTGGAACTGAGTATGGACAGTACTCAGTTTCTTGTTCTTCACGTTGGGTGGCAGAGTGTGATGTTTGTGGAGAAACTAAGTCTGTAACTGAAGTAAGAGACTATGGATTTCTTAAAAAAGGTATTGTCAAACTTTCAGAGTAATAATGAACTATTTTTCCCTAGATCTGGAACTAAATTCAAAACGTGATGGTTCAGTACCAAAAATTATTCAGGTTGGAATCGCTATTGGTTCTATTGATGACCAAGAAAACATTAAGACGTTCAGTTGGTATCTAAATCCTCAAGAAGAAATTACTCCCTTTATTACTCAATTGACTGGTATCACAGATGATATGGTGCAGAACCAATCAGTCACTCATGAAACTCTTGCAGAAGAACTTGGAGCACTTCTTACGACAAATAATGTTTTTGTAAATCCTATTACATGGGGACAAGGAGATGCGTCTGAATTACTTCAAGAATTTCATGATAGAAATATAGATTTTCCTTTCTTTGGTCGTCGTATCATTGATGTAAAGACAACTTATGTTTTTCTGGAGCAAGTGAATGGTAGAAGTCCCAGTGGAGGCCTTCGTAAATCAATGAATCGTTATAAGTGTCCATTTATTGGAGAAAGTCATCGGGCCGATGTAGATGCACTGAATACTCTACGATTCTATTTTCATCTTCTTAATCGTCAAAAGAAACTAGAAGATACTATTAACCTTATGAAATCTATACAATACTAATATGAATCCACTTTTAGAAAAATACGAAGAACTTCACGGAAAGAAAGAAGAACCGAAGAAAGAAGAACCGAAGAAAGAAGAACCAAAGGTGACTGGGGCAACTGTACTGACTATATCAGATTCACCACTTGCGCTTGATAAGTATATGACTACATCCAGTGTCACAAGTGGCACTGCTTCAGTTTCAGCAAGTTACCCTTATATTACTGCAGCAACACATGGTGTCACTTCAATTAGTTCAAAATTACCAAGAAAATTCTCATGTTATGACTTAGATTCTGTCAATGACTCTTTTCTTCAAACTGCCGATAAAATAAAAACGAATAAAGCACAAGTGATAAGTATGGAAGTAACTTTTGATCATAGTTCAAGTATAAGAACTGTAACATTCTCTGTTCAAGTATGTGACACTCCTTGAACCGGCACACTGTTCTTTGCGAGCAGTGTGCCTTGTGCTATGATGTAAAGACACTCAAAGAAACTGAAATGATTGATAACGACCCCTCTGGATGCCTTGGATGCCTTAGTTGTATATTCTTTATGGGTTTTGTGTTTGTAATAGTTGCAAGTTGTGTTGGTATGGGTAAAACATTTTCAAAACCAGAACACATAGAACTTGGACGAACCGAAGGAATTAAATTTTGTAATGAAAAACCAAAAGAATGTAAATACGAATATGATTATATGCAATACTTGAAAACACAACAAAATCAAAAATGAACACAATGGAAGACCTATTTGAAACCATCACGAAAATCATTGCATCACCTACAAACGATAAGCAACGAGCAATTCAAGTCTTTCTTGCCTTTGATGATTATCTTATAGATGAACTACCTTCTTATGTCCAATCTGAATGTGATGATATTGACTTCGGTGCCTTTGCCGCAGGGAAAATTGATGAACTGGAAGAAAAACGAAGAGTAAAAGAAGAACTTGATAAAACGGGTATTGCCTATCTAAATGGTGTTCTAATTGCGGAGGAATTTTGATGGATTATCGTATTGAAGAAATTAGATTTGGGAATGGACCTGAAATTTATTTCAAACCACTTAAATCTGGTAAATTTGGATATTTTGAAGAGTATCCAGAATTGCGGGGAAGCGTTTGTGAAATTTACGAGGATGCTCTGAATATCATTAAGAAAAATCATATGGTAGTAGTTAAAACTCACCAAATAAATCTACAATGACTAAAGAAATAATTACTGAACAAACACAAAAAATCTATGATGCTTGGGAGCAAGAGTTTGTTGTAAACGGATATAATCCATTTCACGAACATCGTGCTCTTGTTGCTGCCTTCAAAGAACTTATAAATCAACTGCAGCAAGGAACTACTGTTGGTCCCGTGATTATGTGTGCTGATATTTTAGAACTTTGTGAGGAACTTGAAAATGGACGATGATTTATCTTTTCCTCTTGTTATTTTTGCAACTATTATACTTGGTATTACATTTGCGTTGGGTTACGATGTAGGTTCACAAGACGCAGAGAGTGATACAATCAAATATTGTATTGAACAGCAGGCAAAATGCAAGATTAAATATGACTTCATTAAATTGGGAGAAACAAAATGAAAGTTTACGCAATTTACAATAAAGAAAATAAGTTTATTGCTTGTTTCCCCGATAGGAATAGTGCAGAAGATTATGGAGTTCAAACTTATGGTCGTGAAAGTGGATGGCAGTATGATATTATAGAGAAATATCTACACGAGTATCCAAACATTTTGTCTAATACTCTCGATAAAATAACTCCATATTCTAAACCAATTCCACCAAAGACTACACCTTATATTCCAAATATTTGGTGTGAGGTTAATGGCCCAAAAGCAACTTATGACGGAGAAACTAAATGACTGAACAACCTGAAATTCTAAAAGACTACTCAATCACCGAGTTTCTTGATAAAAAAACCTGGAAAATTAAGTATCAAGTAATCAAACAACCAATTGAAGAAAATCTTGATTTTGAGCAACCAATCTTTGATGATTGGAATGAAGCATTGTCGTGTATTCTTAAGTTGAGAGAGTATCCAAAATTTTATGCTACTGTTGATGGAAAATGGACGGAGGTTGCGAACGTATGAAATACTATGCGTATGTTTCTCCTTCTCCGATGGGATTAGACATTACAAGAACTTTAAGTGAAGAGCAGATTTTAGTTGAGTATGCACCTTTTTGGTTTGAAGAGATGCATAGAAAGTTTGGAAAGGAATATGTGGATAAACACTACACAAAGGATGATTGCATTATGGACTGGGTTGTGATAAATTGGGCGTGGGAAGTAGAAAAAGATTGGTTGAAGAATGACTAACCTAGTATGCCCTGAATGTAAAGGTGAAATTGGATTGGGTATTGCAATTAATCCAGAAACAGAGTATGGTGCTAGATATATGTTATCTGCTCCTTTAGTGAATTCTGAAACTATGATTATGATTGATGTTTACAAATGTAAAAATTGCGGGTATTCTTGTGATGACGAATACAATCTAATGGGGGTTGAAGAATGACTGATTATATTTCCTGCTATAATGAAAAGAAAGAACTGGAACACTTTGCTGTTCCAGAACCCGTCTATGTGTATATTCGTCAGTTGGAACACGAAATCACTTACAAATACGGTGGTGTTCAAAAACTTTATCCTTTTAGATTTGATGATGAAAATGGCTGATATTTTACTATTAGAAGGACCTGATGGAAACAGATATAAAGGCACCCAGATTTCTGAAGAGATGTGGAATGTTAAACCATATTTAAATCGCATACCGTCCGAATGGTGGAAAAGTCAATATTTTAGGATGTTTTATATGGATAGAACATATACTACTACAGAAATGAAAGAAACTTTTTCTATTTTAGCAGCATCTGAAACATACATTGAACCTCGCCCTGAACTTGTTACTCATTGGGACTGAAAAATGAAGAAACCAGAATTTCCTAAAGCACAATTAATACGAGAAGATTTCTTACCAGAACAAGACACAATGAATAATTATCGCATTAAAAAAGTCACCAAAGGAGACGGAAAAGTTTGGTATCATCCCCAAAAGAAATTCCTGTGGTTTTTCTGGGTAGACATTTCCAACATGGATTCCTTTTCAAACAAACACTGGGCAAATGATATTATTATTGAGGATTTCCAAAAATCTCAAAAAGATAAAATTGAATATATTGAACCAGACACTTCACAAACTGTCCCTTCAGACCCCAACCCACCCCCAAAGGTGCTATAATACTCGCATAAGCAACCAAACCAATGGAAACTGAAATCATTAACGGACATAAAGTAATTTTCCGTCACCTTTTTCCCAGAGAAGAACTTAAAGTTGGAACTCGTTGGGTTCCTTCTGATGGTGCTAATCGTGTCGTAACGATTGATGAGATTAAAATCTATCCAGCATCAGACCATGAAGATGAGCACTGGTATGAGATTTATTATTCGTGGGAACTAAGAGGTGAGAAATATTCTCATCATAAAGACCACTTTAGTTTTCAATGTAAATACTGTATGATTTGTGAGGAAACCAAATGACCCTTGTAGCAATCTTTCATTCCCATTATAATCATCTTCCCACAGTAATGGAAGTATCCACTTATGGAAAATTTATTGATTGTTGCGGAATAGTAGCAACTGACTGGGCGCATCTTATGAATAAAGAAAGTGGAGAAATTCTACAAACATGGAGAAAAGACTCTCTTATTGTTTCTCAACCAACCCGAAAAGGAACACCCTATGAACAACCTATCAACCGACTAAACAGACCATAATGAAATATTACACGATTGACCAATTTGTAAACTACTTCGCAGACAACGGAAACGAAGAAACTTTGTGGGATATGATTGATAACTATAAAGAATGGAAAAGAGAAGGGCAGATTGGAGATTGTCTTTTGAGGTCAAACGCACAGGCATTCTGTTCTAATCTTAAAATTCCTATGCATCTTCACACAGAGTATATGGAACATATTGTTATGAGCATTTACGAACACTTTGCACTTAAGTATAAGGAACTAAAAAATGATTGAAATTCAAAAAAACTATAAATTGTCTTTGACTGAAGAGCAATTGAGGCAACTCTACAACCTTTTATTGAGACTAAACAATAGTGGAGATATAAAGTATGACCACGAACTTATCCCCGTATTACAAGAACTCCGAAAACTCTTTCCTGGAGCAACTCAATCAGTACCTAAAGAAAACGATTTACCATATTTTGTAGGAAACTGAAATGACTAACCCTTTAGACGATAAGATAGAAGCAAAAGAGAATGCCTTTGCTGCATTAGAACGTCTTTATGATGAGAATGTGGAATGTCTGCACCGTTTGGCAATGGAAGAACCTCCAATCACAGCAGAACAACTTCAAGAACTTTATAGTGATGTGGATTTACAACAACTCATTTGGGATAGCATTGTAAATGAGGGTAAAGAAAAGTTAGATAAAGACTTTGAGAAAATTCTTTATGATAATCTTTGGGACTTATATGATGATAGTGCGAATTCCATCATAATGCACCCAGACATTGCTAAACTAATTGAAGACTACAAAAATCAAAATGCCGCTCAAAAATTCTTACAGAAAATTAAGTGGGGTTTTGATGATTGTCGTGATAACTTTAGAAACTGGCGAGGGCATATGAGAGGTGAAGAATGGGACTTCTGGGAGATTTTGAATGGCGAGGCAACTGGTTATGAATAACCGGAGTTGGGAACCCCAAACAGCAAAAGAAATACTTGATAATATAAGAAAAGAAATAGAACGGCGGTCAAAGTTAAGAATGCACCACACACTAAAAACAGAAACCAAACACAAAGGATTTAAGAATGACTAATAGACCAGAATACATTCGCTGCATTCAACATACACACGCCGACCGTAAGAAAACATCGTGGTGTGGTAAATCAATTTATTCTTTTGATTGGGTTTTCCAAGATATAGACCATGCGATTTATGCTACAATGAGTGAAGCACGACAAGTTCCGTGCCCCGAGTGTATCGCAGCAATTCGTGAGGTATTAAAATGAAAATCAAAGACCTGATAGAAAAATTAAAAGAATTTCCAGAAGATATGGACGTGGTTAGAGATATTGGTGGAATGCATTATGATAGAGAAATAGAAAAAGATGTGAGGTGAGGAGACACTCTTTGAACCGTCACAAGGGAACCCCACAACCGTCCATAATGCCTTATAATACACACACACAAGGAGAACTCTGATGACTACTGTTCAACTTTACTGGTCCAATTTTTATGAATTGATGGAAAAACTGAATATGGAAGATGATTACGAACAGTTTGAAGAACTCTTGATGAAGATGTTTGAAGAGCAATTCTCCACTAAATTTGAAATTGATTGGTTGGATTGATGAAGACCCCCTTATGACCACTGAAGAAACTGAAATGACTGAAATCACAAAAGAACTAGTGGAGGTTCTTCAACATATACGACGAGTTATAGATGACGGTAATGGAAACCTCGTTTATTTTGGTGACGCAACAAAGGTTCGCATTGATGCAATTCTTGAACGATATGAAGAATCTTGTAGGAACCCAGAACCCGTAATCAACAGAGTAGAGATAATCACTCACGATGAAGGCAGAGTGTATGTCAACTGGGAGAAAGACAATAAAATCACCACATCCCTACAAGACGAGGGGAGAACGCTCAAGGTATTTGTCAATACAAACACAAACACGGAGGAACCAGACATTATTGAGATTAATGGTGTAAAGTATCAAAGAGTAGAAGAACCCAAACCACGGACACTTAATAGTAATCTTCTCACAAAAACACAAGTGCCTCGCCGGGGATGTGAGAAGATTTGCAAGATTGTAGAAGAATGGATTTCACAGTATTCTTGTGATTGGGTGGTTTGTAATGAATATTTGGATGGATATACCGATGCTCTTAATCATCTGAAGGAGAATTTGAAATGACTATCAATCTCAAAGACTACGCAAACAAACCTGTAACAGTATTTTTCCGTAATTTTTTGATGTTTACGGGTACTCTATCCTCCGCTGAAGAATATTGTTTTTATCCCTATTCTATTGATGGTAGGAACTACTCTAATGAAGGGAAAGTCGTTATTGGTAAGGAACATTCATACGATATTGTATACATTGTACTTGCAGATGAAGACCCAGAACCCGTAATCAACAGAGTAGAGATAATCACTCACGATGAAGGCAGAGTGTATGTGAATTGGGAGAAAGATAATCGTATCACCACTTCACTACAAGATGAAGGAAAAACTCTCAAGGTATTCGTAAACACTACAGAGGAACCTGAAATGACTATTACCAAACCAGAGTTTTATGATAATCTGACCCCAGGTGATAAAACTTGCTACAATGTTGCAGAGAAAGAAGTATCAAAGCAGTGGGCAACAGCACTCTCAAAGTTCATTGATGAACTTGGAGGTGATAGTCCTGCTCTTTGGGAATGGAAAGGCATTACTCCAACCCCAGAGAAAGTTGTAGATTGTCTCCAAGAACTGTTTGATTTTCATATGCAAATTGCTGCTGATGGGGAACTGGAATCGTGTTGTGTTGTTGTGGAATTGAATGAAGAATGCGTATCTGGGAATGTTCTTCGTGCTATTCGTCGCCCAAAACCAACTCTCAAATCACAGGCATTGAAAGATTTTGAGACTGTGAGGAAACATAGTGATTTGCTTCCTGAAATTCTTGATACTATTGAGAATGCTCTGAAGAGTATTCCTGAATGAGGTAAACTGAAATGACAATTGAAATTGAAAAAACTTATAAAATCACATTCACCTCGGAACAACTACACGAGTTGTATATGCATCTTCAACATCGTGAAAGTGAAATGCGAGGGACTTTGCTAGGTGTTGTCTATAAGGACATTAAAGACCTTGTTCTTGAGGAGAAACAATAAAATGAGTAGCAAAAAACACCAAAATGCAGTAAAAGTAAAACGAGACCGTGAACTTTATTTCAATGAAGAATACCGTGTTCGTTTCGTAACAGGTAAGGAAATTTTTGTGTATGTTAAGGTTGAACACGGTGTTAATGAAAAGTGCAATCATCAAGAAGCAGAGGACATTGCCAAAAAGCAATATCCAGGTCTTGATGTAATTAGAGTTGATTATTGTTAAAATGGGGAGGGGAAGAACTAAAATGACTAACCTTAATTATGAAGATATGACTGAAATTGCAGAACAAAGAGAAAATGAGAATAGTTTCTTTAACTTTGAAGATTGGATTTGGTGGAATGAGTTCAATGTAATGTGTAGACTTGCAGCAACATCAACATCAACATCAACTAGCAAATTAAAGGAACTTGCAACTTCAGAATTTCCTACTGTTCGTGCATTTGTAAAAAGAAATCTACATTCTTCAGAAGATGTGCTATTATTGTTGTGCGCCTATGAAAAGTTTGGGAAATTAACAAAATGACTAAAGAAGAAATTCTATCACTTTCCCAACGAGAACAAGAGATACTAGCAATACGTGATACCTCTTCGGACGTTCTTGATGCTCTTTCATATTCCCCTTATATGGATGTAAAAAGATTTCTTACAAGTAATAAACACACCTCAAAAGAAACCCTATGGAAACTTTATAATCTTGGGAATTGTAATTCTGATGATTTTTTGATACGTTCAAGGATTTTTATACATCCAAATGCTCCAGAAGAACTGTTAATACAGTGGAATGCAGAGAAATGGTATCTTAAAAAACCATATCTGAAACTGGCGTAGATTGATTATGGACTTCATTACTAACTCACATCTTGTTGATATAATAAACAAAAAGTATCCAGAATACTTCCCCTGTTATATTGGGTTTATTTCTGGAAAATTGTCTCTTTATCTAGAGTATGGTTCAGATATTCCAGAAGAAGCATATTTGTTTGTTAAAGCATATGAAAAATTTGAACACCTTATATTAAAATGACGCAAACTGAACTCACTCTAGATGAATGGTGGACTTATGCAAAACACGAAAGTTTTGATGTAAGATGTAGTACCGTAAGATCCCCCATTGATAGTATACCAATTGAAATTCTTGAATATCTTGCGAATGATGAACATTGGTATATTCGTATGGGTGTTGCTTATAATCCTAATACACCACCAGAAACTCTAGAACTTCTTGCAACTGATGAGGATTTTAATGTTCGCTGGCGGGTTGCTAAAAATCCCAATACACCACCAGAAACTCTAGAACTTCTTGCAACTGATGAGGATTCTAGTGTTCGCTGGGGGGTTGCTAAAAATCCCAATACACCACCAGAAACTCTAGAACTTCTTGCAACTGATGAGGATTCTAGTGTTCGCTGTGGGGTTGCTTATAATCCTAATACACCACCAGAAACTCTAGAACTTCTTGCAACTGATGAGGATTTTAATGTTCGCTATTGGGTTGCTGAACATCCAAATGCAACCGAAGAAATTTGCTTAATGGTTATGGCATATGAGAAATACGGACACTTGGTGAACTGTCACAATAGCAGCACCTGACCTTCTCATACCCTGTTATACTATGTTCATACACACGGAGAACCACAATGCCTTCCCAAACTCTTGAAAAACCCACAGTCGTAGAAAATCAAACTACACCCAAACACGCACCAAAGTATCGTGTGCTGCTTCATAATGATGATGGAGTTTCTGCGGAACTGGTGTGTATGAGTTTGATGGAAGTCTGCCAGTTATCTCAAACTAGTGCAGTAGAAGTTATGCTGACTGCCCATACTACTGGAATTGGTCTAATTAAGATTTGTGATGTGGAGATGGCAGAGTTTTATGTTGATGGTCTGAAATCTAAAGGTGTTCCTTCGTCAATGGAACCGGAAGAATGAGTACATTTAATATTATTGTAAGAGACGAAAATGGTTATCGTTGGGTTCTGAATAATTATAAAGATAATCTACCTCGGTATTGTTCTGATTTGTATGGCACAGAAGAACAAATTATCTTCTCCAAAGCACTAGAAAAGTACCAGCACCTTATAATTTTATAGGAGTAAATATGCATAATTTCGATTGGGTGGCATTATCTGACGAGCATTTATATGACTCAATAAAATGTATAAGAGAACACTACGGAAACAGTGTTCGCGTTGTTTTTAAACCTGCGGTAGGGGTTACTTCCTTAACAGAAGATGAAATTATTTTCTCCAGAGCATTAGCAAAGTTTCATCATCTTATAATTTTGGAGGATTGATTAATGACTAATTCAGAGAAAATCACTACTAAATATCGTATTGATTATTATTACAAAAATGATTTAGAGCGTAGGTGGCAGTATCAGAAAACTATGCCAATGGCAATCGCTGTTGCAAATTTATTGATTATGACAGGTGATTATACGATTATGAGCATTACTACCGAGGATAAGATTGATGACTAAAGAAGAAGAATTCCCCTTTGATCAATTCCCTTGGAAACTCACACATAAGGAAGGCAAAGATGGTAAAGAAATTCGTAAGTGCTATTTTCAAAATGAAGAACATATGAATAAACACATTGCACGATACAATCTCAAAAAGAAAGATATCAAAATTGGATATAAGTATGGTTGACTTTAGAAAAATTATAGGTCGATCTAGTTCAGAGTTTCCTGCACTAGATCCAACAACACCTTATTACGAATTTCTATCGTACTGTGAATGTTGTAGAAGTTTAGATAGACCAATAAAAATTGGAAGTTTTATTAGATATCAAAACTATTTGAGAGAAATTGGGGTAATTAATGATTGACAATATTCATCCAATGACTTATAATTAAAAAGTTACATTCTTAAAAAATAACATGGTTTACGAAAATCTTTCCGAATTTGAGAGATGCCTTGCGCGTTTCGGTGATAAAGTGGGTCTTATTGCTGCGATGGAAGTATCTGATAAGATTACTCCAGAACAAGCATATCAGATGATTAAAGAACAATATAAAGAACTAAAGGCACTTCGCAAACTTGAAAAACAAACATGGGAGGAATAATGGAAGATAGTTTGAAGGTTACAGAAAGTTCTAACGGTGGACTGGTGGTGGAGTGGCATCCTGACGATCCAAGATACAAATTCCTGGGTGGGTTGACAGAGGAACAGGTTAATGCTATCATACAGGAGTCAATTTTAAGAGCAATTGAGGAAAAGGATGACTGATTACAAGAAATACTCTCTTGAACAACTTGAGAACTTTCTGCACGATGCTATGAATACTGAGGCTACAGCAGAAGAAATCTATGATGTGATTAGAGGTGTTGTTGAGGAAAATTATCTGGTTTATACTAAATCAGCAAATCAGGCAAAAGATCTTCTTGATCTTTTACGTGGTCGATGATTGGAATCAACTTACCGACTTTGGTAAATAATATACATATTGTCAGTATTTCAAAACACATGTCTTTACCCAAAACAAGTACAGAAAACCTCACAGAAGAAGAACGAAATGAATTGTTTGCTCTAAAGTGTGCAATTAATTACAATCCACATTCAGTTTCACCAGAAAAAATGGAAAAGTTTACTGAACTTTTTGTAAGATCTATTGAAGGGAAAGGTGATTCTCTATCAGTATGTACTGAACTCAATAATTGCTAAAATAAATATTACACTCATTTATAATCTATTTTATGAGCAACATCGACCAACACATTCAAAATGACATTCGGATTTTGAATGACCCAAGAACATCCTCACAATCAAGACGCCATATAGAAGAAGAATTGAAAGCATTGGAATTATATAAAGCAAATCATCCACAAGATTCTCATGATCCAACTTCTCTAGAATTATATTGTGAAATGAATCCTGCGGCGCGTGAATGTAGAGTTTATGAAGACTGAGGACAGTTTTTGAACTACCAAAAACAGAATTATAATATTGCACTAGTTATTTTTACATGTAAATTATGACATCCACTGACAAACTCATTTTTATCTCTTCCTTTTTTATTTTTATGAATTGGGGATATCGAGTTATCTATTCTACTTTGAGCCATTTTCTATGAGTTGTATTATACATTCTGGATATGGTTATAGTAAAAAAGTCTGTGAAGATGTTACTACTTGGTTTTTAAATAAGTTCCTACCACGACACAAAATACATGTTGAGATACTTCATCGTGGTTTGAAACGTGAATTTGCATATGGTTATTGTGGCTATACTGGACAATCTTATCGTCCTCGTGAGTTTCTGATTGAACTTGATACTCATATGAATCGAGAAATGTACATAAAGACTTTGTTGCACGAAATGGTGCATTTGCGTCAATGGGTGACTGGTAGTCTTCGTGCAAAACATGGAAAAATGTATTATGATTCCACTAGTGTAGAAGAACTTGAGTATGAGAATCGTCCTCATGAAATTGAAGCACGAGAACAAGAATTCAAATTATATCTGGAATACTTAGATTACAAAACCGCTGTGACAAAATCAGAAGTGGCACACTCATTTCCAAATCGCTTAATGGGGGAAATATAATTAAAATGTCCAATGAATCACAAATGACGGAAACTGAAGTGAATTTGAACGTACACGAAATCGGTATCATTCTTTCTGCATTGCAAAATTTGAGTGCAAGTGATGAAAAATTCATTGCCAAAGATTACGGAAGTTCTCCGGCACTGTATAACAAATTGTATTCAGTCTATGAACAAATGGATAGGGCACACACTGAATTGCGTTATGATTTCACTCCATCGTTTTGAATTATGAACTTTACACCTGAACAACTAAAGATCATTTACAATGCCGTAAGGTATCATCAAATCAATTCCGTACCAGTCAATAGTAAACACTACTCGGAATGTGATCAGATTCTGAATGCAATGTTTAAGTATGTTAAGTTAAATTATGTGGAACCTGCATATGAGGTTCAGTCTACTCCCCCCACTAATGAATTTGGAGTTAATGTATGAATAACGAAGATCTTAAATCACTCATCAAGGCAGTTGGAGATTTTATGGAACATTATGAAGTCGAAGAACTTTACTATGAAGGTCGTAAGGTTTGCGAGAATCATCGCGCCGAAGCACAGAAGATTCAAGCAAATTATATTGAAAAGGAAGCGAGTCGCCTGGAAATTACCTGTGATTATTATATTGCAGAGTTCATGTGACTTAATCAACAGTTGACAAATCTAACACAATCACCTAAAATAATGGAGTAATTAAAAGGAATAAATGGCACAAAAGTATTTGTATATCGTAGAACATTTTCTGCCATTTCCAATTTCAGAATGTTCTGGATTGTGGAATGTAATTGCAAAGGATGATAATGAATGTTTTGAATTGATTGTAAAAGAAGATAATGAATTTAATACTGGATATTACGTTAAACTTCGTGAAAATATTATTACATCACAAAAATTTGCCTTAAAGGATGAATACGAAAGTTCAGTTATTGAAGCATTTCTGACCTGATGATTTCCGAATTTCCTCATAAGGCTCCAAAAAATTATAGTTATGAATATGAGCAATTCAATGCTCGCACTATTCGGATTATTCTTCTTTGTCATTTGAAATTTGATTATAATCTTGGTGCCAGTACCTCCACAACATGGGGGTTTTTTAATTCAAAGAAAAAAATATATTATGCTCCAATCAATATGAAGACAATTGGCAAGGAAGTAAATATAAAAAATACAACTCCATATTCCGCAATGCAAATTGAAGCATCGCCACTTGAAAGAGCATTTTTATGACTTCTTTTTATAGTGGTTTAGGGGTTCGATACAAAAATAATGAGGGATTTGTTGATTTTATATGTGAAAACTACATTACTGTTTGTATAAACAAACTTGAACATAAATCTAAAGATGTATGTCTACTAGTGTATCGAAATGAATGGAAAGATGTACAATTGATAAAGGAATCTGAAAAATGAAGTATCAAGTGATTTATCTGAAACCGAAAAAGAAAAACTATTCAAAACAAGTGGCAACCTTTCTTTCAATAGACGATGCCGGATTTTGGGAACAGATCGTAAGAAATCAAGGATGCAAAGAGATTGAGATTGTGCCAATTCTTTAAGTGGCACAAGAGAAGTAGAAATCCCCCCATAATCGTTCATACTGATCCCAAGCGGAACAAATCCGCACTATCCCCCGAAATTCAAATTATGATTACTGCAACTCGCCACCCTTTCACCATCGCTCGCACGTTCACTAAAGAAGAATCTTCTGCAGTGAGTATGGTTGAATTGCTTCCTTCTGCTGATGGAAATGACTCCTATGACGTTCTGATTTCCTATCAGAGTTCTGATAAGGTCTACCGCTTTGAGGTTGAGGACGACTCGACCGCTGAACTGTGGTATGGCATCATGAGTGATCCTGAAGTCTGTTCTGTGACCTCCTGGGGCAGTCTGGTGAACCGTGCTCGTGCCCATGGTGACATTGTGGATGTTGATGCCTGATGCCTAGCAACCGGCACATAGTTTCTTATGAGATTGTGTGCCGGTTATCATACTATTGAGGTACTTACAAAATGAATCAAGAAGACATCATTGTAACTCTTACTACAACCGAACACGAACTTCTGAATGAAGCACTACTGCAACTTCAAAATTGTTTTGATGTAGTTTATAGTTATACCGAATCTTACAATTTTGAGATGCGTGATAAAATGACTGAAATTGCTCTTCTCCGCACCAAATTTCAAGAACTTTGGGTGGATCGGTTTGATGATGAGGAAGTTCAAGTATGACTATTGATACTCACACACAAGTTCTTCAAAAATCTGCTGGAAAAGCATCAGATGTTCTTGGGGTAATTGAATGGTATGATGATGTAAAGTTTCTTCAAATCTTTATGACACTTCACTCAAATTGTGGCGGTGATAAAATTTTAATGAGGCATTGGATGCAAACTCCAAATACTCATCTTGAATCTAAAGTCCCCGCAAACTTGATTACCACCGAACAAGGCATTCAAGATGTTCTAGACTATGCTCTTTATTTTACTCACTGAATTATGATGTACTAATTGAGAAGATGAAAAAACTTAATCTTGATTTTATTGGTGAAATCTATTCTAGCCCTGCTGGAAGATGTTGTTGGGGTGGAAGTGCAATCACTTTCTATGGAAAATTTAAAGATGGAAATTACAAGTACAAATCTGAAAAATATACTAGAGAAAATTTAATTGAAGCAGTGGACTCAAAAACAAAACCATCAAATGAATATGATAGGTGTACTGCTACTCAAGTTATTCCTGAAAGATATTTGTATATTGAAGACACTTTATGAACTGGCACATTGTCTCTTGAGTCTCGGTGTACCTGATGCTATTATGACTTCGTAACCCCAAAGATACCTTATGTTCAATCAACTCACTCTTTATACTCACATTGACCGTATGAATAAAGAATGCGAAAAATGTGGTAAAGGGTCTTATAAAGAAACCAGTATTCACGATGACTGGGATGGAGTTCTTCACTGTAGTAAATGTAATCACGAAGTTAAAAGGTATAAGGAGGTTTGGAATGAGTATTGAAGTATCTCTTAAACTCGCAAAGTTTCTTTCACAAGAAGTTTGCAAAGACCTAGACTACGATGAAATCTACAAACTTGCCGAAGAAGCAATGTCTCGTAGGTTTATGAGAAAGTATAATGTGAAGTCTCTCTGTGAAGAATATGGTGAGAGGTATGACTATGTTTTCCTTGATAACGACATTGACCCTGCACTATGATTAATCAATCATTCAAAGTTCTGGATATTTGTATTGGAGTATCCTCCAAGTTTCTGATTGATGAAAACAGCAAATGGATTACTGAAATAGGGGGTAATGATTCTTGCGTGTTGCAAACTCTTGAGATTAGTCAAGATGATGCAAACATTGCATATGATTACTTCAGTTCTCACTGGCAGGATTATGATGTGACGCTTCTTGAACCGGCACAGAATACCTCCTCCTCTTCCTGAATTATTGTTATACTGACTTGAGCGCACAAAAACCACGAACTCTTGTGAACACCATGACTGAAATTAAATCCTGCATTTCCTGTGCCCATTATGAAGATCATAATGGATACCCCTATTGTTCTAAGTTCACATTTAAGACAATTGATTATGTGGAGGGCAGAGAATTTATTAATTTTCACAATTGCATAGATTTAAGAAAATTTGAAGGAAAGTGTGGGCCTGATGCGATTGGATGGGAATTGGCACCACCTGAAAAGAAAATGTCTATGATGGATGTGATTTTGGATTTTCTGAAATTCCTGTCCCCTTTCTGAACTGGCACACTGACCTCCCAGACGCTTCTAAATTCACGTTATACTACATTCGTACCACACAAAGGAGAAATCTCATGGGTCTTGACATGTATCTTTATGCTTCAAAGTTTTTATGTAGTAAGTATAATGGTGAAGATGAAACCAAAACTTTCAACACAATTACAACGCTCATGAATGCAGAAGATTTTGTGAATGAAGATGATCTTCGTTTTGCAAAAGTTGAAGTCCAAGTTGCATACTGGCGTAAGGCAAATGCAGTTCACAAGTTCTTTGTAGATCTTGCTGGTGGTGAAGATAATCAGCAAGAAATTTATGTTGAGCGAGGCAACACCATTCTTGAGAGCAAAGATGTAGAGAAAGCAAAGGAACTTCTTCCTGCTCAGGGTGGGTTCTTCTTCGGTTCTACTGAGTACGATGAATGGTATTTTAAAGGCCTGGAGAATACTCAGGAGGTTTTGACAAAGATCATCAAAGATGCACCTGAAGATTGGGAGTTCTACTATTGTGCCAGTTGGTGATCTGGCACAACTCACACTCCAAATTCGCCTCAACTGTCCTATAATCACAAGATATTCAACAAACACATGAAATTTTCTGATCTCAATTTTCAACCTCATCCATCCTGGTCCGATGGAGTCCAGGCAAGGCACTTCTTCAATAATGGATATGGAATTAGCGTGATTCGATCCCAGTACTCCTATGGTGGTTCTAAAGGCCTTTATGAGGCCGCGGTTCTCAAAGGAGAAAAAGGAAATTACACTCTTTACTATGAGAGCGAAATCACCGACGATGTTCTTGGATTTCAAAGCGAAGAACAGATTGAATCCGTTCTATCGGAAATTGAAAAACTTTGAGTCTCATGTCAGAACGAGCACAAAAAATCATGGATTCTATTTGGGAATCCCGTAACCATGGTGGTGCAGACACCGAGAATAAACTCATTTCTTCTGCACTTCGTATTGTATCTGAGAGCATTGTACATTATAATGCTCAAAATGATTTGGTTGTTCTGGATAAAAATGATCTTATGAATCTTGCATCCGAAATTGAATCGTTAGAATAAAGAAGACACCTGACGAACTGGCACAAGACTCTTGACTTTGCCACCAATACCCCTTATACTATACGAGTAAACATCAAAGGACATGACACAAGAACTTCAAGTTGGTGATATTGTCACCAAACTATACGGCAAGAAGCCTGCCAAGATTACTTACAGATATTCTGGTGGTTATAATGGAGGAAATTACAGTTGTAGATATCTACATTCTGATCAAACATTCTCTGCTTATGGAAACGAACTAAAAATTTACGAAGGAGAAACTGACGAAATGGCAACCGAAACTAAAACTCTTTATTCTTTTACTGTTGATGGTAAGACCGCTTATGGTACTCATATCGGCACCAACAGTTCTAACCAATACTTGATTGAAGAAAAGGGTACTGGAACAATTCATGTTTTTGATAAGAAAGACTTGGAAGAAGTTCTACCTTATACCTTCAGTGCGAAGATGGGCACTAGTGAAAATCATTATGTTGGAACTCCTGGTGCCGTGAACAAAGGTGATATTCTACTCTATACTGGTTCTTCCTCCCCTCAGATCGCTGTGGTGACTGGTGTGGATACCAAGAACAAGAGTGCTCGTTCCAAGTTCAAAGGCGCCAAAGTGTTGACCGAGGCAATCTGACAACTGGCACAGGGGCACTTCACAGATGCCCTCTGATGCCTTATAATAATCAAGTAAACAACGAAACCTCAATGTCTAGCAAATCTTCTTCCACAACCATCTCTTCTGGTATGGGATTCTCTGGTTGGTTGACTATTCTGTTTATCGGACTCAAACTGACTGGTCATATTACCTGGCCTTGGGTATGGGTATTGTCTCCTCTTTGGATTAGTATTCTGATTGCACTTTTCATTCTTGCTATTGTCGTAGTTATTGCCATTGTCGCTGATGTTTGGAAATGAACAAAGGATTTACTCTCATTGAACTTTTGATTTGTTGTGCTATTGGGGGCATTCTTGTTTCCGTCGCTTTTAATGTAATCAATGGAAACTCCGTTCTTCCTTCAAAGCAATCTTGTCTCTCACAAGGAGGCAAATGGACTGAAGGTTATGAACGTGGACATATGACTCAACTCTGCACTTACAATTAAATATGATAGTAAGAATTCTAGGTGTTACTATTGGAGTAGCATCTATTCTCTACATTCTTCTTTTGAGAGGACTTCCAGTGTTGTTCTTTCTTAAGATGATTCCTCTCGCTTTTCTACTCTTTGTTGCGATTGCGTTTATATACGCAGGCGTAACTTCTGATTGATTGTTCCTTATCCCCCCCCTTTTAATTATGTCTCTCGCAAAAGTCGGTATCGGTGTTGGTGTTGGTGCTCTTGCTCTTGTGCTTACGGCAGGACAATTCACCACAATTAGCACTGGTGAAAATGGTCTATTCGTAGGTTTTGATGGTCAGGTAAAGAATGAAGTTCTTACTCCTGGAATTAAGTATGATGGCTTTGGTAGTATTAAAGTCTTCAATACTCGTAAGATTACGGTAACGGCAAATGACCTTCGCCCCAAGACTAAAGATAACACAATTATGAAGGAAATGGATGTTACTGTAACCTACAGTATCAATCCTACTTCTCTCTATGAGTTCTATACTGGTTATGATATGACCAATCACGCGATTAGTGATGGTAACCAAGTTCAACTTATGAGTAGTTACATTGCTCGCCTGATTACTTCTGCCGTCAATCAATCTGTAGACGAGTTCTCTGCACTTGCTGTGAACTCAAGTTTGGAGCAAATTCAGGACACGATTAAAACTAATCTTTCTGATGCTCTGAAGAAAAACGGTCTTGAAGGTAAGATTACCATTGATTCCATTATCGTTGGTAAGGCAGACCTTCCTGATGATTTAGTTGCTTCCGTAAATCGTGTGGTTGCCGCACAATCTGCGAATAAAGAACAACAAGTCAGGACGCAGACTGCACAGTTGAAAGCAGAAGAAAACAAGGCACTTGCTTCTACGGTATCTTCTCAATCACTTGAATATCAAAGGAACGAAATTCTCAAGGCTGCATTTGAGAACGGTTCTATTCAGAAAATTCTGATTGTGAACGGAACTCCTCTGCAATTCTTCCCAACTGATAAATGATGAAGTACCGTATTGTCTCACGCAACAGACTTCCTGATGGTGAACCTTGCTATTCTCTGTACTATTATGCTCAAATGAATGTACTTGGCACTTGGGTTGATTGTCATCTTAATCCTTTTGTTAATACATACGATTCCTATGATTTGGAATTGAAAGTAGTGGAAAAATGGGTGAACTTCCAATTCAAGAAAAAAGACCCACTTAAAGAAGAAGTAGTCAAGACTTACGACTGACACTTTCTGAACTGGCACACTACTCCTTCGGGGGTGGCGTGTTTCCTGCTATGATGCTACCATATACATACTAAAAATGATTGACCTTCAATGCTTTGCAGATACTGTTCCCGACAAGATTACTCGTAGTAGAGTTGTAAGAGAAATTAAGATTTTTAATCTTCCTTTTAAACCGGAAAGATTACTCAAAGTATATGCAGAACATGATGCTCTTCATTATTTGTCGGGTCATTATTTTACACTGACTGATGAAGAACATATTGCATATCTGGAAAAAATCTTCAATCGTGGTTTGTTGCCTTACGGAAAGAAATATAATCCCAACTTTCCAAGAGAATGTGAATATAATGGAATTACTGTAGAAAAGATAGATGAGGTTGCAGATATTCTTATGGGAATTTATGATGATTGTGTTGATAAATGGGACACTTTCTGAACTGGCACACTACATCACCTGATATGGGTTACTTCCTGCTAGAATGATCTCGTACACACAGTCACCCGATGAAAAAAAGAGTAAACATCAAAGAAATTCTTCAAAATCCAGAGCAACGTAAGGAGTTGATGGTTGGTGTAATTCAGTTTCTTCAAAATATTGAAGGAATTGATACTACTAAAGAACAAGCAGAATCTGCCTATGACAAAATTCGGGAGGAAAAACGAAATGTCTGAACTATCACCCGCCGCCCAAGCAGTGTTGGATGCCTACATCAATGCGCCATGCGGGAAACCACGTAGCGTTTGGGTAGCCGCCGCCCTCCGCGCTGCTGCGGATCAGCTGGTGCCGGAACAGAAACCGTGGCATCTCACCGGCATACCAGGCTCCACAAGACAAGATGTTCGCGCCGAACTCCTCGCCATCGCCGACGAACTGGAAGGTGCCAGTTAAGAAATTGGCACCTCATACTCCTTAATGAACTCGCCCTGATGCTACAATACTCTCATCACCACAAGGAAACTCAATGACCACGCTTCCGGATCAATTCAATGAAGTGCTTGAAATGATTGCTCAAAAACATTTTCCGGGGTTAGAAACCCTGGAAACTCGCAACAGTGACAGTTTAGACTTTCATGATGTTTCTGTCTGGGCAATTAAAAAAGCACTTACCGACGCATTCTGTGCTGGTGCAACTGTTGGATTTTCTCTTAACAACTGAAATGCCTGACGACCTTCAAGAATACGAAGACCTCCTTATGGAAAAACTCAAAAAGCGCAAGTCTTATCTAGGTCGTATTCCATCTCAAGACTTCTGGGATGAGGCATATGATTTGTTCTTAAGTATTGCAACACCAGAAGAACTGGAAGAGGACATCATCACCAGAGATACACTTCAAAAAATCACTATTCAACTTGGATGGAACTAAAATGAAAAACTACCGAATTAAAAAAGTAATTGAACCCGGTTGGCTTCCTTTTTATTACCCGCAAAGAAAAGTTTTAGGTTTGTTTTGGGTTGATATGTTTAGTTATAACCCTATCTATGTGGGATTTCTTTCTTATGAGGATGCAAACAAAGCTCTTCGTGATGCTATCGCCCCTAAAGTCGAATACCTTGATGTAAATTGTGAGGGTATCCAAAATGACTGAAAATGACGAATTGATAGAACTCTGCAAAGAACTTGTAGATGATTTAGATGCTTGGTTAGATTGTGACGGTCAACCTAGTTCATATTTACTTGAATTTACTTATTCGATTACCCTTGTAAAACGCGCCCGTAGTATTCTTAAAAACAATGCCTAACCATTCCGACGAACTCTCTTTGATTGAAGTTCACACCAGCATCAATGTAGTTGTTGCTGCATCAGATCATGCTGATGCAGAGCGAATTGTGAAAGAATCTTATGGCGACATTGTTGATAGTATGTTCCGTAATGATAAGAATGTAGTTCAAATTCACAGGCATAAGGATATTCAAGAACTCCCAGAAGATTCACCTTTGCGAAATTATCATCCTCACGGTGATGAATTGGGTGGACAATATACTTGTGAGTATTATACTACTGTAGAGTATAATAAACGGAAAGACGAAGAATGCGAAAGAAGCAATAAGATTCAGTCACTGATTGAATCTCTGGATGAAGAAGAGACTAGACTTCTTGAGGAGCATTTTCTAGGTAAACTAGGGGCAAGGCAATAAGAAAATAGGTAATCCTCCATCATTCACTCAAAATAATGTTTCATTATATTTCTGATTCATGAAATAAATAACTGAAAACAACTCAGTTCAGATGAAATCATATAAAGAGTTTATTACAGAATCACAAGAAGTTCTGGATAAGATTTCAAAAGCATACGGAAAAAAGCATCGAGGTGCAAATCTTGATGCTTCATATAATTCAAAAACTAATAGTATCAGAGTGAATCAAGTATGGTTACCACCACATCTGCAAGGTCAAGGAATTGGTGGAAGAATGTTTAAAGGACTGAGAAAATATGCGGATAGAACTGGAAGTACAATTACACTGAGTCAAGAACCTGACAAAGGAAAGAAAGCGGCACTCGCCAAGTTTTATAAAAATCAAGAATTTGTAGCAAATCGCGGAAAGTACAGAGACTTTAGTACTAGAGATACTCATATTAGGCATCCAAAAAAGAAATAAAGGACACCTGAACAACTGGCACACTCACCTTATCATAGTGAAGTCTGATGCCTTATGATAGGTAGGTCAACAAAAAAACAAATGACCACCAATCAATCTCTATCTCCTACCGCAAAAGCAGTCATGGACGCCTGGTGGAACTGCTCCCAAAGCAACCAGCACGGCATCGCCGCCGCCCTCCGCGCCGCTGCGGATCAGGTTCGGTTTCATAACCAACTTGGATTAAACGCTTACGGAGGACATGTTCAAGCGCAAAGTCAACTCCTCGCCATCGCCGCCGAGTTGGAGCAACAATGTCAAACCAAAAACTGCATACATTGAATTTGATTGCCCTATTGAAGACTTCTTTGAGGAATGGGAAGATGGTAATGATACAGAACCAATTCAGGAAGATTATGATAACTGGGCATTCGGAACTGCGATGGGTTGCTTTGAAAGATATAGATATGAACTTGACAATCACTTGAAATTCAAATGAAATACACTTTTCCTGCTATCTCTAAAATTGATGATGTTCTTCCTCACATTGAAGGTCGTGAGGAGTTTCGTGTCTTTGACAAGGAATGGTATTCCGTAGTCAATTACATGGTAAATCTTGAAGATACATTCCCTTCCGTGAGTGTTGCTGGTGGTTCTGCCAAGATGCGAGCTGCCCGTGCTCTTGAGAGTGCTGTTCGCCGTGAATGCCGTGGTCTGATCTTCGATCTGCAAGGCAATCTGATCTCTCGTCCTTATCATAAGTTCTTTAACATTGGTGAGAAACATGAGACTCATCTGAATAAGGTGAATCTTGATGAACCTCATGTGATTCTAGAGAAACTGGATGGATCTATGATTCGTCCGATTCCTCTTCCTGATGGTGGATTTCGTCTTGCTACCAAAGCAGGAGTGACTGATGTGGCAATGAATGCCGAAACCTTTATTGCCGACAAACCACAATATTCCACTTTCATCAAGAAATGGATTCAAAAAGGAACCACTCCTATTTTTGAATGGTGCTCTCGTATCAATCGTATTGTTGTGGACTATCCCGAAGACAATCTGATTCTGACTGCAATTCGTTACAATAATTCTGGACAGTATGTTGCTTATAAGTCTATGAAGATGTATGCAGAATCTTATAATATTCCTTTTGTGAAAGCAATTGCTAGTGATGGAACTGCAAACATTACTGATATTGTAGAGCACATTCGCAAGTGGGAAGATTCTGAAGGTGTAGTGATTCGCTTTGATAGTGGGTATATGTTGAAAATCAAGGCAGATGATTATGTTCTTCGTCATAGGTCAAAGGATGCCATCAGTCAGGAAAAGAACGTCATTGAGACGATTGTAGAAGATGCTGTGGACGACGTTGTGCCGTTGCTGACCCCAGAAGACGCAGATCGTCTCCGAGCGTTTCAAAAGGCATTCTGGATGGCAGTGGAGGACGTTGGAACGACCATTCACGATCAGTATGTTTCTTTGGATCAAGGTCAGGATCAGAAGGAGTTTGCTATTCTTGTTATGAAGGAAACTCCAAAACATCTGCAAAACTTTATGTTCGGTTTGCGTCGTAAAGTTCCCGTAAAGCATCTTCTGGTGGATCAGATTCGTAAGTCTGTGAGTACGCAAACAAAAGTTAATAGTGTCAAATGGATGTTTGGTAATCTGAACTGGAATGCCACCTGATCAACTGGCACAAGGGCATGATGACTTTTGATTCTGATGCCCTATAGTATTCACATACACACCAATCACATGGAACTGATTCTTCTTTGTGGCATTCCTACTTCCGGAAAGTCCACTTATGTCAAAACTCTACTTTCTCAACCATACTGGCAAAATGCAGTTGTTCTTTCTACGGACAATTACATTCAAAAAGTTGCGGAAGAGCAGGGTAAAACATATAATGAGGTCTTCCAAGATCATATTTCCGCAGCAACCGAGTTTATGTGGAAACAATTGAAGTTTGCAGTTCATGAGGGTCGTGATATTATCTGGGATCAAACGAATCTCACACCCAAGACCCGCAAGACTAAGACTTCCCGTGTTCCAAAACATTATCACAAGAAAGCAGTTTATTTTGAAATCACTCTGGAAGAAGCACTAGAACGGAATAGGCATCGTGAAGGAAAGATCATTCCTGAAAGTGTTTTGAAGTCCATGTACTATTCATTTCAGATTCCCAACAACACCGAAAACTTTGAAACCATTGAGCGAGGTAATTGATTATGATTAAAAGAAATGCGATTTGTTTCGATTTGGATGGAACTCTGTGTGATGTTCTTCATCGTCGTCACTTTGTTGCCAACAAACCGAAAAACTGGAGGGCATGGAATGAGGGCATGATGAATGATACGCCGAATGCTGCTGTGGAATTTGTATTCCGAGCACTAACTTACTACATTGATAAGGAAACTGACCTTATTTTTGTGTCTGGTAGGTCTAATGATTATCGTGAAAAAACTGAAGAATGGTTGGCAAAGCACTGTTTTGAATATCATTCTCTTCTTATGAGAAAGGAGCATGACAAACGTGATGATTCAATCGTCAAAGGTGAGATTGCAGATGAAATTGAAAAGACTCATAACATTCTAATGGTTTTCGATGATCGAAAGCGAGTGGTTGATATGTGGATCAATCGAGGCATCTGGGTCTTCGATGTGGGTCAGGGTAAAGGGAATTTTTAAAACATCCTAAAGGACACTTGACGAACTGGCACAAGACCCCTTCATGTGGTCGTTACTTCTTGTATAATACAAAGATAAACTTTATAATCTTATGAAACTTAAAATCACTGCATATAAAACTGAATATGGCATTTGGGCATTCGATCATGAACACCAGAATACAGTCGCAGAAGCATTATATAATGGTACTGAAACTGTGATTGATTGGTATTTTGAAGTATTGAATAACATTAAACCAGTATCGGGTGATAAGATCAATTTCTATCTCGATACTGATTCATTTGATCGTGCAATTACCGAAATCAAATTGATTGAGACTGATAAATCTGGTTCATATTATACAGATAAACTGAGTTCAATGAAACTGTGGTTGTGTCCATGGTTACAAGGATATTTTGGCAGTGTTCCGGAGATTATCTATGTTTATTGTGAAAAATATGAAGAACCTCTGATTGATCCTGAGTTTGAGTCCTTACTTGACGAACTTATTGATAAATAAAATAAAAAGGACAAAGATGAAGACATATTCTCAATTCATATGCGATCTTCAAGAAAGGTATTATGCCCCAGATGAGAAGTTGCCATCTGGAAAAACGCCATATGGAAAGTCTAGATCTTCATATTTTAGAAATAAGAGAAAATATAAAGATTCTTCAGAACACGAAGAAAGAATGAGACATTTGGGAAGAAGTCTAAAGCAAATTACAAGATCAAATGATAAGGTTAGACACGGTGCAGATAATCCTAACTTTAATTCAAGTTCTCATCCAGATGCAGAGGTTTTTACTGATAGAGATAAATTATTGAGAGTGCGTTCTAAGGGAATCAATTATCTTGTGAAAAATACCGGAAACAAAACGAAAGATGGTAAACCAGTTCATGATATAATGTGGTATAGTGCTGGTCGTGATAAATCTGATGATGCTAATAAAAAACAAATTGCAAGAGATGCAAAGAATGTCTGGGATACACATGTTCAACATCGTCTTCCTCATGGGTCAGTGCTAACTAATTATCCACTTTCTAATCCAACAGATGAAAATCCAGAAAAGAATACAAGGTCAAAATTGTATCAAAGAGCAGGTTTTGGTCCAGTAGGTCAATCAGGAGATCAATATGCAAGTGTAGGTAGAGAACCATCACCTAAGCAAAAGGCAAAAGGTAAGAAAAGATTAAAACCCATGTCCGGTGATACTAAAACTGGAATTGGTCCTGATTATGGTAATGAATGGGAAGATTGAAACCATTAGATCCTAGAAAGACAAAGGCAAATGTATATTGTAGAGATAATGAGGATGATTACGAAGATTGAGACCACTTGATCAACTGGCACAAGGTAGTCACTGATTCACCTTCTTGTGCCTTATAATGAACAAGTCAACCAAACGCAAACGATCTCTCATGAATCCTACTTTAGTTCATCCCGCCATTGCAGCAAATATGGGTTGGGATATTCAAGAAATGAATGACTCTGAAAAAGTTACACTTGTTCGTCGCCGTGTTGTCTATGAAGAACTGGTGATGAGTAAGAGTGAGTTTGATGCTATGAATGAAAAAGCATATGATGATGAAGAGTTTTGCCTATCAGAACTGGAAATGAAAGATATTGGATTTCCAGACTTTACCGATGAGCAGACTCAATACATTGCATTTCCTGGTGATGTAACTTCTTGTACTGATGATGCAATTGCGTTCTTGTATCAAAATCAAGAATGGATTGGTGGTTTTAGTTCTGAATATGTAAAAATTGCTTCTTGATCATGCCAGTATTCATACAGAAAGGTTGTTATTATTTTACACATTAAGGAGACAAAACTAATGAATCAAACTGACTATCCCGAATTTATTCCCTTTCCCAAAATTCCCCGTCTTCATAAAGAATGCGTGGTCACTGAAAAGATTGACGGAACTAATGGTCTTATCTACATCACTGATGATGGAGATATGTTTATTGGAAGTCGTAATCGTTGGTTGAGTGCAGAATCTGACAATTTTGGATTTCATCGCTGGGCATCTGAAAATAAGAGCGAATTGATGAAACTTGGTGCTGGTCATCATCACGGAGAATGGTGGGGTTCTGGTATTCAACGAGGTTATAATCTTCCAAAGGGCGAGAAACGATTCTCACTGTTTAATGTAAGTATCTGGAATGAAGAAAATCTTCCTGCTTGTTGCCATGTTGTTCCGACTCTTTATACTGGAGAGTTTAGTACAAATGCACTTGATGATGTAATGGAACATCTTTGGTTTTATGGATCTGTCGTCTCTCCTAATTTTTATAATCCTGAAGGTGTAATGATTTTCCATTCTGCTGCAAATCATTATTTCAAGGCACCATTTGATAAAAATCATAAGAGTTGAGGACACTTTAACAACTGGCACGGGGACACTCATAAAGTCCCTGTGATTCCTTATGATACATTCTTAGACAAAGAAACCTGATGGATACTATCACTCTTCAATCAATCACAATTACCTTTACTCATACCTCTAAGTTTTCTGTTGAAGATTATCTTGAATGGTGTGTGGATACTGAGAATATTCCATCTCAAAAAGGTTATAAAAGGTATGTAATTGAAGCATTTGAAGATGACCTGAGAGATAACATTGATACTGATAATATGTCGTTCAAATACGGCAAAGAAAAAAAATATCAATATGAAAAGTTTGAAAATGATAGAATTCAAATTCCGGTTGACTATAGTAACTATGTAAGTGATTTGACCGAAGAGGAACTTCAGGAGTTTCATAAACTTGTTGAAATGGATAAATTTAATATCAATCCAATATTCACAAAAGATGATATTGTCATTATGAATAGTATTGAAAATCCTTCTCTTGATTATGGAGTAAAACTTAATAAAGAAACTGGTGAAATTCTTTATATCAACAAATCCATTTATGCACATCATCTTTATCAATACTTGAGGACACTTTAACAACTGGCACAGGGACACTCATAAAGTCCCTGTGATTCCTTATAATACATTCGTACACAACGGAGACTGAAAGTGTTTCAATTCGCAGAAGTGGGTGGAGCAGTTCGAGATTCTTTTCTCGGTGTAAAATCCAAGGATGTTGATTTCGTTGCAATTCCACGTTCTCTAGAGTTTCATCGAGATGCCAATGATGCCTTTAAAAATCTTGTAGCACATCTAAAATGGTGTGGTTTCAAAGTATTTTTGGAAACTCCTGAATTCTTCACTGTTCGGGCACAGGTTCCTGATGGGCATCCTCTGAAGCATCGCACAAACGTTGCTGACTTCGTACTTGCCCGCAAGGACGGTCCTAGCAGCGACGGCAGGCGGCCTGATTTTGTACTGGCCGGTACTCTCATGGACGATCTGGAGCGCCGGGATTTCACCGTCAATGCAATGGCAAGGTTGGATAATGAATTGATTGATCCTTTTGGTGGTCGCCAAGATCTACAAGATAATCTGCTGAAGTTTGTGGGCAATCCTACTGACCGAATCGCAGAAGATGGGTTGAGAGTCATGCGAGCACTGAGGTTTCATATTACCAAAGGATTCGACATTGATGCAGATACCTGGGATGCGGTCAACAGTGACTTTGCTGCTGAAATGCTGAGCAAGGTTTCAGTTGAGCGTATTCGTGAAGAACTTGAAAAAATGTTTCTTGTGAACACTGTTGCCACTATGGAAACTCTGAGCACTGTTCGTTGCAACATGAAAAATGCCATCTTTCGTGATGGTTTGCGTCTCATGCCCACTCTGAAGCACTAATTATGAACGACTTGATTCAAGCACTGCAAATTCTTTCCAAGTATGGAAATCCCGAATTTCCAACTCATTGTGAGCATGATGAACTCACAATTACTCCAGAAATTCGTCCTGATGATGTATCCGAGGAAGACAAACAGAAACTGGAACTACTTGGGTTCTTTGTGAGTAATGATTATGGTCACAGTCTATTCAAGTCGTTCAGATTTGGTAGTTGTTAATTACAAATGAATCTCAAAGATCATCTATTACATAGAACCACACCATCCCGTAAAATAACAACTTCAACCAAGGAACCACCAATGACGGAAATTGAAAAAACAGAAGCAAAAATCAAAGTCCTTCAAGCAAAATTAGAACTTCTCAAAGAAATGGAAAAGCATAAATCACCAGAACCAACGACACTTTATGATGCTCTTCGTAAACTTGACAGACCTATGTTTATTGATGATGTTTTGGGTGCGGTTGAGAAATGGTTGCCGAAAGAACAATCGGCAGCAGGAAGTCAAAATGCTTATGTAGAGTGTAGTGTAGAAGGATTTAATGATTGTCTCACACAAATCAAGAGTAAGTTGAGGTAGTATGAATTATTATACTTATGCTTATTTGAGAGTAGATAAAACACCTTATTATATTGGTAAAGGAAAAGGAAGCAGGATTCATTCTAAAAACAGAATATATAAACCACCAAAAGACAAATCAAGAATAATCTTTCTCAAACAGAATCTAACTGAAGAAGAATCATTTAAGCACGAAGAATATATGATAAAAGTCTTTGGTAGAAAAGATAATGGGACTGGTATTCTTCGCAATAAAACTGATGGTGGTGACGGAGCATCTGGACTTATCGTTACCGAAGAACATAGAAAAAAAATAAGTGCAAGTCTAACTCCAGAACAAAGAAGAGAATGGGGAATAAAGGCACAGGCAAGTAGAACACCAGAGCAAAGAAGGGAATCAGTTATAAAGGGACATGCATCCTTAACTCCAGAACAAAGAAGCGAGCGGTCAAGAAAGGGGTATTTAAGTTCATCTCTAGATGAACGAATTGAGAGGGCAAAAAAAGGAGCAAATCAAAAGTTTCAATGTACTGTGACTGGATTTATTTCTAATGCTGGTGGTCTTTCTACATATCAAAAAGCAAAAGGTATTGATAAATCAAATAGAGTGAGATTGTTTTAATTTAATTAATTTGTTTTATTAATTAAATGTATTAAAAAATGTATGTTGTGAATTTGTTTGGTTGTGGAAAAAGTGTGGAAAACTATTGTTATCTGTGGAAAACCTATGAGTATTATAGGGTTTAATGTCTTATAAACCTTCTATTCCCTTCGATTATAATTTCTTATAAACCTTCTATTCCCTTCGATCCTTATGCAAGTTTAGGCAGTTTACCATAAGACGCGCACATTTGTCAAGCCCACCCCCCGCGAACCGCCCAAAAACCCCCATAAGGACTCTTTATATTACAAAATCTTATAAAATCTCGACGATAGTGCATATATACCACATGAATCTCGTCGAGACACGCCCAAAGTGCTTGCATCTCGTCGAGAATCATGCTATAATCACACAGTACCCCACAGGATCTCGACGAGTTATGTACGACGACTACGACTTCGACTACGCAAGCAACGATTATTCGCAGGATTCTGATGATTATTCGCAGGATCTTGAAGAGGAGTACGCACGAGATGCACAGGACTACGAATCGCTTGCATATCGACACTATGCATGATATAATTACCACACATCGCACATGAATCATGTTAGCACAGAAGCGCCTGGTACGAGTTACACTTGATATTGAGTGTTATGATGATCTAAACGTGGAAGACATGAACTGGAAGGACATTCTAGATCTTCAAGGAGACGAAGATGTTCATGCCAGTGTAAAGGATTATGCAGATTTGTACTAATCTTGTATAAATAATAGCACTTAGATTATTATATCACAGAGCAGCACTTGAACTCTCCTTCAGGATCAAGAGGTAACAATCTGACAGATATAAGAAATAAGTGCTTTTAACTTATATTATAAAGGAGAGAGTTTAGTCCTGACTCTGGCATAATAAAACAGGAAACAATAACTTAGTGATACAATCAAATCAAAAAGACGGGAAGATTCCTGATAGAATTGCTTTTTCAATTCTTATCACTTAGGAGTCATATTTTAGTATCTGGATATAATGTGCCAATTCTGCAACTGGTCGCTGCCTATTGACTCATCCGGTTCTCATGCCTTATGTTGGACTCGTTCACCACCCCGAACCGATCATGAGCATCTACACCGACAATGGTTACGCCAACCGCAAAGAGTATTTGAATGAACTCCGCGAAGAGTATGGTGATCTGGTCAACATTCTCACTGGTGTTCTTCCTGCATCCGAAGACTTCGATGGTCTGGTGACCGCACTGGAAGACGCAATGGATTCTGGAGAGTATGAAGACCTGATGTGACACTCTAGAAACCGTCACCGGGGATCTTGTGTTCTCATGAGATCCCTGCAATACTGAACAAGTCAACCACACGACACCACCATGCGACAAGTTAAGGTTCATTCCGAGAAAAGCATCAATTGCACCAAGAATGCAAAGTTCTGGTGTGAGATGATTAATCTTTATAGGAAGGAATATCCCACTCATTCCTTTAACAGAATCGCAGAACACTTTGATATGAGTGAGACGAATGTTCGCCGCTATTACTATGGAATTCATCATATGAATAATGCACCACACGACTCTTATACTCAGATTCGTCTGGGTGCCTGTGTGACACTCTGAGAACTGGCACCAGAGGGCACTAGGATCGCCTCCAGTGCCCTTATGATTACAAAGTCAATCAAAGCACCACTCAACCAATGAACACCGATCAACTCACCGCTAAGTTCAATTCTTTCACCAGCGATCAGATTCAGCAGTTCATTGAGAACTATGCTGAACGAATGGTGGATGACATGGATACTAAATGTCTGATGCAATTTGCTTATGATACTATTGTGGAGAATCTGGGGATTCAATCTCCCAATGACATTCTGGAGCAAATCTCCTGTTGTTATGATGATGAAACTATCGAAGAACTCCTGGAGAGTGTGACAGTCTAACAACTGACACAAGGGGTCTTGTGTTCTCATAAGATCCCTGCCATACTTAACAAGTCAACCAAACGAAACCACAAACACATCATGGGTTACAACGTTTACATTGAAGAAAGCACCTTTACGATTCCTGCCGAGAATCTTCCTGCTGCTTATGAAGCAATGTGTCAACTGAACTTCACTGTTCCGAACAGTACAAAGCGTGGAGGTTCTTGGCCTGGTAAAGATAATGCACCTAATCTTGGACCCGATAAGAATTGCTGGTTCTCTTGGATGGCATGGAACTATCATGAAGAGTGTAAGACTGCCGAAGAGATTCTAAACCAATTAGGTTTTGATACTATGATTGTTGAGAATGGAAATCTTCACATTCATGGTTATGATTCCAAGACTGGTCAGGAGGAACTCTTTCTGAAGGCAATCTCTACACTCTCTAAAGGTTACATTGTATGGAAAGGTGAAGGGGGTGAAGTCTGGGGTGAAACTTATGGTGGTGAAAAAGTCATTGTAAAGCATCAAAATGCTCCAGATTACAGTCATCTTGTGACACTCTGAGAACTGTCCCAGAGGCACCTAGAATCCCCTCTAGGTGCCTTATGATTACAAAGTCAACCAAAGACACCTCATGAAAGAATACAGAATCCGAGTTGAGACTAATGATGGATGCACAACGATCTGGTATGAGAAGTCCAAAGCAAAGACTGCACCGACTCTTATTTGCAATCGTGTGACTACTCAACTACAAGGATTGAATCTGAAGAATGTTTCTGTTGATCTGATCAGGTGACACCATAAGAACTGTCACAGCGGCACTGGATCTGATGCTGGTGCCCTGCTACATTACATTTGTTCCTGAGACACCTCATGATTTACAAAGAACTCCTGCAACAGTTACAGCAACTCACAGAAGAACAACTGAACACTGATGTTTGTGTTTATGATCGTGAAAATCATGATGAATATTATCAGGTAGGTTTAGAGTTTATTAATGGCGCCAGATATGATGTAGTTGATGTTGATTACCCTATCATTCATTTCTGATTCACAAAGAAACTCCCCACATCATGAAAATCCCAACAGTTTCAGAATTCTCCACTGTTCATGCAACTCACGAAGCACTAGAGAATATTAAATACGTCAATCTTTGCAGGTACGTTGGTATGGCCTACGAACAGATTGCCGAAACAATGAATCTCAGTGAGCGTACTGTTCGCAGGTATTACTGGGGAATTCATAGTATCAATAATTATCCTGCTGAAACAAGTCGAGAGCAGATTCGTATCGGTGCCTGTGTGCCACTCTAAATATTAATGCTTGTTTGTTTGGCGACTGCGAGCAAAGAATAGGAGGCAGAAATGCCTCCTTTCTTGTATAAATATTTCTGCCAAACAAACAAAGTAGATGGAATACTACACTTACGCTTACTTGCGTGAAGATAAGACACCTTATTATATTGGTAAGGGAAAAGGATATCGGGCATATGTGAAACACTGGAGAAGTAAAAGTAAAGGAGGATACTTTACTCCTCCAGAGAAAGATAGAATCCTTATCCTCAAACAAAACTTAACAGAAGAGGAGGCATATAAACATGAAATTTATATGATTAATGTTTTTGGTAGAAAAGATTTAGGAACTGGTATTTTGAGAAATATGAGTGATGGCGGAGAAGGTATGAAAGGTGTTCCCGCTTGGAATAAAGGTAGGAAAGGAATTTGCCCTCCACATCAAGTAGAAATTCAAAGAAAAATGGCAATAGAAAGAAATAAACAATATAAAGGTGCAAATAATCCAAGAGCAAAAATTTGGAGAATAGTTTATAGTAATGGTAAAGAAATTATTATAGGTGGACTACAAAGATGGGCAGTTGACAATGGATACTCCACATCGGGAATTAAAAATATAGCCTATGGAAAATGGAAACGATACAAAGACCTTGTGACAGTTGAAGAAGTGACACAAGACTCACCCACACCTCACTGAAACTCCTGTATCTTAAGAGAGTCAACCACACATCCACAACATCATGGCGACAAGAGGAAGAATCGGAATTTTACTTCCCGATGATAGTGTTCTTTCCGTCTATTGTCATTGGGATAATTATCCTGAGTTCAATGGTGTAGTACTTCAAGAACATTTCAATTCTTATGAGAAAGCATCAGAACTGATTGCTGGTGGTGACATTAGTTCTCTTTGGACAGATCGCAATTGGGATCAGGAAACTATGGAGTATCGTCCTCTATACTATTCTGAACGTGGACAGGTTTGTGAACCTCGTACAAATTCATCTGTGATTGGTTATCTCATGGATGGTGAAGAGTATGCTTATATCTTTAGGAATGATGAATGGGTTTGTTATGATCTTCACGGTACTACTCCAGAGATTGTTGCAATTCCTGTTCCTGTGACTCTCTAAGCTTCTACAACCTGATCTCAAAAGCGACAAACCTAGTCTACTGTACTTTCAGCATTCTGTCAACCAATGAAACTCATTCTTCTGGTTTTTGTAATCTTCTTTCTGGCGAATTCATCAGTTAGAGAAGGTACAGCATCATTCATGAGAAGCACTGCTAACATGATCACTCCAGACTATCACTGCCTACCGTGACACTTTAAGAACTGTCCCAGAGGCACCTAGAATCCCCTCTAGGTGCGTCTATGATTACAAAGTCAACCAAAGACACCATTCAACCGATGACTGCCACTGCCACGGTTTCTCCAGTGATTGAGAAGATTGAAGAGATGTGTGAGGTTCTTCGCACAAACTATCAGTCTTATTCAATTCAGCATCACCGCCATTCTATTGAGAAAGGTGAGAGTGTACAGTATCACCGAGAGTGCATTGAGAAACTCTCCGAGGGTGAAGGTGTAGACCAATTCGTTTACACTAATGGCAAGAAGTATGCCAAGATTACTCACATTACCTCTTATGGTAGTAAAAGTGTTCATGCTTTTGTGGATCTGAAGACGGGTGATGTATTCAAACCTGCATCATGGCAGGCACCGGCAAAGGGAATCCGCTACAATCTAATGAATGATGCGTCTCGCACTGAGATGTATCAACGTGCAGACTGGGCAGGTTCTTATCTTTACCTAAGGTGACACTTTAAGAACTGTCACAGCGGCACCTAGAATCCCCTCTAGGTGCCCTATGATTACAAAGTCAACCACACACCCCCAACCACATGGAAGACACTCTCTGGATCGAAATCGCTGATGCTCCCGGTGAAATCTTTGACATTCCCGAATTGTGGGAAGATGAAGAAGATGAATCTATTTTCAATGCCAAACTCAACTCCAACATCGACTTCTGAATCATGGAATTTTCTAAGGTTCTTACACTCTCCACCATTCATTTGCACACCTTGGAGGCCGCAAAGATTGATAAGATTTCTTATCTTTCCAGTGATACACTTTCTTTGGTAATTGCTGACTCTGGAATGTGGGACACATATTTGAACGAAGGTATGCACTGTTTGGTAGATTTACTGAGATTGGTTCATACTCAATTTCCTGATGTTGATTATGTAATGTTTGATCCTGATGCTAATGCAGAAGAACTGTTCAAAGACTATACCTGGTAGGACACTCTGACAACTGGCACAGCGGCACCTAGAATCCCCTCTAGGTGCCTTATGATTACAAAGTCAACCAAAGGAATCTCACCATGATCGTCAACGGATACAAAATCGAACCGGGTGCTTACCTTTGGGGTGCTAACCTTTGGGGTGCTAACCTTGTGGGTGCTAACCTTCGGGGTGCTAACCTTCGGGGTGCTAACCTTGTGGGTGCTAACCTTGAGGATGCTGACCTTGTGAATGCTTACCTTCGGGGTGCTTACCTTCGGGGTGCTAACCTTGAGGGTGCTAACCTTGAGGATGCTGACCTTCGGGGTGCTGACCTTCAGGATGCTAACCTTATGAATGCTGACCTTCGGGGTGCTAACCTTTGGGGTGCTAACCTTTGGGGTGCTAACCTTTGGCGTGCTATCCTTGAGGGTGCTAACCTTGAGGGTGCTAACCTTGAGGGTGCTAACCTTCTGGATACTAACTTAATTGGAACCATTCTTGAGAAAAAAGAAGAACCTCAAGATGATAAAGACCTCAAGATTAAAGAACTTGAGGAAGAATTGAAGAAATATAAAGATACAATTAAGTCCCTTAAGGCATTGTTAGACACCTGAACAACTGGCACAGCGGCACCTAGAATCCCCTCTAGGTGCCCTATGATTACAAAGTCAACCAAAGGACCCCCCAACCAATGTCTTACACTCATTTCACTTCAACTGCTACATGTGCTGTAGTGGAAAACTTCAATCTTGAGTCTTTTCTTGATGGTCTTGCAAAGCGTTGTATCAGCGAACCGAACTTCATCTTTGATGAGTTTGGTGAAGTTGATGGGGAACTGGACCTAGATTTCAATGCTTATGTTCGTCAAGTTGCTGATAAGATTATAGTTGAGATTGATACTGAAGAATGCAATAGTAATACTGATGTATGGGATTGGTTGCTCGATCAGTTTCTTCCTATTATGACCAGCAAAGTGATGCGTATTGATAGTGCAAACTACAGTAGCAGAACTGGTATGGAATCTGGTGTGACTTTTTATAGCAAAGATGGAACAATTCTCAGTGTGGAGAATCTGATTGAAGCATACTTTACTCTTCAGAATCTGAACACTGTGCCAGTCTGAGAACTGTCCCAGAGGCACCTAGAATCCCCTCTAGGTGCCCTATGATTACAAAGTCAACCAAACGGACACCTTCAATGCCCGACACCATCATAGAGTTCTTCACCAATGAAGAATGGGACATGATCTACAATCTAGTTGGTCATGGTCTGGATGATGATGAAGAAGATTCTGACCAAGTTTACTCCATTCGCAACAAAATTCACTCGCTTTTTGAAAATGCCTGACACTCTTAACTTCACTGGTGATGCTGTTACCTTCCTTGGTATGGTTGGTATTGTTTCGACGGGCATCATTGTTCTTACTTCTTTTCGCCGTTACTTTAATTCTCCCCTGAGGAAATAACTCTAGTCGAGATTATACTCTCGTCGAGATGTGACAGTCGCACAAGTGGCACACTACATCTCGACGAGACTCACACATTCACAGTACAATACAGGCATTCGCAGGCAATCGCATGAACAACACCGCATTTGTCACACCACTCTCCCGCAAGGCAAAGAACAGGTTTGCTAACATCATGGACGCAGACAGCGAGTGTATCATTGAGCAACACCTGGGTAATCGCGTGTTCCTTACATCCATGAACGGACGCAATCACTTCTGGGTACATCTTGACAAAGACACGGACTGGATGGTAGAATTGTAAGATAAAGATGGAAGGGGTTTGCCATCGCTGAATGTTAAAGTTACCCAGCGCGAAAGATAACAGATAATTATAGCATAGGTGAGTGGTTAATGTGGATCGGGGTGGTGCCTGATCCATTTTTTTAACATTCTGTGATAATTATTTTATTGCAGGTTCCGTGGCGATGTATTGTTCAGTAGGGATACCTTTCCCCCGTTGGTGCTGGTTGTCCAATTAAAATACCATGAAACCGATCAGAAACCGTGCTGCTGTGACAGTTGGAGCAATGGCACAAGACCGCTGGATCTGGTCGGTTCTGGTGTGGCATCATTACGCCATCGGCACACCACCGCTGCCGACCACCACCCCAGACCAATGAACACCATCCAACTTGTTATCAACGGCAACCAAGTTGAGGGACAAATTGATCAAATTGCTCAGATCTTGGGCATGGTTTCTAACACTCTGGCACAACCAGTTGCTCCGGTTGTTTCTAACGAACCGGTAGAATTGGCACCATTCAATGCTTTTCTGGAGGTTGAACTTACACCTTACTTTGGTGCAAAAGGTGCAACATTTATTGTTGACAAACTGAAACTGTCTCTTAAGTGCAACAACTTTGTTTATCTTATTCCTGCCTATAAGTTGGCAAAAGGTGATCTTCACAAGCGCCAACTTCTAAAGGCAGTAAGTGCAGTTTATCGCTATAAGTTTGGTGTGTATGATCTGCGGTCTAGTAAGTATAGTCTCAAGTCTGAGATTAAGTATGCAAAAGCATGTGATCATTGTGGCAAACTTGCTCAGGTTTTGGTAGATCGTCTCATTGCAGAAAAACTCTGGAAGTGATAATGTGACAGTTTGTTAAGTGTCACAGGGGGGATCACGGTTCCCCCCTTCCTGCCTGTAGGATAAACAAGTCCACCACCACCGACCGACCGATGCTTAATTTCACCAAGGGTAACGCCAAACTTGGCAAGCAAACCCTGATCTTCAATCTTCCCGCTGGAAAGACTTGCCCCGGTGCATTAGAGTGTAAGTCTTGGGCAGTTGTTGATAACAATGGCAAGCGCACCATTCGTGATGGCGAGCACACTCAATTCCGCTGCTTTGCTGCTAGTGGAGAGGTGCAGTATAGTGGCGCATTCAATAGTCGCGCCGAGAATCTTGGGACTATTGTTGACTATCTGCGCCTCGGTGTGGATTATACTGCCGATCAGACTAACACTGCTTTGCAACACTTTCGCACACGCAATACGGAATTGGTTCGTATTCATGAGAGCGGAGACTTTTTCAATCCGTTGTATCTTCAAGCATGGAATAAGGTTGCAAAGTCTAATCCTGATCTGAAGTTCTATTGCTATAGTAAATCTCTTCATATTTTCCAAGAGTTTGGTGTAGAGAATCTGCTCGATAACTTCTATCTTACCGCATCTTATGGTGGCGTGTTTGATATCATGATCGAGCAGGGTTTGTTTCCTCGTTATGCTAAAGTCTTCAAGACTGAAGAGGATGCTAATGCTGAGGGTCTGGAGATTGACCATGATGATTCACATTGTTTCGGTGATAAACCGTTCGGTTTGCTTGTACACAATACGCAACCGAAAGGTTCATCCTGGGGTGCTGCAATCCGTGCCCGTCGTTCTAACAAACAGTTCAGCGGTTACAGTAAGAAAAAGACTGTGACAGTCTGATAACTGGCACACGGGGGGATTCGATCCCCCCATACTGCGCCTAGGATTAGCAAGCAATCAACCACACCAGACAATGAGCACCACCACCGCCAATCCTGAGATTGTCCGTAGTTTCCTTTATAGTGAAGGTTCTACGATTGTTTCCGTTCAGTTTATGAAGAAAGATGGAACAATGCGCCGGATTAGTTTCAATCCCCGTGATCGTAATGAGGTCAAAGGAACCGGCAATCCTACTAGTGATCCTTACATTTTCCGCATCCGCGATCTTAACATCGCCAGGGAGGAAGGTTTCGGTGCTTGGAGATCCTTTGATCTGCGGCGAGTTGTTTCTATCAGATCGCGCCGAATGGTTTACAACTTCCAGCAGAATTGAAACTTATCATTAAAAGGGGGCAATTCTGCCTCCTTTTTTTATACTTTTTACCCCATTATTTTATTGCAGGTTCGGTGGCGATGGATTGGTCAGGCAGTTACCCTACTGCCGTTGGTGCTGATTGTCCTCATAGTCTACAGGCACCGATCCCCCCATGAGACGGTTCGGTGGACGGTTTGCAAGGTGGCACAATGGCACCCTAACCGGTTCCCGATCCTGTAGGATTAGCAAGTCAACCACACCAGACCGACCGATGATCTTCCCCACCATCATCCGCGCCACCATCCGCGCTTCCCTGATCAAGGTCGGACCGCAAACGTGCTCCGACCTTGTGCGGGGCATGGGTCTCGATCCCCGGCGCCACAAGGGCACCATTCACGCCGTGATGGTTGATATGGAAACCGCCGGGATTCTGGGCGCCACAGTGAAAGGCAAGCGGCGCGACCTTTGGTTCATTAAAACAAACCAGATTCGCAAGCGTGATAGAGTGATTGCCGCCCTGATTGGGTGATTGAGTATAATCAACTCGGGAGGCAATCGCCTCCCCTTTTTTATACCTATACAATACGATAACCTTGCGACCAATGCTGTCGGCATTTTGGTGATTTTGTACCATGCAAGTTTTTCATATTTAAGTTATTTTCTCTACACCATTTTGTTAAATTGAAGACTTCAAATTTTTCACCATTTTTACTTTCAATGATAAAAACTTTTGCCAATGAATGCTCTACATTTTGTTGAGGATTGCACCATTCTAAATTGTCAATGCAATTGTTACTTCTATCTTTGTCAATATGATTGACCTGGGAATGATTGTTGGGGTTTGGTATAAATTCCTCAGCAATTAACCTATGCACATAGTATGCAGTTTTATATAATCTTACACCTAAGTATCCTTTGCATCTGTGAAATTGTTTTAATTGTCTACCTTTTGAGTTGTAGAAGTTTCCATCTTCTGATATAAAATATCCAGGATGATTCTTTAATTCTTTCATATAACTAATTGAGTTTCAATTTATTTAGGTTCTATTCACCATCCTAGCACGGCACCCGCACCCTAGGTCAAGACCCTGACCCATCAGGATTGCTGATCAATCAATCCCGATTTTCTTAAGGTTTGAACCCTCCGAACCGGTTCCGATCCTGTAGAATAAACAAGTCAACCACACCAGACCGACCGATGATCTTCTCCGATCTCACTTTTTCTACCTTTGATCCCCTGACGCGGGCAATGGTAACGTTTGCCAACGATTGGCAGGTTTCCGTTGTTGCCGGTCCGGAAGGATTCGGCGTGTACGGTATCACTGGACAGGATACCTTTGAGGTTGCCGTGTTTACTCCCAACGGCAACATGTTGGAAGATCCACTATACTATCAGACTCCCGCGCAGATCACCACAATTCTGCGAGTGGTTGAGATGCTGTGACAGTCTGACAACTGGCACAAGGGGGATCACGGTTCCCCCTTTCCTGCCTTTATACTGTAGAAGTCAACCACACCACCGACCGACCCATGCGTAAGATCGAATCTGAGATGAATTCTGCCATTATTGAGCGGATCAACTGGCAGAATTCCAATACTCGTGTAGAGTATGAAGAGGGGAATTGCGTTTCCCGCGTATACCTTTACGGCAACAAGATTGCCGAGATTGGAGAATCCTGGATTCGTTTGTGGGATGGTGGCAAACAGTCTGCCACCACAAAATCGAGGTTGAATGCTCTACTCTCCGCGCACGGTTGCGGTCATGAAAGGGTATATCAGAAAGCGGGAGTTTGGATGATTAGTATCTGTGAAGCGTTCAAGATAGAATATAAAATTGTACCTTTCACCAGCGGAATGTATGTAGAGTGACAGTCTGATAAGTGTCACAAGGGGGATCACGGTTCCCCCTTTCCTGCCTTTATACTGTAGAAGTCAACCACACCACCGACTCATGGCAAGTTTCAACGTCGCAAGCGATCTTCAGACTAAAGAATTGGTATGGGTAGCAAAGAATAGCAAAGATAAACAGATCGTGATTGCCGGGGAGATTCTTACATCTTCCTCGGCAAACATCTCCCGCGTGTATGCTGAGAGGTACAAAAACGACTGATTGTCTATACTCTGGGGAGGCACAATCCTCCCCCCAATTCTTTACCCTCTCACTCCCCAATTCACATGATCACGATTCGCTTCTTCGCTCCCTATACTCAATCCTGGAGAACTCAATCATTCTCTACAATGGAAGAGGCACAAAGAATGATAAAAATTATTAATTTCTATCATTCTTGTGGATCTCCTGCACATCTTTCATAGTACACTACTCACCAAGATTGAGAAAAGTCATGAACATTCACACCTTCAATTCACGCGAACTCGATGTAATCTATGATGCGATGTTTGCACACATGGGATGCACAGATGATGAGGAATCGTATAATGCGTGTTATGCAATCATTGAAAAGATGCACACGTATAGTGTAATGAATCAAGATGAAGTGTGAGGTATAAGATATAAAGAATAGAGAATGAATCAAAGTAATTCTTTATTCTTTATACTATCTTTTCAGGATTGATTGTGATTCTTTATGGTCAGTGGTGTGGTTAATCGAATCACAATCAATCCTCAAAGGACAGTTATTTCTTATACTTTGCAATCCTGATTGATTCTTTATTGTTTATGCTAACTGCCATCCCGGCGGCGCCATTGTGCCAATTCTGGAACCGTCCCGATTCTGTCACCGATCCGACCGGGACCGCTTCCGATGCTGTAGGATTAGCAAGTCCACCACCACCGACCGACCCATGACTTCCGCCCCCGTCATTCTCATTGATGACATCTTGGCAATCATTGATGATTGTTTGTTTCAGATTGACGGGTTTATATTCAATGATGAATATACCCAGTGTGGCGACAATGAATGGGCAACGGAGTTGGCAATCGAGGGTATTCTGGAGCGCAAAACTCCTGCCGATATTGCTAACCATATTGCTAGTGAATGGGAACCCTCCGATGAGGAGATGCTTGCCCATAATTCATGTGGCATAGCATGGCATGACGGATGCCGCTGATTAGTTACAATCAGGGCAGGCGTAATCCTGCCCCATTCTTTCCAATTAGGCAAAAGGTATCCGTTGCTACCGTTTGCCTCTCACGGTGCCGGTGCCGATGATGTATGATTAGGAAGTCAACCACCACTGACCCGATGACCTTCCCTACCACCACCGCCGCCGCCCTGATCGCCCGCGCCGTGCTTCCCGCCCGCCAGTTTAGTGTAGTTTGCAAGGGTGAGTCTATCACCTTTGAATCTAATTTCATGGACGACACTGCATGGGATTTGCTACAGTTTGTCCCCGGCAGTTTCGCCCGTTCATTGTATAATGCAGACAAGTTGTCTGACAAACAGTTAGCGTGGGTGCATAAGTTGGCGGTCGATTTTGCAGCGCAGTCTGCGGCGGTTGATTCTAACGAACCCTCGCAATTTGAGGCATTGTTTAATGCCTTTGAGGCAGCAAAAAACAAAGGTGCTAAGCGCCTGACCCTACGATTCGAGGGTGTTAACGTTAAACCGAATCGGGATCTTACCGCGCTTTGGATTACTTCTCAGACCGAATCTGAGGAAGGTGATTATGGTATGAAACCAAAATACCTTGGAAAGGTAACACGTACCGCGCTCGATTCGCGCCTTTCCGATACAGTCAAGGAGGTGATCTTGGGCGCCGCCAGTGATCCTCTCACCGCAGCGATTCGCTACGGTAAGGTTAGCGGTTCCTGCTCATGTTGCGGCAGAGAGTTAACCGTTAAAGAGTCAATCGAGCGGGGCATCGGTCCTGTCTGCGCCACCAAGTTCGGTTGGTGAGTTACATCGGGGGAGGCAACTCCCCCTCCCATTCAGTATACGTTCGTGGGGCACAGTTCGTTATACTCTGTGCCCCCTATTCGTTCGTTGTTCGTTATATTCGTTCGTGCGTGAATCGCAGTTGTTTGTTATATTTTGCGCCGCGCCCCTTAAGCCCATAGGTACTATATAATCTATAAACGACCCAGATCGACCTCTATATATCACTCTAAACAAAAAAATTCCGCGTCCCACAAAAACACTCAAAACCCCCCCGCATACATAAAAATCAAAAACACTATATAATTTGAAATTGTAAACTTATATACAAAAAAATGAAAAAAAATTCCGAGGAAATTTTTGAGTCCGTACAGATCGATCCGATTACTGGAAATTATTATTTGATAATTCCAGAGAGTATCGCCACCGAACTCTCATGGTATGAATATACCGAAATTGCATTTAAAGTCGAAGGAAACGAAGTCATTCTCACAGAACACCAAGATTGACAAATACTATATAATGAGTTATGATACTGAAGTAATTACTTAAAATTTTATGGCAAAGGGATTCACCGTAAAAGCAAAGGCACCCATCACGGGGCAATCTCAGGAAGAATGGGATTACAATCTCGCAAGAGAAATGGTAAAAGGAAAATCAATCGTATTTTGTCTTCCCGGCAGAGGAGTTTCCTATACTTACTTGAAAAATTTTGTACAACTCTGTTTTGATCTTGTACAATCGGGAGCAAGCATTCAGATCTCGCAAGACTATTCATCCATGGTAAACTTTGCAAGATGCAAATGTTTAGGAGCGAATGTACTGAGAGGACCGGATCAGATTCCCTGGGACGGCAAACTAAATTATGATTGGCAACTTTGGATTGATTCTGACATTGTTTTTAATTCAAATAGTTTTTGGCAATTGGTTCTGATGGACAAAGATCTCGCCGCCGGTTGGTATGCAACCGAAGATGGTGTGACTACATCAGTAGCACATTGGCTTGAAGAAGATGATTTCCGCAATAATGGTGGAGTCATGAATCACGAAACTGTAGAAAGTATCTCAAAGCGCCGCAAACCATTTACAGTAGACTATACTGGATTTGGATGGTTGCTCATCAAAAAAGGAGTCTTTGAACATTCGGAGATGAAGTATCCATGGTTTGCACCAAAGATGCAAGTCTTTGAATCAGGAGAGGTTCAGGATATGTGTGGAGAGGATGTAAGTTTCTGCCTGGATGCAAAGGAAGCAGGATTTGAAATCTGGTGCGACCCTCGCATTAGAGTCGGTCACGAAAAAACAAGAGTAATTTGATACGATGGCAGACAAGTACAACATACTCTGTAAAGGACGTAAAATATACTCCTCACTCACAGAAGAAGAGTACTTCAATGTTATGGAGGATCTGGCAAATGATTTTTATCAGTCAGGTTCTCCAAATCCTCATGAAATTGAAACTGAAATTATAGGAGATTAAACAATGTCTAAAAGACTTTCATCATCCGGCAACGTTGTTGAGTCAAAACCCAAAAAGACTCGTCAGGGTGCTGGTGCTCATACTAAGTATGCCGCTACGTCTCGTAACAAACCTCATAAGAAATATAGAGGACAAGGCAACTAAATGATTCAATTGAATCCTACAATCCCAGTCACTACACCGAAAGGTAAAGGCTGGGCATTTTTTTGTGTTGATCGTTCTCAAGAGCACGACTTAGAATGGGTCGTTTTTCTCGATGAGAATGGAGAATGTTGGACATTTAAGAATTCTGAAATTCGTATACAAAAGAATTATACTCTGAATAGATTAAACGCAGATTTTCCTCGTAAATAAATAACTTTTTAGTGAGATTTTATGCCTTGGAAAGATTCTCAATGGGTAAGCACCTTTTACTAGAGGTGTACGATGTAAAATATGAATTGTTGAATGACGGAACTTCGATTCAGAATGTAATGAAACGTGGAATTGAACGTGCAGGAATGACAATTCTGAATATTTTTCAGCACTGTTTTGTTCCGCAAGGAGTCACAATCGTCATTGCACTTTCAGAAAGTCATGTTTCTTGTCATACATGGCCTGAAGAGGGTGCCATTGCAATTGATGTTTATACCTGTGGGGAAGGGAATCCAAAATTAATTGCTCTAGAGATGTTAAAATATTTTGATTCAAATAATTTTACACTGAAAGAGATAGATCGTTAAATAGGAATAGGGAGATAGCAACCTCCTTCCAAAAAAGTTCTGTTTTACCAAAAACAGGAGCTAAAATGCAACCCGATAGAGACACAAATTACATGAGAGAAATGTGGGGAACTAATCAACTAATCACTGATTATCCAAAAATTAAGACAGAAAGAGTAATTCAGGAAGTTATGTACGATTATGCACCGAAGCATAATTTCAAAAAGCAAACTGAATTACATGAGAAGATTCGTAATGATGAGGATTATGATGATTGGGAATATGGAACAGAACCAACTTACCATTGTTTCTAAAAATCAACATAAATAAAATATAGCAATTTTATTATCCAATGGCAGTTCAAAGGATATCTAGATCATTTAAAGATATTAGTTTATCCTTTGAACCCCATCCGGTGACGAAGGATCTACCAATACTTAAGAATGAACGTGCAATTATCAGATCAATTCGTAATCTGGTAGAAACAATTCCGACTGAAAGATTTTTCAATTCATTACTCGGATCTAATGTTCGTTCAAGTTTATTTGAATTTGTAGACTATGGTACTGCATCTGTAGTGCAAAATCAAATTGAAATCATAATTGAAAACTATGAACCAAGAGTAAATAATGTAAAAGTGGAGGTAGATCCTCAACCGGATAATAATTCATTTGAAGTTACTGTGATATTTGATATTATTGGACAAGAAATTCCCACACAACAATTTACATTTCTACTAGAGGCAACAAGATAAAATGCCTTTTACTAAATTTACAAACCTAGACTTTGACCAAATAAAGACATCAATCAAAGATTATCTCCGTGCTAACTCCACATTCACGGATTTTGACTTTGAAGGATCTAATTTTTCAGTACTAATCGATACTTTAGCATATAATACCTATATTACCGCATTCAACTCAAATATGATTGTGAATGAATCATTTTTGGATTCTGCAACACTCAGAGAAAATGTAGTCTCACTAGCAAGAAATATTGGATACATACCAAGATCCAGAACTTGTTCTAAGGCGCAAGTAACAATTACTGGATCTGTAAGCACTAATGATTCGACATTAACACTTCCGGCAGGTTTAGTTTGTGTTGGAAATGCAAATGACACTTCATATACATTTTGTACTCCAGAAAATATTTCAACAAAAGTAATTAATGGATCGGCAACCTTTGAGGCAATTGATGTCTATCAAGGAATATTCTTAACAAAACAATTTAAAGTTGATGGATCTCTTGACCAAAGATTTATCTTAGAAAATTCATATATTGACACTTCAACAATTTCTGTCTATATTAAAGGAATTAATGATAGTGGGTTAGGAGTAAAATATTCCTTAGTCGATAATATTTTAAATATTAATTCAACATCAGAAATCTATTTAATACAAGAAGTTCAGGATGAAAAATACGAACTTCTTTTTGGTGATAATCGATTTGGAAAAAAATTAGAAAATAATGCGATTATAACGGTTCATTATATCGTTACTAACGGATCCGAAGGAAACGGATGTTCTCAATTTTCACTTCAATCCACATTAAAATCTTCTTCTGGAAATCCAATCGTATTAACAGGATCTACTGTCACCACAAGTCAGTCATCTCAAAATGGTGCAGAAATAGAAGAGATCAATTCAATTAAGTATTTTGCACCAAGAATCTATTCATCACAGTATAGAGCAGTCACTGCCCGTGATTATGAGGCAATCATTAAGAAAATTTATCCAGATACAGAATCTGTGGCGATTGTTGGTGGAGAAGAATTGGATCCACCAGAGTATGGTACAGTCAATATTAGTATTAAACCTAAGAATGGTACATATGTTTCATCGTTTAATAAAGAACAAATTAAAAATAAATTAAAGCAATATAGTATTTCTGGAATTAATCAAAAAATTATTGATCTCAAAATACTTTATGTTGAGATTGATAGTTCAGTCTACTATAATTCGAATCAAGTATCAACAGAAGAATCTTTAAAAACAAAAGTAATAGGTTCACTTACAGAATACTCCAAATCAACCGATTTAAATAAATTTGGAGGAAGATTCAAATATAGTAAAATTTTACAAATTATTGATAATACAGATGTTTCAATTACATCCAATATTACAAAAGTTAGAATTAGAAGAGATCTTAAAGCACTAATAAATCAATATTCACAATATGAGTTATGCTTTGGTAATAAATTACATGCAAACTCTAAAGGATACAATTTTAAATCCACAGGATTTAAAATTCCAACAGAAACTGAAACGGTATACTTGACAGATACTCCAAACTCAGATGGATTATCTGGAATTATATCAATTGTAAAGAAAAATCCAACGGCCGATGGTAAAATTCAAATTGTTGCACAATCAGCAGGAACTGTTGATTATGTAAAGGGTGAAATTAAATTAACAACGATTAATATCACTTCTACTGAGATTGAAAATGGTATTATAGAAATTCAAGCATATCCAGAATCAAATGATATCTTAGGATTAAAGGATTTATATTTGAATTTTAATATTTCAAAAAGTTCAATAAATATGGTTAGAGATGTAGTTGCATCTGGAGATGAGATATCTGGAACAGTGTTTGCCAGAGATTATTATACATCAAGTTATTCAAACGGAAACCTAACAAGATAATAATATGATACAGACGGGATTTGAATCTAGAGTTAAAATACAGCAAATAATTGATAATCAACTTCCAGAATTTATATTGGATGAAAGTCCCAAAGCTTCAGAATTTCTGAAGCAATATTATATTTCTCAGGAGTATCAGGGTGGTTCTGTAGATATTGCAGAAAATTTAGATCAATATTTGAAACTTGACAATTTAATTCCAGAAGTTGTTGTTGATAATACTAGTCTTATCAACAGTATTGACTCTACTGTAGGAATTATTACCGTAACAAGTACAAAGGGATTTCCTCAAAAATATGGTTTGATTAAGATTGATGATGAAATTATCACATATACTGGATTAACTACAAATACATTTACCGGATGTATTCGTGGATTTAGTGGTATTTCATCATATCATTCAGTTTCTAATCAGGACGAATTAGTATTTTCGACTTCTATATCTTCGACACATAATTCAGAATCCCCTGTACAAAATTTAAGTTCATTATTTTTAAAAGAGTTTTATAAAAAATTAAAATTTTCTCTAACACCAGGATTAGAAGATGTAGATTTTGTTTCTGATTTAAACGTAGGAAACTTTATCAAAAATGCAAGATCTTTTTATCAATCTAAAGGTACTGATGAATCATTTAGAATTTTATTTAATGTTCTTTATGGAGTAACTCCTAAAGTAGTAAATCTAGAAGATTTTTTAATTAAACCTTCTTCAGCACAATATACAAGAAGAAACGTTGTATCCGCAGAAAGAATTTCTGGAGATCCTTCCAAATTAATTGGACAAACTATTTTCAAATCTACTGATGAAACTACTAATGCATCAGTATCTGAGGTAGAAATATTCACTAAAGACAATGTAAGGTATTATAAGATTTCACTCTTTGTTGGATATGATGAAAGATCTGCAATTGAAGGAAACTTTACTATTACGCAAAATACAAAATGTTTAGAAGATGTCTCTGTAGGATCTTCGGTTATTTCAGTTGATTCTACAATCGGATTTAAAGAGTCTGGAACCATTATATCCGGAAATAATACTATAAATTATGCAAATAAATCAATTAATCAATTTTTTGGTTGCACAGGTGTAACTGAAGAAATTAATTCTACAGACAATGTAAGATCTGATGAAATTTATTATGGATATGAAAATGGTGATACTACTAAAAAGGCATACTTTAGAATTACTGGAGTACTGTCCGAATTTGTACCAGTATCAGATTATTTTAAAGTTTCGGTTGGGGATGAAGTTTCAATAAAAGGTTTAGGTGAGTTAATTGAAGATAATAATAGTTCATATAAAGAAATTTTTGCAAATTCATGGATCTATAACACGAGTTGTAGTTATGAAATAGAAACTTTTGTCGGATCTAAACCAACACTTAAAAGTATTGCTAATAAATCAAGTTTGAAAGTTGGTGATATAGTTGAAATTGTAGAGAAATATAGTAATATAGTAAGATTTCCAATTACAAGTTCAAATATACCATATGTAAAATCTATTGATAATGATCTAAAAACAATTGAACTAAATGATTTTTCATTGGATGGGTGGTATGAAGATGGGGTCGAATATAACTTAAGAAGAAAGGTTAATAAGGCAAGTAGTTACACAGTTCCAATTCAATATGGAAACGATGTCATTTTATCTGATGTATTAAATTTATACGATGAGAATAATGAGTATGCATATATTGCTTCAAATTCTTTACCATCAAATGACATAAGAAATAATAGTGCAAATTTACCAAAATCTTATAATTATCAGATAACTGCCGATTTAAAATCTTCAACAAGTATTGGATTAACTGATAAAATTGATGAAAATTATTATAGTACAATCAATTTCAATGATGCAGTACCATTCATTACTGGAGATAAGGTTTACTATAAACCAAGTTCATCAGTTATTTCCGGATTGGAAACTGGAACTTATTATGTTGAAGTTCAGTTAGATAATAAAAAAATCAAACTATATGATTCAAGATCATTTATTGGCACTGGAAATTATTTAACTTATCTAGATTCGACTTTTGATTCACAAAATACTCATAAATTTTTATTATACTCACAAAAATCAGAAACTATTGGTGGACAAAAAGTACTCAAAAAATTTCCACTAAATCAAAATATTCAAAATGGAACTGGTGAATTAACTCATCCAGGTTCAATTGGAATGTTGATAAATGGAGTTGAGATTCAGAATTATAAATCAAATGATCACATTTATTATGGCCCACTAAAGTCTGTCAATGTTTTAAATGGTGGAAGTAATTATGATGTTATAAACCCACCACTAATTGAAATTTCTACTGGATTGGGAGTAACTGCTTTAGTTCAACCAGTTATGAGTGGTAGTATTAAAAGTGTATTTGTAGATTCTCAGGATTTTGATATCAATACTATTGTATCAATTACAGTAACTGGTGGCAATGGTAAAGGAGCAGTTTTAGAACCGATTTTGAATACAAGATATCGTGAAATTTATTTTGATGGAAGACTATCTACAAATTCTGGTGGAATAGATTATACAAATGACACTTTAACATTTTTGACAAATCATAACTTAAATACTGGAGATGAAGTAACCTATAATTCTAACGGAAATGGTGAAATTGGTATTGGAACTTTTGCTGGATCAAATAATGATCAGTCAAGAACTTTGTCTAATAATTCACAATATTATGTAAAAAAGGAAAATAATAGTACTATAAAATTATATCCGTCATTTTCAGATTATTCCTTAGGAATTAATACCATAGGATTTACTAATGTAAATAATTCTGGTATTCACAAATTTACAACATTATCTGATAAAAAAACAATATCGGAAATTAAAGTAATTGACGGTGGTGAAGGATATCAAAATAAAAAGTTGATTGTAAAACCAGTAGGAGTATCTACTACAAATCATAGTATTAATTTTGATAATCATAGATTTAATGAGGCAGATCTTATTGAGTATAATTATGAGACCTCAAGTATTGTAGGACTTTCTTCTGCGTATCAATATTATGTTTCAAAAATAGATGATAATTCATTTAGATTAATTAGTGCTGGAATTGGAGGTACAGATTTATCAAATTATAATAGAAAAAATTATATTAAGTTTGCATCAAAAGGATCTGGATATCAATATTTCAGTTACCCCAATATTTCAGTTTCAATAACATATTCTAGAGAAAGTTCTAGTGATTATACTAGCATTACGGCAACTCCTGTCGTTAAAGGAGGTATAGTTGATACTTACTTATATGAAAGTGGTACAGGTTATGGATCAACTGTACTAAATTTTCATAAAAAACCATTAGTATCAATAAAAACTGGCAAGGAAGCACAATTAAAACCAGTTATCGTTAATGGAACAATTGATTCCATCAATCTACAGTATGGTGGATATGATTATTATTCTATTCCAGAATTAATTGTGATAGATCCCACTAATTCTGGAATAGGTGCAGAATTGCGACCAATTATATTGGATGGGAAAATAGTCTCCGTAAAAATTATTAATCCTGGAATAGGGTATTCAACTTCTACAACCATTTTAGTAAAATCATCTGGAATTAATGCCCTTATTGGAGTCAGCGTTAGAGAATTAACTATTAATGACAATAAAAAAAATGGAAATGAATTATTCGTTGAAAAATTAGACAATTTAGAATACTCAATTTCTGGATATTTTAGTACCCTCAGAAACTGTTTTAATGATAATGGTGCCGAGCATTCCCAAATTATTGGATGGGCTTATGACGGGAATCCAATATACGGCCCCTATGGGTACGTAGACCCTTATGATAGCAGTTCTCTGAAATTATTAAAATCTGGATATGAATTAAATACTAACAATATTGAAGATAGACCACAATTCCCATCCGGATTTTTTGTTGAAGATTATATCTACACAAATTCTGGAGATTTGGATGAATATAATGGAAGATTTGGAAAAACAAAAGATTTTCCAAATGGTGTGTATGCATATTTTGCCACATTAGAAAGTCAAACCTTAATACCAACATTTCCATATTTTATTGGAAACAAGTATAGATCAAATTATATCGATGATAATTCTAATATTGATCAATCTTTTGATTTTAATAATTCTTCTTTAATTAGAAATACTTTCCCATATAAAATTTCTGATCAATATGCTTCCAATGATTTTATAGTTGAATCAAATGAATTTTCAAATCAAAAATCTATTATCGAGTCAGTAACAGAGGGATCTGTAGAAAGTTTTGACATATTAAATTCTGGGTCGGACTATAAAGTTAATGATTCTCTTGAATTTGATAATTTAAATACCTCTGGAGGTGGATTAATTGTAAAAGTTTCTTCATTGAAAGGAAAGGAAATTACAAATATCAATACCACAATACAAACTTATGAAAATGTTGTTTTTAGTTGGAAAAACGAAAGAGAAGTAAATGTATCGATTAAACCATGTCATACATTATCAACTGGAGACTATATTACGGTTTCTGGATTTTCAACTAGTTTAAGTCAATTAAACGGTTCATATCAAATAGGAGTTACTTCATATACATCTTCCTGTATTTCATCAATAACTTCATCTACTGCAGGATTATCTACAGAAATTTATCTATCACAATTTCCACCTGAACCAGTATCAGTTGGAAGTAGTATTGTTATTGGTAATGAAACTTTAAAAGTTCTTGAAGTATTTGCAAATTTAAATATTCTGAAAGTTCAAAGAGGTTCAACTGGAGTATCACATACAGCAACAACTCAAATAAATTTCTTACCAGATTCCTTAACATTTTCAAAAAATACAAATTATTTTGACTCATATCCAACTGATAGAGTTTATTTTAATCCAAAGGAAAGTATTGGAGTCGGTACAAATGTTGGAATTACCAGTTCTATAACTTTTGCATTTGGAGTTTCTTCAGTAACCAGAACAATACCAACTAATGGAATTTATATTGAAAATCACCCATTTAAAGATAATCAGAAAGTTATTTTTACAATACCTCAAGGAAATCCTCAAATTTCCATATCAACTACATCCAGTTCTTCATCATTCTATTTACCAAAGTCTGGAAATTCTGAGACAGTATATATTGTAAACAAAAACAAAAATACAATAGGTATAAAAACAACTCTAGATTCTTCAGAGGTATTTTTTACAACCATTAATGGTGCTGATAATGATGGGTATTCTTTTAGCAGTACTTACAACCAAGTAATTGGTAAGGTTGAAAAAATTAAATCCACTATTTCAATTTCAACTACACACAGTTTAAATAATGGCGATTTGATTAATTTGACTGTCAATCCATCTCTTTCTATTGGGATTGGAACATCAATTTCAATTTATGTTAAGAGAAACTTATCGGATGGTAAGATTCTCATAAATCCTTTAGGATTTAATTCAACCGGAATTAATACCTCAAATAATATTGTTACGATCAATTCCCATAATTTAAATACTGGCGATAAAGTATATTATTCTTCAACAGATTTAGTTGCATCAGGATTATATACCGGATCATATTTTGTGTATAGAATTGACAATAATAATATTAAACTTTCTGAAACATATATTGATTCTATAACTAATCCACCGATTGTGGTAAGTATTGCTGGTACTGGTGGCAAATCTCAAAGTATTTCAGCAATAAATCCACAAATAAAATCGGTTAAGAACAATAATTTAGTATTTAATTTATCAGATTCCTCTTTATCAGGATATAAATTTAAAATTTATTATGACCAAGAATTTAAAAATGAATTTGTTTCAACCGGTACAACTAGCGGATCTACATTGGTTGGGTTAGGATCAATAGGAATTACATCAACTGCATCTTTAACTATAAAATATGATGAGAATTTACCGACTAGATTATATTATAACCTAGAAAAATCTGGATATATAAGTACTTCGGATAAAGATACAAATAATTATTCCGAAATATTATTTGTAGACAGTCAATATAATAATACGTATTCTATTTTTGGTGTAGGAACAACTACTTTTAGTGTGTCATTAAATCAATATCCAGAAAAATTAGCATATTCATCGAGTGAATGTGATACTTTAGAGTATTCTACAACTTCAATATCTGAACAGGGATCTATTAATAGACTTAATATTGTTTCTGGAGGGACAGGATATAAAAAACTTCCATCACTCTCTGGATCAAATTCTAAAGATGGTAAAGATGCATATATTATTGCAAAATCAAAATCAATAGGATATCCAAAAGAAGTCAGAATTGTTGATGAAGGATTTGAATATTCTTCCGATAAAACTTTACGCCCAGATGCATATATCTCACCTCTAATTACAATTGAAAATTCTAATACAATTTCTCAAATTGATATTTTAGATGGTGGTAAAAATTATGTAACTGCACCTTCAATTGTAATTGTTAATTCTGAAACCGGAGAAAAAATAGATAGCGGAATCTTAGAATCAACTTTACTTGGAAGTTCTATTAACTCATTGAATATTATTCAACAACCAAAAGGATTGCCATCAACAACTGTAACATTATTCTCTGCAAATAATACGAATGGAATTAGTATTCAAAAGGTTGAATCATCCTCTACTGGAATTTTTACCTGTGCAATAACTACTCCAAGTCTTGGATTTAGTACAAATCCATTTAATATTGGAGACAAAGTTTTTATTGAAGGAATACAAAAACAAAGTTCTACTGGATCAGGATTTAATTCTGAAGATTATAATTATCAATTCTTTACTGTCAGCAACTATGATAATTCTGAAACTCTAGACAAAGTTACATTTAACATTACCGGATTAACAACAAATACTGGAATAGCAAAAACTATTCAAGATTCTGTTGCAAATATTATAAAGTATAGCGACTATCCAAAATTTAAAGTTACACAAAAAATAGCATATTTTACAATCGGGGAAAAAATTGTTTCTGATGGAATAGAAAGGGATTTAATTATTTCAAATTATGAGAATAATTTTATCAAAGTACGTGGTACTTATAACCTATCCTTGGGTGAAGTTATTATAGGAAAAGAATCTGGAAATATTGCAACAATAAGTAAAATAGACCAGAATTTGGGAATATTTAAAATTGATTATTCCGTGAAAAAAGATGTTGGTTGGGCAAATGACATTGGGAAATTAAATCAAGATACTCAAGCAATTTCAGATAATGATTATTATCAAAATCTTTCTTATACTATAAAAAGTCCCATTGAGTATGAAAACTTAAAAACACCTGTAAATAGTTTGGTTCATACTATTGGATTAAAGAATTTTGCAGATACTGAAATTATATCTAGTGCAAAATCTGGAATATCAAGTTCAGAGTATTTGAGTGTCATTCATGATATAACAAATGAGAACAGAGTAGATACAATTTATAATTTTGATTTAGTTAAAGATATTGATATAGTTAACCAATCTTCAAAATTTATAAAATTAAAAACTAAAAAATTGGGAGATTATATTGAGTGCATAAGCAATAGAGTTTTAAAAATAGATAATATCAGTAAAGATTTTTCAGATACGGATGGTTCTCCATCAACATTTTTAAATATTTTTAAAATTTCACCATCAGAATCATATAATAATTTACTTTTCAAAATTTCAAATACTTCAAAAACACAAATCCAATTCACAGAATTAACTATATTATCTGATGCAAATAATGTATTTGAAATATTCCAAGAATCAGTATCCAATTCCAATAATGATTCCGAATATGGGACATTTTCAATCTATACTGATGAAATATTCGATAATTATCTTCAATTTACACCAACAAATCCATATGATTATGATTATGATGTTAAATTAATTAGAAGTAAATTCAATTCATCCGTATCGGGAGTTGGAACTACATCTATAGGATTTGTAAATTTAACTGGTGTAGTAACAACCTCACAATCAGGAGCATCGGCATCAATTATTTCTATCCCAACGGGTAAGTTTGAATCCTTGTATGCAAACGTTCAAATAATTGATAATTTAACTAATCAAATGAATCTTTCAAATGTTTATTTGAACTACGATGGTACTAATACTTATATTTCTGAGTATTATTCAGATTCAGAATCTTTAACAAATAGTTACTCTGGAAATTTAATTGGAAATTTCAGTGCCAATATTTCATCTGGAATAATATCATTAATATATACCAACAATTCGGCAAATTCTGTTAATATTCGTTCAAAAATTGTTGGATTTGGGACAACATCTGTTGGAGTAGGAACTTATAGATTTAAATTGCCCGGAGAAATAGATGGTTTAGAGCAAACTGCAATTTATGAATCAAAATACCTTAAAAATGTTTCTGCAGCATCTACAACTTTAACAACACTAAACAAATCTAGTTTTAATGCGATTAAATCTTTTGTTAAGGTGAGTATAGGATCCACAAGTGCATTACACAAAATATTATTAGTTCAAGATAATACAAATGTATACGTACAGCAATCTGCATTCCTTTCAGTTGAGGGGGCATTAGGAATAGGTACTTTAGGTATAGGAACATTTGGTGGTGAATATTCTGGAAATAATTTTGAATTCAAATTTTATAAAGATCAGAACATAAATTCCAATATTAATATACTATCATTTAATCAATGTTTTTATAGTGACGTAAATCCTGCAAATATTCCCCCAAATCTTTCTTATGGAAAAATTGATGAATTTTTTGAGATTGCACAATATAATTCAATTAATGGAGATAGAATTAATAAATTAGAGTTCGATTTAAAAACTGATGGAAATTTAATATTTGCAAAAATTTTTAATCCTGTCGATGCAAATATTGTAAATCCTTCTACTGGAGTATTTAAAATATCAAACCATTTCTTTAGTAATGGTGAGAGATTAATTTATACTCCAAACTCCACATATATCGGAGTTGGACAAAGTGCGGTAGGAATAGGTTCCACATTAAATTCTGTAGGGGTAATTACCAATAGATTACCATCTGAAGTTTATGCTATCAAATTATCTGAAGATACATTTAAAATATCAACCAGAAAAGATTATGCACTATTGGGGGTAGGTGTAACATTTACTTCTTATGGTTTGGGTAATGCTCATCAACTAGAGATGTATCACAAGAATAATAAATCAATAATCACTGTTGATAATATTGTTCAATACCCATTACTATTTACTCCAATAAGGTACAATCTCACCAATAATGGTGGACAGATTAGTGGCATTTCTAGCATATTCTCTTTAAGTGGAATCTCGTCAATATCACCAAAAGATATACTCAGAGTCGATAATGAGTATATGAAGGTTATTTCTGTTGGATTTGGTACTACAAGTAGAGGACCTATTACTAATAGTGGTTCAGTATCGCTTGTTGAAGTTTCCAGAGGTTTTGTTGGTTCATCTGCAACTATTCACCAAGATACTACAGGAATAGCTACTGTTTATAAAGGATCTTTTAATATTGTCGGAAGTAAAATTTTCTTTACGGAATCTCCAAGAGGAAACCCACAATTAATAGTAGATAGGGGAAATTTGTCGTATGAAACATCAGATTTTTCTGGAAGAGTATTTTTAAGAAATGATTATACTACAAACCAAATTTATGATGATATATCATACAAATTTACTGGAATAGGAAGAACCTTTACATTAACTAGTCAAGGTATTAATACTGTAGGATTGGGATCTACTGGTGGAAATGGTGTTCTCTTTATAAATGGAATTTTCCAAACACCAACTACAGTTAACAATCCACAAAATAACTTTAGAATTATTGAGAATTCTGGAATATCAAGTGTAGTATTTTCTGGAATACAGGATCCATCTAATGGAGATTATATTACTTCTCAATATGATATAAATCAAAACCAGACTCCAAGAGGTGGAATAATTGTTTCTCTTGGGTCATCATTGGGATTGGGATATGCACCTCTCGTTGGCGCATCTGTAACGGCAGTTTTAAGTGGTGGAAGTATTGTATCCGTTGGACTAGGAACAACTGATAATCTCGGTTCTGGATATAATGGTCTAGTTTCTATAGGAGTGAGTGTATATCAAAGTGGGCATACTGGAGCAGCAGCATCTATAAGAGCATCTGTTGGTGCGGGAGGAACACTATCATTTACAGTTATTAGCGGTGGAACTTCTTATACAAATCCAAAAATATTTGTTTCTCCACCATCTTATGAAAATTTAGAAGTTGTTGGTGTTTCTAGATTGGGAATAGGAACAACTACTGCCACTGGAATTGGATTATTATTGACAGTCGATGTTGATTCGGGAATTAGTTCTTCTACTGGAATAGGGTCTACCTATTTTGGAGTTTCGTCATTCAAAATTTCTAGACAAGGTTATGCATTTAATCGTGGAGATGTATTCAAAGCTATTGGATTAGTTACAGATAAGAGATTATCTTCCCCAATATCAGAATTTAAATTGACAGTTATTGATACATTTTCAGATTCTTTCGCTTCTTGGCAATTTGGAGAACTTGATTATATAGATTCTGTAAAAAATTATCAAGATGGGGTAAGAACTAGATTCCCATTATATTATAATTCAAAACTTCTTAGTTTCGAAAAAGCAGAAGATTCGCTTATTGATATGAATGATTTGTTATTCATTGTTATTAATGGAGTTATTCAAGATCCTGGTGTTTCATATCAATTTGAGGGAGGTACATCTTTTGTATTTACAACTGCACCAAAACCAGAAGATAGTATTGCAATATTCTTCTATAGGGGAACTAGAGAATCTGATAGTAAACTTAATACAAATATACTAGAAACTATAAAGAAAGGTGATATTGTTCAGATACTAAAAAATGATAATATACCTGGATCAATATCTCAGAATGAAAGAACAGTATTTAATTTATCATATTCCGATAAATTTGAAACTAATTTATATTCTTATCAAGGAGTAGATGACATTAATTATAAACCGATGAGTTGGACTAAACAGAAAAAAGATAGTGTTATTAATGGAGAAATAGTTTATAAAACTAGGAACTCTATAGAATCCTTAATTTACCCAACAGCAAAGATAATTAAAAATTTCTCAACTACAAATACTGAGATTTTTGTTGATAATGCACAATTCTTTAATTATGAAAACATTTCATTTCCAAATATTAAATTTGATGCAGTGATTATTGATTACAATTCTGTAAATACTGTTGGATTAACTACCAATTTTAAAAAAGAAATTATAACTAACATTTCTTCAGTTGAGGGTTTTTCGGGAATTATTACTGGTATAAGTACGACAACTGGAATAGGTACTGTTTTAGCACTCAAATTTCATTTAAATTCTGTTGGAGCAGGGCTTTCTGTCGGATATCCAATTTATATTTTTAACACCAAAGTTGGAAGAGGAGTTACTTCAATTTATACTTCAAATTCTTCGGTTGTTGGAGTCGGAACTACATTCTTAGACAATATCTACAATATTAGTGCATATTCTAATAATGCTGGTGTTGGAATTATTACTTGCAACATATTATCCACAACTTCTGTAACAGGACTTACAACTTCCGGATCCACAATTGGAAATTACTCTTGGGGAAGAATGTCTGGATTTACTAGATCTAGTTCACCAATTTCAATAGGAGTTAGCGGAACTACAGTTGATTCTGGGTTAACTACATTTTCTTCAATTCAAAGAAGAAATTATGGATTAAGATATACTGGAGCACTACCAATAAAGACTGTATAATAAATTATAAATATAGAAAAAACTAATAATATGGCCGCAGTTGTAACAGATCAGTTTAGAATTTTAAATGCATCTAATTTTATAGAATCTATAACAGATCCTACGAAAGATAATGCATATTATGTTTTTCTTGGATTGACAAATCCCACAGAAGTTGGATTTGGAAGAAGTACTACATGGAATATTGATCCACCATCACCAATTGATAATCTTAGTTATCTGAGTCATTATCGTGACACATCTATCTTTGGTAAAAGAATTACCAGTTCAAATGTTAGAAGAATTATAAGAAAGAATGAATGGTCTGTCAATACAAAATATGAAATGTATAGGCATGATTACACTATTTCAAATCAAACGCCAATAAGTAAACAAAATAGACTTTATGATGCAAACTATTATGTTATTAATAGTGATTATAGGGTCTATATCTGTATTGATAATGGGTCTTCTGGTATAAATCCATCAATTAATGGGTCTTTAGACGAACCGAAATTTACAGATGTAGAACCATCTCCAGCTGGAGAGAGTGGAGATGGATATATTTGGAAATATCTTTTTACAATTTCCCCATCAGATGTAATTAAATTTGATTCTACTGAATATATTGTTGTTCCTAATGATTGGACAACGACAACTATCGATTCTGAAATAGTTAGAGTCAGAGAAAATGGAGATTCCACTGCAAACAATAATCAGATTAAAAAAGTTTACATTGAAAATGGTGGAATTGGATATAGTAGTGGAACTTGTAATATTCTTGGCGATGGAACTGGGGGCAAAGTTTTAGTCGAAACTGAAAATGGTGTAATAGTTTCAACTACCGTGGTTTCTGGAGGTTCTGGATATACCTATGGTATAGTTGATTTAGGATCAGTCCAACCTTCAAGTATTAGCAATCCAGCAAAACTTATACCAATTATTCCACCATCTAAAGGTCATGGATATGACATTTATGCCGAATTGGGTACTGATAAAGTTTTAATTTATGCACGATTTGATGATTCTACCAAAGATTTTCCAACAGACACTACTTTTTCACAAATTGGTATCTTAAAAAATCCAACTACATATTCAAGTAATTCCATTTTTAAAGATAATCAATATTCATCATTATATTCAATGAAATTATCTTCTGGCACTCCCACAATTGGTAATAGAATTACACAAACAGTTAGTGGTGGAACTGCAAGGGGATATGTTGCTTCTTATGATAGTGAAACTCAGGTTTTAAAATATTATCAAGATAGATCATTATTTTTCGGATCTAATAGCAACTCTGGTGATCAGACAGATTATAATACTGTAAGCAATGATGCGGAAGTATTGACATTTAGTTCATCTGGTGGAACAATTTCACCCTTTTCAGGATCTATTGATACAACTTTTGGTGATCCAACCCCAACAAATAAAATTACTGTGGGAAATAAAGTCATAGATCTCGGTGTCACTTTCACAAAAGGATTGGCAAATCCCGAGATAAATAAATCATCGGGAGATATTATTTACATCGATAATAGAGCTCTAGTCTCCAGAAGTTCACGACAAAAAGAAGACATTAAAATTATCCTGGAATTTTAAAGAAAAATGGCACAAAAAACGAATTTAAATGTTAGTCCATATTATGACGACTTTGATTCTGAAAAGAATTTTTATAAAGTTTTATTTAATCCAGGGCGACCAGTTCAGGCTAGAGAATTAACAACGTCTCAATCGATTCTTCAAAACCAGATAGAATCTTTTGGTAGTCATATGTTTAAAGAGGGATCAATGGTGATCCCAGGAAATATTGGATATGATGGTCAATATTATTCCGTAAAACTAAATCCAAGTAATTTTGGAACAGATATTTCGGCATATATTGATTATTTTGTAGGTAAAAAAATAATCGGGCAATCTTCAGGAACAACTGCAACTATTCAAAAAGTTGTTTTACCTGATGGCAATAATGTAGAATATTTGACAGTATATGTAAAATATTCAGACTCTGATAATAATTTTGTATTCAACCCCTTCGAAGATGGGGAGTATTTGTCTGCAAATGAATCCATAGTGTATGGAAATACTACTATTAATGCGGGATCTCCTTTTGCATCCTTAATAGCAACAAATGCAACTTCTATAGGATCTGCTGTTTCTATTGCAAAGGGTGTATATTTTGTTAGAGGATATTTTGCGAATGTTGAGAACGATACATTAATTCTAGATTATTATACAAACACACCATCATACAGAGTAGGTTTAAAAGTTGATGAATTAATCATCACATCTAAAGATAATAATACCTTATTTGATAATGCAAAGGGTTTTACAAACTATGCAGCTCCTGGAGCAGATAGATTTAAGATTAATTTAAGTTTAACCAAAAAACTCTTAACAGATACTAATGATACAGATTTTATTGAACTTTTACGAGTTCAAGATGGAAAGATTAAAAAAATTGAAGCGCAAACTCAATATTCGCTAATAAAGGACTATTTCGCAAAAAGAACTTATGATGAATCTGGAGATTATTCAGTAGATCCGTTTATTCCTTCAATACATAATTCATTAAATGATAGACTTGGCAATAATGGAATATTTTTTAGTAATGAAAAAACAGATCAAGGGAATACTCCATCAGATGACTTGATGTGTGTAAAAATATCTCCAGGAAAATGTTACGTTAAGGGATATGATGTAACCACCACAGGTACAACTATTCTTGATGTCGATAAACCTAGAGATACAGAATCAATCTCGGGAGTAAATGTTCCATTTGAGATGGGAAATCTTCTGAGGGTTAATAACGCTTCGGGAACTCCAAAATTTAGATCAACTATAGATCTTTATGATTTGAGAAAGGATTCAACAAGTGCTGTTCCCACAGGTGGGACTAAAATTGGAGACGCTCGTGCATATACACTGAATTTAACAGATGCTGCTTATTATGATGCATCCACAAAATGGGATCTATATCTATATGATATTCAGACATATACTAAGATCACCTTAAATTCTTCAGTATCTTCTTCAGAATTGCCAAAAACTTCATTTATTAAAGGAAAAAGTAGTGGAGCAACTGGGTATGCTACTGCTGATGGTAGTGGATCAGCAATAGTATATTTGCGCCAAACTTCGGGATCATTTTCTGTTGATGAACAAATTCAACTCAATGGTGTAGATTTTCCCAGAACTATTAAATTAATTCAAGTATATTCTACAGACGATATTAAATCAGTATATCAGTCAACTGCCGTATCTGGATATACTGCTGCATTTATTGCAGATTCTTATCTAGAAAAATTCAGATTACCAAATGGTATCGTAAAGGTGAATATTGATGGAAGTACTGGAACTACAACATCTAACGGATCAATTTTTACCGGAATAAAATTAGGAAGTATCATTAGATATAAAGAACCTGGTTTACTCGTAGAGACATTCAATAGAGTAACTCAAGTTTCTGCAGATGGACTTTCAATTACAGTTGGCACTACTACTAGCGTCACTAATGTATGTGATGGATCTTTACCAACCACAGGACAATATGAGGTTTTAATTGGATCGCCAACTATAAGAAATAATACTTCCGGATTTTTGTATGCAGAATTACCGGATAGAAATATTTCATCAGTAAATCTATCGGGATCAAATATTTCGATTTCTTCACAAATAACTAAAAACGTATCTTCAAATAGTTTAAGTTTTAATACCTCAGATTTTGTTGGGATTACCAGTTCATTTTTGCAAACATTTGACGAAGAAAGATATTCAATTCACTATTCTGATGGTGTAATCGAACCATTAACATCTGACAAATTTTCATTATCAGGAAATACAGTAACTGTAAGTAATTTAACCAAAGCATCTGACACTGGTTCAGTTATTAATGCATCATTAATTAAAAATGGAATCAAAAGTAAGAAAAAGGAATATAATAGAAGTAAAACACTTAATATAACATTATCAAAATATGCAGAATCTGGAAGTAATACTAGTTCATCACTTAATGATGGATTAACATATAATAAATTTTATGGATTAAGAGTTCAAGATGAAGAAATTTGTCTGAATTATCCCGATGTAGCAAAGGTACTTGCAATTTATGAATCCTTTGGTACTAGTGCTCCGGTATTGGACAAAATTGAATTTAGTGCAAGTGCAAATGTATATGCAAATGCAATAATTGGTGAAAATATATTAGGAAATTCTAGCAAAGCAATCGCAAGAATAGTTGAAAAAATACCAGCTTCAAATATTTTGGGAGTTGTATATTTGAATGAAAATAAATTTTCTTCTGGAGAATCCGCATCATTTGAAGAATCAAATATTACTACAGATATTATCTCAATAACTGAAGGAAAATATAAAAATTTAACATCTTCCTACAAATTGGATAAAGGTCAAAAAGAACAATATTATGATTATTCCAAAATTGTTAGAAATGATAATACTACACAACCTTCCAAACAATTACTTCTAGTGTTCGATTACTATACTGTACCTACAAGTGATTCTGGAGATGTATTTACTGTATTAAGTTATGATGAACAAAGATTTTTAAGAGATATACCTGCTATTGGATCTAAGGGAATTAGATGTTCTGATACTTTAGATTTTAGACCAAGAGTGCCAGTATTTTCTTCGGTAACTAAATCCCCATTCGATTTTGATTCAAGAACTTTTACAAATGGAACGATTTTATCACCAAACGAAAGTTCTTTGATTGGATATGAATATTATTTGGCAAGAATTGATAAGGTGTATGTAAATAAATTTGGCACTTTATTGCTTCAGAAAGGAATATCTTCAAAAACACCAAAACCGCCCAACAAAAATGATGATGTAATGGAAATTGCAACCATTACTTTACCACCATATCTCTATAATCCTTCAGATGCACAAATATCTCTTCTTGACAATAGAAGATATACAATGAGAGATATTGGATTAATAGAAAATAGAGTTGGTAATTTGGAAAGAGTCACTTCTCTATCATTATTAGAGTCATCAACAGCATCGCTTCAAATTCAAGATGCTGATGGAAAAGATAGATTCAAATCTGGATTTTTTGTAGATGACTTTAAAAATTATAATTTAATTAATATGGATGTATCCAAAATTCAAATATCAGAATCTGGGTCATCTATTGGTGGTAATGAACTGCGACCTATTATAAGTAGAAATACGCTTAAAAGTCAATTAGCACCAGCATCCAGTACGACTGATGAAACCTTAGACCTATCTACCAATTTTGAACTATTAGATTCAAATGTACAAAAAACTGGAAAAATTGTAACATTAAAGTATAATTCTGTTGGATGGATAGAGCAACCTTTTGCAACTACTCAAGAAAATGTAAATCCATTTCACATTTTAGAATATATTGGAATTATAAAATTAACTCCTGAAGAAGATCATTGGGTTAGAACTGTACAATTATCTGACAGACAAGTTTCCATATCAAAATCTATGAAATTGGATCTTGGAGTAGTTTCGGGCCCTGATGTACATACAGTTGGGCAAGTAGAATTTACTGGTAATGGGAGCATTCGTACTAGTGATAGAATTGAAGTATTAAATTCTAGTAAAAATGTAACGACCAGTTCTACAGATATTAGTGTATCAACAGAAAGATTATTTTTGGGATCTTCCGCAGAACAATACATGAGATCTAGAAATACTGAATTTTCTTCATCCAATTTAAAACCAAAAACACAATTCTATCATTTTCTTGATGGAAATAGTTCTATAGATTTTGTACCAAAACTTGTAGAAATTGCAAATGATAGTACACTACAAAATTATGGAGCATCAAAGCAATTTGAGGTTGGTGAAACTGTAATTGGAACTTATGGTGGCGAAGATTTAATTACTTTTAGAGTTGCTTCAGGAGATCATAAGTATGGACAATTCAATTCACCATCAAAAAAATACCAAATAAATCCATATTTTCCTGATGAAAAGTTACCTTCGGCATATAGTTCTTCATCAAAGGTTTTAAATATTGACACTTATTCTTTATGTGAGGAGGCTCAAGGAAAATATTATGGTTATTTGAAAAGGGGTATGAGATTAGTTGGACAAAAAACTGGAGCAGTTGCTTATGTTAAAGATCTTAGATTAATTTCTGACAATTGTGGCGATTTAATTGGTACATTTTTCCTAAAAAATCCCAATACGGATCCTGCCCCTACAGTAAGAATTAATACTGGCAAAAAAACATTTAGAATAACATCAAGTTCCACTAATCAAGCACCTCTCCCAGGAAATAAAGATCTTTCCAGTGCAGAAGCACTTTACACTTCAGAAGGCACGGTTGAAATATTTGAAAATGTAGTTACGACTACAATGACTACAAATGAAACAACACAAACTCAAACATGGAAAGAATATGTAACTCATGCCAGATATTACGATCCTTTAGCACAAACTTTTGCTGTTGGTGGCAAAATAGAATCACCATCCACAATCAATACAAATGATGATGCAAATGGAGCATTTTTAACTGCAGTAGATTTATATTTTGCAACAAAAGATAGTGGAAATAATCCGGTAAGAGTTGAAATAAGAACTGTTGAATTTGGAATCCCAACAAGAAGTGTTCTTGGAACTCCTGCAGTATTAAGACCTGAGGATATTTCAATTTCAGATAATGCAGAAGTTGCAACTCACGTAGTATTCCCATCCCCAATTTACTTGCCTCCAGGAAAACAATATGCAATAGTTGTCATTGCTGATACAAGTGATAAGTATTACTTATGGACTGCGGTAATGAAAGAGAAAACTGTAAATACTGCATCCTTACCAGATGCTGATAGCATCAGATATACGAGACAATTTTCTCTTGGTAGATTATATAAATCCCAAAATGGCGCAGAATGGACACCAAGTGACATGCAAGATTTGAAGTTTAAACTGTATAAAGCAGAATTTACATCAGATACTGGTACAGCATTTTTCTACAACCCAACATTAGATGAAAGTAATGGATACGTACAAAAATTAAATAATAACCCACTGACAACATTACCAAAAACTGCTACTATTGGAATTACTACATCATCCAATCTTTCTGGAATTTTAACTGCAGGAAGAAAAGTTGGGGAAAGTACAATTGCATATAGATATGGTACTATTATTAGTACTGGAGGTTTAGTTGCTTCTGTTGGACTCACTACGGGTGGAAAAAATTATATCACTGATACAAATGTATCAACGTTTAATATTACTGGACAAGGATCTGGATTGACTTTAAATATTACAGCATCTAATGGAGTAATTACTGGGACACCAACTATTGTATCTGCTGGAAATGGATATGCAACAGGAGATGTTGTAGGAATTGTAACATCAACTGTGGGTGCTGGAAGTGGAACTGGCGTAGGTGCGAGAATTACCATTACTGTAAATACTATTGATACTCTGTATCTTACTGGAGTTCAAGCGGAAGATTTTACTAAAAATGGAACTGCAAACTTAGTATATTATAGTGATTCTGGATCTAGGATTTCTTTTGCAAATACTTCTATTATCAGTTCTTCCGTAACTTCTCAAGTAAGTCCAACAAATACCAATTCTGGAAATTTCTTGAAAGTTGATCATTTTGATCACGGAATGTATTCAAATACAAATCAATTATCACTCAAAAATGTCAAGTCTAATGTTGCTCCGGTTGTATTAACCTCAGAATTGCTTGCGGAAAATATATCTTCAATTAGCGTTGCTATTGGAGATACTACAAGTTTTGCAACTTTTGAAGGAATTGCAGTCAGTGCAAATAATCCAGGATATGTAAAAATTGATAATGAGATTATTGGATATAGTCAAGTTACCTCTGGTGGGGCATTGACATTAATTTCTGGAGGAAGAGGAATTGATTCTACTATTGTTTCTACTCATTCAATTAATAGTTTAATGTATAAGTATGAATTGAATGGAATTTCTTTAAGAAGAATCAATAAAACACATGATATCAGCGATCTTAATATTGGACTAGATGGATACTATGTAGAAATTGACACTTCAGCAAATGGAAATGGAATAAACCGAAGTAATGATGGATCTCTCACTGGTGCTCCTCAACTTTCATTCACAAGTCAACAAACTCTTGGTGGATCTAAAGTTTTAGCAACAGAAAATATTCAGTTTAATGCTTTAGTTCCAACTTATGACATCTTAACTCCAGGATCTGCAACATCTATAAATGCAAAGATTAGATCTGTTACTGGGACTAGTATAGGCGGAAATGAAACTTCATTCCTAGACAATTCATTTGAACCAGTACAACTAGGACAGTTAAATAGTTTAAATTCTACAAGAATTGTGTGCTCCAAAGTAAATGAATCTATAAAATTAACCAATCTACCCAGAAATAAATCATTTACTACTGGAATAACATTTACTACTACCGATAAAAACTTATCTCCAGCACTTTTTACTGATACTGCATTTACTGAATTTTATAGTAATAGAATTAATCGACCAATTACAGATTATGCATATGATGGCAGGGTGAATTCTACAATATATGATCCACATTCCGCAGTATATGTCTCTAACACTATTTTACTAAGTAACCCAGCAAAATGCTTGAAGGTTATTCTGTCTGCTTATTGTCATGAATCTTCGGATTTTAGAGTTCTTTATAGTCTAGATAGAGCAGATTCTAGTGAAGTTGCACAATCATTTGAACTTTTCCCAGGTTATGATAATATCTCATATATCAACAATGATGGATATTCTGTTGTAGATTTATCCAAGAATAGTGGAAGACCTGATACAATCGTTTCGTCAAGTTTAAATGGCGAATTTAAAGAATATCAATTTACTGCAGATAATCTTGGGTTATTTACTGGATATAGAATTAAAATTGTTTTCTCAGGAACAAATCAAGCATATGTTCCAATAATTAAACAACTTAGAACGATAGCAATCCGATGATAAAAGTTGAAGGTTATCCAAATCTATATCGAGATGAACGAACTGGTGCTATTGTGAATTGTGATACATTATCATATAATAATTATGTCAACTCTCTCAATAAAAGAGATTCTGAAAAAAGACAATTAGATGAAATGCGAAATGATATTGACGAAATTAAATCCATTCTCAAGGAGTTATTAAATGCATCCAAATGATATTGATTTAAAAAGTATTAATAAACTTTTTGAATATGAAAAGCAATCTAGGTTAATTGATGAATTAAACGCAGATGAATTGAAGTTATTTGCAAAACTATATTGCAAACTTTATTTAAAGCAGCAAGAAACTCTCACATCTCTTATGACCCTATGAATCTTTAAGATATAAATAGTCTTAAGGAATATATTAAAAAAATGGCAGTCTATGTTTCTAATATTGTCATTGATCAAGGATTTGACTTTTCCACTATATTTGGATTAGAGGATGCTAGAACAAATTCGGCCCTGAATATCTCTGGATATTCCGCAACTTCACAGTTGCGTAAAAGTCCTTCTAGTTCAACTTCTGTTTCTTTTGCATCAACAATAATTGATCCTCTTGTCGGAGCAATCCAAATTTCATTAACAGATGATCAAACTTCAAATTTGAAACCTGGAAGATATGTTTATGATGTGATGTTGGAGCATGTGGGACTTGGTTCTGGTGGAAAAAAATATAAAGCAGTGGAAGGAATGGCCCTAGTTAGAGCAGGAGTTACACGATAATGCCAACTATACCAGATAGAATTGGTGGACAAAATGTTATTAGAGTACTCTCTAATAGTATTGCACCATCCAACAGATTAGTAGATTTAAGTGATGTTGATGCATCATCACTTGCGGATGGATACGTACTAGAATATGCATCAAATAGTGGAAATTTTATCACCACAGATACTTTAAGAAATTTAAAAAATTTAAATGTAACTGGAATAACATCGACATATAGATTAAATGTTACTGGAATTACATCATTTGCAGGTGATTTATATATTGGTGGAGATTTAATTGTGAAAGGTACTATACTTTTAACTATAGATGGTGGTGAATACTAATGGCAAAACCAGCAAGCAGACAACAACTCGTAGATTACTGCCTAAGGCGTCTAGGTGCCCCTGTACTGGAAATTAACGTCGATGATGACCAAATAGATGATTTGGTTGATGACGCCTTACAGTACTTCCAGGAGAGGCATTTTGATGGTGTTGAAAGAATGTATTTGAAATACAAGGTAACTGAACAGGATTTGGCTCGGGGTCGAGGTAAGGGAACTAATGGAGTTGGAATCGTAACCACAACAGGATCTGCAAATATTAGTGGTATTGGATCTACTACTTTCAATTTTTATGAGACTTCCAATTTCATTCAAATTCCAGATTCAGTAATTGGTATTGAAAAGGTATATAAATTTGATACTAGTGACATTTCTGGAGGAATGTTTAGTATTAAATATCAGTTATTTTTAAATGATTTATATTATTTCAATTCTGTTGAACTTCTTCAATTTGCTATGGTTAAATCATATTTGGAAGATATTGATTTTCTTCTAAAAACTGATAAACAGATAAGATTTAATAAAAGACAAAATAGAATGTACTTAGATATTGATTGGCAAGCACAGAAAGCAGATACCTTTTTTGTAATTGATTGCTATAGAATTTTAGACCCAAATGATTTTACTAATGTCTATAATGATAGTTTCATTAAAAAATACCTCACTTCATTAATTAAAAAGCAATGGGGACAAAATCTTATAAAATTTAGAGGAGTAAAACTTCCTGGAGGAATTGAATTAAATGGTAGAGAAATATATGAAGACGCTGAAAAAGAATTGGAAGATATTAGACAAAGAATGGTAACTGAATACGAACTACCACCATATGATTTTATTGGATAACTATGGCACTCAATCCTTACTTTCTACAAGGTTCCCGCGAAGAACAAAATTTAGTTCAAGATTTAATCAATGAACATTTAAGAATGTTTGGAATTGAGGTATATTATATTCCAAGAAAGCAATTAAAAACTGATAATATTGTTAGAGAGGTTCAATCTTCTAAATTTGATGATAATTTTATCTTAGAAGCATATCTGAATAACTATGAAGGTTATTCTCCTGGTAGTGATATTATGAGTAAATTTGGAATTTCTCTTAAAAATGAACTATCATTAATAATTTCAAGAGAAAGATTTGAAGAATTTATAACACCATTCTTAACATCAATCATTGAGGGAGAAAAAAATTATTCACCAGGAGAAAAATTATCAATATCTAGTAGACCAAAAGAAGGAGATTTAATTTATTTTCCACTGGGCGAAAGAATTTTTGAAATAAAAAGAGTAGAATTTGAAAATCCCTTTTATCAATTGGGAAAAAATTATGTCTATGAATTAAAATGTGAACTGTTTGAATATGAGGACGAGGAAATTGATACTGATATTGTTGAGATTGAAAATACATTATCTGATACTGGATATATAACTGATCTAAAATTGGTTGCATTTGGTGGAATTGCACAATGTGAAGCAGTTGTTAGTCCTTATGGTGGCGTGAACGAAATAATACTTACTAATGATGGTTATGGTTATATTTCAGATCCTATTGTAACCATAAGTCCTCCTCCAAGTCCAAGTTTAGGATTTGAATTCAATCAAATTTTGGGAACAACAAGTACAGATAATGATTCTTCTAGAGCAACTGCAGTAGCTATAACAACTTCCAAAGGTAGAGTTAGATCGATAAGTAAAATTTTAATTACAAATTCTGGTTACGGATATACTATATCACCGCAGGTTACAATATCTGGTGGTGGTGGAAAAGGAGCTACTGCAATAAGTAATATTTCAACTAATGTCATTAAAGAAATTCAAATTACCGATAAGGGAGATAGATATTATTCCACACCAACCATAACTATATCTCCCCCAATAGGTATTGGCACAACTGCTACTGCAATTGCAAAAATTTCTAATGGCAGACTTTCTGAGGTATTAATGGTTAATGCTGGATCTGGATATACTTCATTACCGACAATAACTGTTTCCTCCCCACCAATAATTGGATTTGGAACATATATTGTTTCCGAAGAAGTAGTAGGAAATCTATCAGGAACTTCAGCAATAGTTAAATATTGGGACAATCCAGGAAAAGATATTGATAAAATTTTAAGAGTTTATCTAAATAGTGGAACATTTAGCGAAGGTGAAGTAATTGTAGGATCTGCATCATCTGCAGTATACACATTAAAAGCATATGATTTGGATACAACTAACTATAAGTATTCCGAAAACAAGGTAATAGAAGAAGAAGCAGATTCAATAATAGATTTTAGCGAATCAAATCCATTCGGTATATACTAATGTTATCAAATTATTACTATCACGAAATTATTAAAAAGACAATAGTTGCCTTCGGAACTCTTTTTAATGATATTCATATTCAACATCAAAATAGTCAGGATGAAACTATTTCTGATATGAAAGTTCCATTGGCATATGGGCCGATGCAAAAGTTTCTTGCAAAGATTCAGCAACAAGAGAAATTAAACAAACCAGTTGCGATTACTTTACCCAGAATGTCATATGAAATTACTTCTATTAAATATGATTCGACAAGGAAATTGGGGGTTACTCAGACTTTCAAAGCATCCGATGGCAATCAATTAAAGAAAGTCTTTATGCCAGTTCCATATAATATTGGATTTGAACTAAGTATTCTAACAAAATTGAATGATGATTCGTGGCAAATTGTCGAACAAATTCTTCCATATTTTCAACCAACATTTACATTGACTATAGATCTTGTATCATCAATTGGAGAAAAAAGAGATATTCCTTTAAATTTGGACGATATTTCTTTTAAAGATGATTATGAAGGAGATTTTTCAGAAAGAAGATCTTTAATATATACTTTGAAATTTACTGCAAAAACTTATTTCTTTGGCCCGGTTTCAGATACTACCGATGGACTTATTCGTAAGGTACAAGTTGATGTGTATGCCGGTACAGATATAGAAAATGCAAAAAGAGAATCGAGATACACTGTCGTTCCAAATCCAATCGATGCAAATCCCGGAGATGAGTTCCTATTTGATGAGAATTGGGAATTCTTTAACGATTCTAAATCTTATAGTCCAACACAACAGAAGGATATTTAAACAATAATTGATATGGTAAACAATTTTGAGTCTATTGATAGAGCACTGAATACTGAAAGTAGTATTATTGATGTTGAATCAAAAACATCAGATGTTGAATTAATAAAAACATCTCAAGATGATATTCAAAAAGACTACGAATATAGTAGAGCACAATTATATTCGCTTATTGAAAAAGGACAGGAAACTTTAAATGGAATTATGGAATTAGCAGCAGAGACTGCTAGTCCAAGAGCATATGAAGTTGCCGGTCAAATTTTAAAAAGTGTTGGGGATACTGCAGATAAATTAATAGATCTTCAAAAGAAAATGAGAGCAATTGAAGAAAATGATGTGAAAACAACTAATAATGTGACCAACAACGCAGTATTTGTTGGATCGACTTCAGAATTGCAAAAATTACTTAAGCAAGGTTTTCTAAATAGTAAAGATAAATCTTAGAGTATATCAATGCAACTGAAATCTCATAGAACTGTTGAGCAAATTGCAAAGAAACATCGTATGGATGTACCTTTTATAAAAAAACAACTTGAAATGGGAATTCCAATTGAACACGAACATACCCGCAATAAAACTTTAGCAACTGATATTGCTCTTCAACATTTAGATGAGTTTCCCGATTATTATACTCGTCTGAAAAAAATGGAGGCAAATGCAAAAAAAGATCATAAAAAGTTTAAAGACGTAAATGTAAAAGAAGACGCAGTGACCGATCTTCAAAGAGGTATTACTGAATTACCTGATGCATCTTATGCGAGTGATAGTCTAATAAGACGAATTATGAAGAAAAGAAGAATAAAAGAAGAAACTAAATCTGGAGATGAAGGTCTTCGTGATTGGTTTGGTAAATCTAAATCAAAAGATAAAAAACCTGGTTGGGTAAATATTGTAACTGGTGGAACTTGTGCAAGTGATGAACCTGGGGAAGGAGTTCCAAAGTGTGTATCTTCTGAGAGAAGAGCAAGTATGCCTAAAGAAGAGAGATTATCAGCATCAAAAAGAAAAAAAGCAGCAGATCCTAGGCAACAAGAAAAATCTGGTGCCGCAAAACCAACTTATGTTTCGACAGATAAAAAAATTAAAGAAGAAATGAATATTCAAGAAGTAAAAGATAAACCAGGAAAAGGAAGTGGTGAGAAAGATTCTTGTTATAATAAAGTAAAGTCGAGATATGATGTTTGGCCTAGTGCTTATGCATCAGGAGCACTCGTTAAATGTCGTAAAGTTGGTGCTGCTAATTGGGGTACAAAATCGGAAGATTGTTGGGATGGTTACAAACAAGAAGGTATGAAAAAAAAAGGTAAGAAAATGGTTCCAAATTGTGTTCCAGTAAAAGAAGCATCGGAGATGAAGAGATATTGTCCAAAATGTGCAAAAGAAGAAACTCGTGATGAGTGCAAATACGGACAAAAATATTGGGACATGTTCTCAATGCCTATTACTTTGAAGGATCATACGCCAAATACTCCACATCCAGGTAATTTTCCAGAGTCTGTAGATCACGAATATTCTATGGCGCGTTCTGAACTAAACACAATTATGAACGCTGCAAAAAGATTAAAGAAAAAAGTGGGTAAAGGTGAAGGTGATATTCTAGCATGGGTTCAATCAAAAATTACTAAGGCAGCAGATTATATTGATACAGCCGCTGATTATATTGATAGTGCTGAGACAAAGAAGGAATCTGTAAATATCGAAGATGCGAATGGAAATCATTATGTGGAGTTTATTGATATTATCAAACCTGAACCACTGAAAGCAAGTAGAGGTATTGGAAGTAGATTAGTTGGAGAAAGTATTTCTAATGAACCAAAGTTAAAACCAGGATCTGGTCTTGGTGGCGGAAAACCAGTTTATGAAAAAGGAAAAGAACCAAAACCAACAGGTGCAAAACTTCCATTAGCAAAGAAGAAAACTCAATTGCAGGTTGCACATTATGAACCAAAAACAAAATCATTCACTGAATTTATGATTGAAGCATCTGCTGCTTGGCAAAGAAAAGAGGGAAAGAATCCTGAGGGTGGTCTAAACAAAAAAGGAATCGCTTCTTACCGTAAAGAGAATCCTGGATCACATCTCTCACTTGCGGTTACAACAAAACCATCAAAGTTAAAACCAGGTTCTAAAAAAGCAAATAGAAGAAAGTCATTTTGTAGTCGTATGTCCGGCGTGAAAGCAAAATTAACTAGTGCAAAAACTGCCAATGATCCTAATTCGAGAATAAATAAGTCATTGAGAAAGTGGAATTGTTAGTATGAATGAATTATCTGAACTCTTCAAGTTAGTAGCGCAAGAAAAGAAACAAAAAAAGGAAGAATTTGAATCTTTAGTCGGTGACTTGGGATTAAATTCTGTTTTTGAAGAAGTTTCTATTCTTAAAGCAAAGAGTAAAATAAAAAATAAAAAAGGACATAAAGCACTCAAAGTATTTGAGGACTTGTTGTCTTCCAAAGAGATGCAACCAAATATTCAAGAAGAAATTGAAGAAATTTTTGAAGTAGTAGAAGAACTTCAAGAAGAACTTGAAGAACCAAAATACCCAACATTGATGGAGAGATCATTAGGACTTCTTTCCGAACCATCAGATGTTAAGCAACAAAATGACCCATTAACTCCTCTGGATCAAAAGTTCGCAACACTTGAAGATTTAGAGAAGCATTATAAACTCTTCCTTTCTCGTATTCAGCAACAACTATCCACATTAGGCGGTGGTGGTGAAACTCGTCTAAGATATTTGGATGATGTTGTAGGTGTTGCAACTAATTCTGCTGCTTATGACGGAGCATTTTTAAGATGGAACTCATCTACCAATACAGCAGGATTTTCAACCTATATTGGTGGACTTCTAATTAACGAAACTCTGAATACAGTCACAACTCGTGGAAATACAACCACGAATGGTATTGGAGTTTCGTTTGTAAATCTTCCAGTTGGTTCGGTTATTACTGGAGTATCTTCAATTGTTGCAAATATTACAAGAGCAAATTTAAGTTCAGTTCTTGAATACGGACCATATGCTAATCTTGGGATTGGTAGTTATGGATTAACCTATGGCATTACTGGTGTTAACTATGCAGTATATCAACTCCAAGCAGTTCCATCCCCTACACTTCAAATCGGTGATGTAATTGCTGGTGCAGGCATTTCAGTTGGAAGTGCAATTATTGGTATTGGTACTGGTTCTTATAATAATGTTATTATTACTGATAAGACTTTCCCCGTAGGTGCAGGTTTATCCCCTATACCATATGGAACAATCATCAATTTTGCTCGTGCAGTTGTAAATCCTGGATTATCAGTTGCAACAATTGATAATACTGATATTACATTAAATGCTGGTGCTGGTGGTAATGTTGTTACTCATTCGGATATTCTTCCATATACAACGAATGTCTGGTCTTTAGGTTCTCCTGCAAGAAGATTTAAAGAGGTCTGGTTTGGAACTGGTACGATTTACGTTCAGGACGAAACATTAGGAAACGACCAGGCATTGGGTGCAAAGGATGGTAATTTCTACATCAAAGGTGGTGCAGGTTTAGAAGTTGGTGAATGGATTTTATCAGATAATAATATAAAAATTAAAAATCCTGCTCGGGATGTTTATTTTGGTTCTCTTGGTGCAACTGCAGATGTTGTATTCAATCGTTCAATAAAAATTCAAGACAGCAGTAATAGAACGGCATATTATACAGACCGCACAGGACGCACTCAATATTATCCTCCAACTATTCCTGCGGGGGATATTGGTGGAGTAAGTATCATTGGTTCAGCAGGTGGAGCATATCAACCAGTTATAAATGCTGGTGGAATGCTTCATATTACTGGTAATGATAATGCAGTAAGTCGTATTACAAATGATGCATTTGGCACTGGAGTATTTCCCGCTTATATTAGTCGTGCAGGTCGTGGAACTGCTGCATCTCCAAGTGCAATAGTTTCTGGTGATATTTTAAGTCGTTATAGTACAGTTGGATTTGGTACTACTACATTTCCAACTGGACCTGCAGCAAACAATATAGAAGTTTATGCAAGAGAAAACTTTACAAATAGTAAACAGGGAGCAGAATATAGATTTTACAATGCACCGATTGGTTCAATCACAAAAACATTAGATTTAACAATTAATACTGAAGGATTAACATTTGCAGGAACTGGCAGCACTACTGGTATTACTTTCTACGATAATTCAAGATTAACATATTTCCCATCACAAACAGCAGCAACTGCAGATAAGTTCCTGAAGGTTACTAATGTTGCTGGTAATTATGTAATGTCTTGGGAATCAACTCCCACTGTTGTTGGTGCGGTTGTTTATAAAGGAACATATAATGTTGTTACTAACAATCCACCAGTATCAGATGCAACGGGACAAACGGGTTGGGAATATACGGTAGTTGGGACTGCTACAACTAATTTTGGGAGTGGAAACCTAACACTTCAAGACGGTGATTTGTTAATTTATAATGGAACTCATTATGACCAAATTCCTGGACTAAGAACACAACTTAATTCTGATTGGAATGCCACTGTTGGTGTTACTGCAATTATAAACAAACCAACAATTGTTAATAAGATTATTGGCGGGACGGGAGTAACACTTTCTCCTTCTAATGGAATTGGTACAGTCACAATTGATGCAACTGGAACACAGAATTTAAATTCAGTATTAACCAATGGAAATACTTCGGCACTTGGAATAAATGTTGGAGTTGTATCCGCAACTTCTTATATTGGAAATGGTGTAAATCTAACTGGTATTGTAACTTCTGTCGTTGCTGGTACTGGTGGAATTTCAGTATCAGGTTCAACAGGAAGAGTTACGATTAATGGAACTACTCAAGTCAATAGTGATTGGACTTCAACGGTTGGTATTGCTTCTATTCTAAACAAACCAACGATTGTTAATCAAATTATTGCCGGAAGTGGAGTTTCAATTGTACCTGCTAATGGAATTGGTATTGTTACGATTACTGGAACACAAAACCTAAATTCAGTATTAGGTTATGGAAATACTTCATCACTTGGAATGAGTGTTGGAGTTGTGACTACCACTAAACTTGTAAGCAGTGATGGTGGAACATTCTCTGGTGTAGTTACTGCAACTTCTTATAATGGTTCTGGAACTAATCTAACTGGTATTGTAACTTCTATTGTTGCTGGTACTGGTGTTACTATTTCTGGTTTTACAGGGCAAGTTACTATTAGTTCAACACCATCCAATTTTATTTCTACTTCTACTACACAGGCAAGCACACTTACAGTAGATTTTACTGGTCCAGATGTAATATTCTGGCAACCTAATGCTAATGGAAATAGAACAGTTACACTAACTAATTTTACGGCAAATAGGGGCATTAGGATTTTTATTACTCCTCATACTGGTGCAAATACTTTTACGTTTACTGGAGTAACTGCAAGTCAATGTAGTAATGGTAGTAATGTTTATCAACTTGGTGGTGGTGGTGCTGCTCAAGCAAGTATGATGATAGAACTATTCTCAACTTCAACTGCTGTTGGTGGAGTTTGGATATTTGCATACGGTGGAGTTTGATTAAAAATTATGGCAATTGAAGATATTCAACTAAAGCAGTCAGATGCTTATCTCTCTAATCCAAATCTAAAGAGGGCAAATACAACTATTGAATGGACTGAAGAACAAGTCCTTGAATGGTTACAATGTGCAAAGGATCCGGTATATTTTGCAAAAAATTATATTAAAATTGTATCTCTTGATGATGGTCTGATTCCTTTTAATTTGTTTCCATTTCAGGAAAAATTAATTCAAAGATTTCATGAAAACCGATTTAATATTTGTAAGATGCCTAGGCAGACGGGTAAGGCATTAGCATTAGATACTTCAATTCCAACACCATCTGGTTGGACAACCATGGGAGATCTTAAAGTTGGGGATGATATACTATCTCCATCTGGAAATAAAGTTTCGGTAACTATGAAAACCGAAACCATGTATAATCACAATTGCTATAAATTATACTTTGATAATGGTGAAGAAATAGTCGCAGATGCGGGTCATTTATGGGAGGTTGATAGTTCATATTGGAGAACTGGTAAAAAAGTATTAACATCTCAAGAAATATACGATAAGTACGAAACAAAAACTAAAAATAAAAGAGGAAGTGGCGTTCAAGGGTCATTATATATTGAAAAATCCAAACCAATCAATTTTATTAAAAACTCATTAGATATTGATCCATATCTTCTTGGAGTTTGGTTGGGAGATGGATATTCTTCAGATGGAAGAATTGTAGCACATAAAGATGATTATGAGTTCTATAAGACTATATTGGATATAGAACATGAAAGAGAAGATGGTAATTGTATGAGATTTAAAGTTAGAGATTTTAAATTAAAATTAAAATCTCACAATTTATTAAAAAACAAACATATTCCACAAAATTATTTAAGATCTTCCTATGAAGATAGGTTAGAATTACTTCGCGGATTAATGGATACTGATGGGTCAGTAACAAAAAATACCAGATCATTTGAATTCTATCAAAAAAATTATAATCTCATATTGCAAGTTGTAGAACTATTGTCAACATTAGGAATCAAATCAAATATAAGACATAAAAAGATAAAAGGCAATTATTACCATACAGTATCATTTACAACTAAAGAGCAAGTATTTAATCTTCCAAGAAAATTAGATAATATCGATACTCAAAGAACAACTAGAATACAAGAAAATAGACATTATATTCATAAGATTGAAAAAGTTGATAGTGTTCCGGTTGCTTGTATTCAAGTAGATAGTGAAGATCATCTATTCTTATGCGGTAAGACTTTTATACCAACTCATAATTCCACAACTTGCGTATCCTACTTACTCCATTATGCCGTTTTCAACGATAATGTAAACATTGCCATACTTGCAAACAAAGCATCTACAGCAAAAGATCTTTTAAGTAGATTACAACTTGCATATGAAAATCTTCCAAAATGGATGCAACAAGGTATTGTGTCGTGGAACAAGCAATCATTAGAACTAGAAAACGGTTCAAAAATTATTGCTGCCTCTACATCAGCATCTGCTGTTCGTGGAGGATCATATAATATCATATTCTTAGACGAATTTGCGTTTATTCCAAATAATATTGCAGATCAGTTCTTTGCATCAGTTTACCCTACCATTTCTTCTGGTAAATCAACAAAGGTAATTATTGTATCCACACCTCATGGTATGAATCATTTCTACCGTATGTGGCATGACGCTGAGAAGGGTAAGAACGAATATGTTCCTACAGATGTGCATTGGTCTGAAGTGCCGGGTAGAGATGCAAAATGGAAAGAACAGACTATCGCCAACACCAATTTACAACAATTTAACGTCGAATTTAATTGTGAATTTTTGGGCTCAGTAGATACACTAATTAATCCAACAAAACTTAAATCACTAGTTTACGAAGATCCCCTAAAAAGAAGTAAAGGACTTGATGTTTATGAAGATCCAAAAGAAGACAATAATTATTTAATTACTGTTGACGTAGCAAGAGGAGTTGGAATTGACTATTCTGCTTTTATAGTTTTTGATATCACCAATTTTCCTTATAGAACTGTGGCAAAATATAAAAATAATGAAATCAAACCAATGATGTTTCCGTCTATTATTCATGAAGTAGCAAAAGCATATAATGATTCTTGGTTATTAGTTGAAGTGAATGATATTGGAGATCAAGTAGCAAATATTTTACATTATGATTTGGAATATGATAATGTCCTAATGTGTTCAATGCGTGGTCGTGCTGGTCAAATTGTCGGATCTGGATTTAGTGGGAAAAAGTCGCAACTTGGTGTTCGTATGACATCCGCAGTTAAGAAGTTGGGATGCTCCAATTTAAGAACAATGGTAGAGGATGATAAACTTTTAATTAATGATTATGATATGATTTCGGAACTCACAACTTTTATTCAAAAAAGTAGATCATTTGAGGCAGAAGAAGGTTGTAATGATGATCTTGCAATGTGTCTTGTAATATTCTGTTGGTTAGTTGCACAAGATTACTTTAAAGAGATGACGAACAATGATGTTCGTAAAAGAATTTATGAGGAACAAAAAAATCAAATTGAACAGGATATGGCACCATTTGGATTTATTTTAGATGGATTAGATGATACTGAGGTTTATGTAGAACCAGAGACTGGAGATCGATGGATGTTTGCCACAGCACAAAATGAAATTCAATCATTAGAAGTTTGGAATGTTGATGAGTATGGAGATCGATCAAATGAATGGGATTATCGTTGAAAAGGCGGATTTTTATAAATACTTTTAGAATAATTCTGGAATTGTAGAGGAATACAGATGGCGCTAAATTTAGCATCCCCTGGAATTGTAGTAAGAGAAGTTGACTTAACTATTGGAAGAGTCGGCCCAACTTCAAATAAAATTGGCGCAATCGTAGCTCCTTTTGCAAAAGGGCCTGTTGATTCGCCAACTTTAGTGGAAACTGAACAGGATCTACTTAATAATTTTGGGGAACCATATGCAATAGATAAGCATTATGAAAATTGGTTAGTTGCTTCTTCTTATCTTGCTTATGGTGGATCATTAAGAGTAATAAGAGCAGATGATACAGATTTAAAGAATGGTTTCTCTGGTGCAGCATCGAGCATTAAAATTAAAAGTTTAGATCATTATACCGAATTGGGATATGATGAATCCATAATTCCTAGCGTAACTGTTGCTGCAAGAAATCCCGGATCTTGGTCTAATGGAATTATAGTGGGGATGATTGATGCGAAGGCAGATCAAATCATTGGAATTACCACAACAAATATTTTAGTTGGATATGGTATCACACAATCTACCGCAGGAAAAGTTGTAGCAGGAGCTGCAGGAACTTCTCTTCTTGATGGATATTTTAAAGGTATCGTTACCGAAGTTGGTTCTGGAACAATTTCAGTAAAACTTTTAAATCATGTATCTGCTGCAGGAATAATTAGAAATGTAGATTATCAACCAAATTCAATTTATGCCTTTGAAACTGGCGTAACTTATGGATCTTTATACTTAACAAATAATGCTTCTGTTGGAGTTGCAACAACTACTGCTTCAACTTCAGTAGATTGGTTTGATCAACAAACTCTTACAATCGGCACTGGTTTTGTTGGAACAGCAACATCAGAAATCACAATTAACTGGAATAGTATTGCAGATCGTCCGTTTACGTCAGATTATGCTAATGTAAGAGGTTCAAGATTTGATGAGGTTCATGTTGTAGTAATTGATGCTTTAGGGGCAATTACTGGCAATGCGGGAACAATTCTTGAGAAGCACTTAAATCTTTCTAAAGCATCGGATGCCCAATTCTCAGTTGGAAGTCCTTCTTACTGGAGAAAGTATCTTACAAATGATTCTCAATATATTTTTGGTGGTTCTTCTCCAGCAGCAATTACTCCCACAGGATTTAGTGCTGGATTTACAGTATCGACAAATTATAATTGGGATCAAGGAGCAAGCGGTATAATTTTTGGTGCATGTGGAGCAAAAAATTTAATTCTAAATGGAGGATTGGATTATAACGGGCAAGCTGGAATTACAACATCTGGAGCATTAACTGCAACAATTGCAAAAATTTCTGCAGGATACAGTTCATTTGAAAATGCCAATAACTTTAAAGTCGATTTCCTTTTAATGGGATCTGGAAATTACAACATTTATGATGCTCAGGCACTCGCAGAAAGACTTATTTCAGTTGCAGAATTAAGAAAAGATGCTATCGCATTTATTTCTCCCTATAGAGGATCTGCACTTACTGATACATCAGATCAAGGGGCAGTAACTGTAAGATCTGATGCAGATATTACTGATAAAGTTCTTCAGTTCTATGCACCTATCACTTCTTCAACTTATGCAGTATTTGATAGTGGTTATAAGTACATGTATGATAGATTCTCAAATACCTTCAGATATGTACCCTTGAATGGGGATATTGCTGGAACTTGTGCTCGCAATGACATTAATAATTATGCCTGGTATTCTCCAGCAGGAACTTCAAGAGGTGCAATCTTGAATGCTGTTAAGTTAGCATATAATCCTACTAAGTCTCAAAGAGATCGTCTATTTTCAAATAGAATTAATCCAGTCATCTTCTCACCAGGAGCAGGAATTATTCTATTTGGTGATAAAACTGGATATGGAAAAGCATCAGCATTCGATAGAATTAACGTTCGTCGCCTCTTTATCTATCTTGAAACAGCTATCTCTGATGCTGCTAAAGATCAACTTTTTGAATTCAATGATGAAATTACAAGAACAAATTTTGTAAATATTATTGAACCATTCCTTCGAGATGTTCAATCAAAGAGAGGAGTTTATGATTATGTTGTTGTTTGTGATGAAACAAATAATACTGCGGCGGTAATTGACAATAATGAATTTGTTGCTGACATCTACATTAAACCTGCAAGATCAATTAATTATATTGGTCTTACCTTCGTTGCCACCAGAACTGGCGTTTCTTTTGATGAAGTAATCGGACAATTCTAATTAATCTAGAGGTAAAACACAATGGCAACCAGAAATCAATTAAATACACCTCCTTTAAGGAAGATTACCGACTTCAAGAGTAAGCTTTCCGGTGGTGGTGCTCGTGCAAATCTTTTTGAAGTTGTACTATCATTTCCAGCATCTTCTCCAACAGATTCCAATACTCTTGACAAGATTAGATTCTTAGTCAAAACAGCTGCTCTTCCAGCATCGACCGTTGGCCCTGTTAATGTTCCATTTAGAGGACGAATTTTAAAAGTTGCAGGAGATAGAACTTTTGAAAGTTGGACTGTTACAGTAATCAATGATACTGACTTTGCAATTCGCTCTGCTCTTGAAAAGTGGATGAATACGATCAATAGACTTTCTGATGCAACTGGAGTTACTGACCCAGCACTTTATCAAGCAGATGCTTTTGTTTATCAATTGGATCGTGATGGTTCTACTCTTAGAGCATATCACATGTATGATATTTTCCCAACAAATCTTGCACAGATTCAACTTTCTTATGATACTACTGATGAAATTGAACAATTTACTTGCGAATTCCAAGTACAGTGGTGGGAAGCAATCAAAGGTAATGGTACAAATGCTGGTGGTGAAAACATTAACTAAATAAAATATACAAATAAACTTATAATATGGCAAAACTTTTTGGATTTTCGATTGATGATTCTAATGAAAAATTAAAATCTAAATCTATTGTCTCCCCCGTCCCACCTAACAATGACGATGGGGTAGACAATTTTATTTCAAGTGGATTTTATGGTCAATATTTAGATATTGAAGGTGTTTATAGAACTGAATTTGATTTGGTAAAAAGATATCGTGAAATGGCATTACATCCGGAATGTGATAATGCTATTGAGGATGTTGTCAATGAAGCAATTGTGAGTGATCTTTATGATTCTCCTGTTGAAATTGAACTATCCAATCTCAATGCTAGTGACAAATTAAAGGAAAAAATTAGAGAAGAGTTTAAATATATCAAAGAACTTTTAGATTTTGATAGAAAATCTCATGAGATTTTTAGAAATTGGTATGTAGATGGTAAGTTATTCTATTTGAAAGTAATTGATATTAAAAGACCTCAAGATGGTATTCAGGATCTTAGATATATTGATCCTATGAAAATGAAATTTATTCGCCAAGAAAAGAAAAAAAATAATAGAAATTTAATTAATGTAAACGCTATACAAGAAACAGATAAAGTATTTTTTCCAGAAATTGAAGAATTTTTTGCATATTCCCCCACTTCACAATATGCTGCTGGATCATTTTCTAGTGGAGGATCTCAAAAACAAATTAAAATTGCAAAAGATTCAATCACATATGTAACTTCTGGGCTTCAAGACAGAAACAAAGGAACAATTCTTTCATATCTTCATAAAGCAATTAAGGCACTCAATCAATTGAGAATGATTGAAGATTCTTTAGTTATTTACAGACTATCTCGTGCTCCAGAAAGAAGAATATTCTATATTGATGTTGGAAATCTACCAAAAGTAAAGGCAGAGCAATATCTCAAAGAGGTTATGTCTCGCTATAGAAATAAATTGATTTATGATGCATCCACTGGAGAAGTGAGAGATGATCGAAAATTTATGTCTATGATGGAAGATTTTTGGTTACCTCGTCGTGAAGGTGGAAGAGGAACAGAAATTACAACACTTCCTGGAGGGCAAAATTTAGGAGAACTTTCTGATATTGAATATTTTCAGAAAAAACTCTATAGAGCACTTGGTGTTCCAGAATCCAGAATTACTGGAAGTGGTGATGGATTTAATCTTGGAAGATCATCAGAGATTCTTAGAGATGAATTAAAATTTTCTAAATTTGTTGGAAGATTGAGAAAAAGATTTTCTAATCTTTTCAGTGATATGTTAAAAACACAATTGGTATTAAAAAATATTGTTACCCCAGAAGATTGGGATGCAATGAGTGATCATATCCAATACGATTATCTCTATGACAATCAATTTGCAGAACTTAAAGAATCGGAATTGATGACAGAAAGACTTGGAATTCTTGCAACTATTGAACCTTATATTGGGAAATATTATTCTCAAAATTATGTTCGTAGAAAAATACTCCGTCAAACAGATTCTGAAATTATCGAAATTGATCAGGAAATTAAATCTGAAATTAAAAAAGGTATTATTCCAGATCCAGCAACAATAGATCCAATTACTGGAGAACCGTTACCACCTCCAGATCAATTGGGAATGGATCCAATGTCATCAGATCAGGGAATTGACCCACAATTGCAAGCACCACCTCCTCCAGAACCACCATCCCCTAAAGATGTTAAGAAAGCAGAGATATAAATAATTATTATAATACTATATTAAATTTTATGGAAGAACTTATAGATTTGATCGCCACAGATTCTGGGCCATCTGAAATCAGCGATAAAATCAAAGATTTATTATTTGCTAAGGCATCTGAAAGAATTGATGGTGCAAAACCATATGTTGCATCATCATTATTTGGTGGAGAAGATGTGGAGAATGATGAAGAACATTCTGAGGATCTAGAATAATGCCAATTACTAAAATTATTGATGCTGAAGTAAATACAGCAACCTCCGCTGGGGCAGCTACTAGTATTGGATCTGCTACTTGTGTCCGATTATATAATAGTACGGCAGGGATAGTTACTGTTGGATTATCTACTATTGTTGGTGCAGCAACTACAAATTATTTTGCAATTCCATCAGGATCTGTAGAATTTTTAGCAAAATTGGGATCTGATGTTATCTGGACATCTGGTCAAATTAGAGCAAATAAAGTAGCATTCACAAACTAAAATGAAACTCATCACAGAAGAAGTACAAAAAGTTAAATTTATCACCGAAGGAAAAGGTGCCGAAAAGAAAATGTATATTGAAGGTATTTTCCTTCAAGGTGATATTTGTAATCGTAATGGAAGAATGTATCCTATGAGCACTCTTTCTAAAGAAGTTCAAAGATATACTGAGAATTTTATTAATAAGGGTCGTGCTTTAGGAGAACTTGGGCATCCAGATGGGCCTACAGTTAATCTAGATCGTGCATCTCATATGATTACATCTCTTGTTAGAGAGGGTTCTAATTTTGTGGGAAAAGCAAAACTTCTTGAAACTCCGATGGGAAAAATTGCCAAAGCACTTATTTCTGAAGGAGTTTGTCTTGGTGTTTCTTCTCGTGGTGTAGGTTCTCTTCAATTGACTAATGAAGGTCATAAAATAGTTGGCAATGATTTCATGCTTGCAACTGCGGCAGATATTGTTGCAGATCCTTCTGCTCCTGATGCATTTGTTCAGGGAATTATGGAAGGTAAAGAATGGATTTGGGATGGGGGAATTCTTCGTGAGCAACTTGCAACTAATACAAAAAGAAGAATTAATACCCTAATTGACGAAAGAAAACTTCAGGAACATAAAGTTGAATTGTTCCAAAATTTTCTCACAAATCTTTAAATTATAAATAAATATAGATTATACACAAGATCTAAAATGTCCGTTGGTAGCAATTTACAAGAAATGGAAAACGTAGTAACCAAAGGAGCTGCATCCGCTGAACCAATGCAAAGGTTGTCCACTGGAATTGCTCCTGGACAAACTGGTGCTTGGGAAGATTTGGGTGGCCCTACTCCAGAAAATTATCGCACAGATGATGAGTCAGCAAAACTCAATACTCCTGGTACAACTCTTCAACAAGTCAAGAATGTTGTTAATGCTAAGGCTGCAGCAGCACAACCTATGCAGGGACTTGCAAAAGAAGATGCAGAGTATGACGAAGACGAGGCACTTTTAGAGGCTTCCGAGAAAGAAGATGAAGGTAGCGAAAAGGATCAAAAGGAAGATAAAAAGGAATATGGTAAAAAGAATCCTAAGAAATCCGAAGAGGATGATTCTGAGGATGATTCTGAGGATGATGATGAAGATGAAATGAAAGAAGAGTATGATATCGAAGAAGATGTCAATGCTCTCCTTTCAGGTGAGGATCTTTCTGAGGAATTCCAAGAGAAAGCAAGAACCATTTTTGAAGCTGCCATCAGATCAAAAGTATCTGAGATCAAAGAGCAGATTCAAGAAACTTATGAGAATGCACTCATCGAAGAAGTTGAGAATATTAAGCAAGGACTCATTGAAAGAGTTGATGCTTATCTTGAGTATGTTGCAGATGAGTGGGTTTCAGAAAATGCCCTTGCAATTGAGCAAGGACTTAAAACTGAAATGACCGAATCATTCCTTCTTGGAATGAGAGGTCTTTTTGAAGATCATTATGTATCAATCCCTGAAGAGAAATATGATGTAATCGAGAGTATGGTAGATAAACTTGATGAAATGGAAGAAAAACTCAACGAGCAAATTGAAAAAAATATTGCTCTTAATAACAGATTAGCAGAGTCGGTTGCCGATGTAATCTTTGCAGATGTCGCTGAGGGTCTAGCACTTTCTCAGAAGGACAAACTCGCTTCTCTTGCAGAAAATGTTGAGTTTGATAGTGAGTCAGACTATCGTGAGAAACTGGTAACTCTGAGGGAATCATACTTCCCATCTAATGCTGGTACTCAAAGAGAAGTTACCGAGAATTTATCTGAAAGCGTAGAGTATCCAGAAACTCCACAAATAAGTGGAATTATGGAAAGATACCTCTCAGTTCTCAGTAGAACTACTAAGTGATTTCTATATAATACAAAATCAAACTAACACATTTTAAATAGAGGTAAACAAAAATGCAGATGTTCAATGCAGAATATTTGCAGGAGAAGTGGGCACCAATCCTGGACTATCAGGGACTTGATACAATCAAGGATTCTCATCGTAGAATGGTTACCGCTGTCCTGCTCGAAAACCAAGAAAAAACTATCCGTGAAGAGCGCGAGTTTCTTTCGGAAAACGTTCCAACCAATAGCACTGCTACAGGATCCAATGCTGGTTTCAGCGCAGCTGCTTCTTCACCAGTAGCTGGTTTCGACCCCGTTCTGATCTCCTTGATCAGACGCGCAATGCCTAACTTGGTCGCTTATGACCTCGCAGGTGTTCAACCAATGAACGGTCCTACAGGACTTATCTTCGCAATGCGTTCACGCTACAAGACACAACTTGGTACGGAAGCATTATACAACGAAGTAGATTCCGCATTCTCTGGTCAAAGTTCAACCTTCAATAAAACCGAAGGATGGACTAGTGGTGCAGTTGGTCTTGGTACTACTGCTCAGCAAGGTTCAAACCCAGGTCTTCTTGATGCAGCTGGAACTAACCCAACACTTTATAACGTTGGTCAAGGTATGCGTACTGATAACGCAGAAAACCTTGGTACTGCTGAGGGTGGTCAGTTCAACGAGATGTCTTTCTCAATCGAGAAAATCACCGTTACTGCAAAGTCCCGTGCTCTGAAAGCTGAGTATTCACTTGAACTCGCTCAAGACCTCAAGGCAATTCACGGTCTGAATGCAGAAGCTGAGTTGGCAAATCTTCTGTCAACTGAGATTCTTGCTGAAATCAACCGTGAAGTCATCCGTACCATCTATAACGTTGCTAAGCCTGGTGCTCAGACCAACGTTGCTACCGCTGGTACTTTTGACCTTGACGTTGACTCCAATGGTCGTTGGTCAGTTGAGAAGTTCAAAGGTCTTATCTTCCAAATCGAGCGCGATGCTAACGCAATCGCACAACAAACTCGTAGAGGAAAGGGTAACATGATCCTCTGTTCTGCTGACGTTGCTTCGGCACTCACCATGGCAGGTGTTCTTGATTACACCCCAGCACTCAACGCTAACCTTAACGTTGATGACACTGGCAATACCTTCGCTGGTATTCTCCAAGGTAAGTATAAGGTCTATATCGATCCTTATGCTGGTGGTTTCACCAACTCTGGTGCAACTAGTGGTCAGTATTATGTTGTCGGTTATAAGGGTTCTTCCCCTTATGATGCTGGTCTCTTCTACTGTCCTTATGTTCCTCTCCAAATGGTTCGTGCCGTTGGTGAGAACACTTTCCAACCAAAAATTGGATTTAAGACTCGTTACGGTATTGTTGCTAACCCATTTGCTAAGGGTGCAGATACTGCTAACCCTGGTGCTCTTGAAAGAAACACCAACGTCTACTACAGAAGAGTTGCGGTACAAAACCTTATGTGAGTCTTTCTCACAAATCTCATGGGGATCCTTCGGGATCCCTTTTTTTATCTAAATACAAATAAAAAGATAAAGACATTGGCAACTTCAACATTTTCTAATCAAATACAAAATAGAAATTTTCTTTCGCCAGTTGGATTTAAATTTACTCTGGCAAAGGAACCTAAAGTTTCATATTTCTGCAATTCTGCAGTAATCCCAGAAATTACTTTAGGAGTTGCTAAACAACCATCATACTTAAAAAACCTTGATGTTCCAGGAGAAATTTTGACTTATGGAGATTTCTCACTAAAATTTTTGGTTGATGAAAATATGGAAAACTATATGATAATTCATAATTGGTTAACAGGATTAGGATTTCCAGAAACTGCTGAGCAATATAAAAATCTAACTACAAATGACCAAGAAGTAAGAGATTCAAAACAGGCATTTAGTGATGGATCACTTCATATTTTGAATAGTAATTATAGAGATATTGCTATTGTAAAATTCAGAGATTTATTTCCTGTAGCATTATCATCTTTAGAATTTGACGCAACTCCAATTGATACGATATTTCTTAGTGCTAGAGTTACCTTTAAATACACAATATATGATATACTAGGAACAGACGGAAAACCTTTATGAATTTAAATTTGGATGAAATTCAAGACATGTGGCAGAGAGATTCTGTCATTGATCCTGATAATTTACATGATGAATCTCTAAAAATTCCTCAACTCCATTCGAAATATTATACTCTATATAATACAATTACTCTTCTTCGTGAAAAAGCAAGAGAGACTTACAACAGAGTACGATTAGAACGCTATAACTACTACACAGGAAAGGCACCAGCAGAGGTCTACGTAGATGAACCATTTCCGTATAAGGTAAGAGAGAAAGATGCCATACAGAGGCATATGGATGCTGATGAGAGATTGAATAAAATTGATCTTAAAATTAGATACTATGATATTATACTTAAGTTTCTTGAAGAGGTCATTAAGATGATTTCTAACAGAAGTTATCAAATTAAGAACAGTATAGAATTTTTAAAATTTACTGCAGGATATAATTGAGGCAGAAATGCCTCTTTTTTAATACAAATAAATACCTATAACCGATATTTTATGAATGAGTCATTTGACTATATCAAAAAAGAATGAGATATATTTGCATATTACTGCAGAACCTCATGTCTATTACGAATTAAGAGACGCATTTCAATTTGAAGTTCCTAATGCGAAATTTTCTCCTGCATATAAGAATAAGTGGTGGGATGGTCGTATATATTTGTTTAATGTAGACACTAAAGAGATATATGTTGGTCTCTTAGACAGAATTATCAGATTCTGTGAAGATCACGATTACACATACGATTTTAAAGATAGTAAATATTATGGACTCCCCTTTGAAGTAAATGAAAATATCTCCAAAGAAGGTGTAAAGGATTATTTAAATACTATTTGTTCACATACCCCACGCGACTATCAAGTTGAGGGAGTATACGACGCTTTAAGACATAATAGAAAATTATTGATATCTCCAACTGCTTCTGGAAAGTCGTTGATGATATATGGTATTGTGAGATATTATGTTGAGAAAGGACAAAATATTCTCGTAGTTGTTCCAACGACTTCCCTTGTAGAGCAAATGTATAAAGATTTTGCAAGTTATGGGTTTGATGTTGGTTCATACTGCCACAAGATTTACGCTGGTAAAGAAAGAGAAACTGACTCCCAAGTTATTATTACTACTTGGCAAAGTATCTACAAATTGCCCAAACAGTATTTTTCCAGATTTAATGTAGTCGTAGGAGATGAGGCACACCAATTTAAATCCAAGTCATTAATATCTATAATGACAAAACTTTGTGATGCTAAGTATCGTTTTGGGTTTACCGGAACTCTAGATGGAAGTGAAACTCACAAATGGGTATTAGAAGGATTATTTGGGCCTTCATATAAAATCATTAATACTGATGAACTTATGAAGAAAGGTCATCTAGCTAAGTTAGATATTAAAATACTTCTATTAAAGCATCCACCGAATAGATTTGAAACTTTTGAGGATGAAGTTCAATATATTATCAATCATCAAAAAAGAAATAACTTCATTAAAAATCTTGCACTAGATTTAAAGGGAAATACTCTTGTGCTTTTTAATCGTGTAGAAACTCATGGGAAACCTTTATATGAAATGATAAATAGTAGCAAAATTGATGATAGACAAGTTTTCTTCGTACATGGTGGCGTAGAAACTGAAGAACGTGAAAAAGTTAGAGAGATTACAGAAAAGGAAAATAACGCTATTATTGTCGCTTCTTATGGTACATTTTCTACAGGTATTAACATTAAGAATCTACATAATGTTATTTTCGCTTCACCTTCAAAGTCTAGAGTCCGTAATCTCCAATCAATCGGAAGAGTGCTAAGAAAAGGTGAGAATAAGGTAAAGGCAACTCTATATGACATTGCCGATGATATTAGTTATAAATCAAGAAAGAATTATACTCTTAATCACTTAATTGAACGAATTAAAATCTACTCTGAAGAAAATTTTAACTATGATATTGTAAATATACCACTAAAGAATAATGAATGAAGACTTTTATTGCTCATTAAAATTAGTATCAGGAGAAGAAATATTTTCATTAATTTGTGTTGATGAAAATGATGGTGATCCGATTATTGTATTACAGAATCCTGTTATAATGAAAGTACAACAATCTCAAAGTGGTCTAATAATAAAAATTAAACCATGGATGGAAATTCCGGATGATGACTTTTACTTTATCAAATTTGATAAAGTGATTACAATGACTGAAATTAATGATCCAATCACTATCAAATTTTATAACAAATATCTTAATGATGAACCTAACTCACCAATTAGTGATAATGGTAAAGTTAATATAACAGATAAGATGGGATATATCTCTACTGTAGAAGATGCTCGTAAGAATCTTGAAAAGATATTTAAAGACTCTAAAGAAAGCTAAAGCCTCATCTTTAACGGCGACAAACCTAGTCTACACAAGATTTCTCTACTTGTCAAGCCCCCTAGGGTATGCTATAATAAACATAACTTATAAAACTTAAAAGTAAGATATTATGCCCAAAAAGAAATCAGAGCATTATGTGAATAATAAAGAATTCCTAGAAGCAATTACGGTTCATCGTAATAAAGTTGCCTTTGCTAAAGAGAATGATTTACCAAAACCAAGAATTCCAGATTATATTGGGGGATGTTTTTTGAAGATTGCTACGCATCTTTCATACAAACCAAATTTTGTAAATTATATGTTTCGGGAGGATATGATTTCTGATGGTATTGAGAATTGTGTTCAATACATTCATAATTTTAATCCAGAAAAATCTCAGAATCCATTTGCATATTTTACTCAGATTATTCACTATGCATTTTTGAGACGAATACAAAAAGAAAAGAAACAATTGGAGATTAAAAATAAAATTATTGAGCGTACAGGATTTGATGAGGTTATGGTTATTGATGATAATTTGCTTTCTGGGAGCAATTCAGAATACAACACTATGAAGGACAACATTCAATACAGGAATAATAATCGATGACAATCATAGCCTGCTTAACTGACACCCATTGGAGTGCCCGCAAAGCTTCTAAAAATTTACATGAGTATTTCCAACTTTTTTATGATAATGTCTTCTTTCCTTCCCTAGAAAAGCACGGAGTGGAAGTAGTCATTCATATGGGCGATGCTTTTGATAATCGTAAAAGTATTGATTTCTGGGGTCTTGATTGGACTAGAAGAGTTGTATTAGAACCTCTTAGAAAATATGAGGTTCATATGATTGTTGGTAATCACGATATATTTCTACGCAATTCTACTGAAATTAATGCCCCAGAACTTCTCCTAAAAGATTATCCAAATATTAAAACATATAGTTCTCCAACAAATACAAAGGTTGGTGGTATTGATATGACCTTTATTCCTTGGATTTGTAGTGAGAATCACGAAGAAACGATGAATGTAATTAAAAAATCCAAAGCAAAAGTTGCCTTTGGGCATTTAGAACTTCAGGGTTTCCATGTCAATAAAAATTTAATTATGGAGGATCATGGACTGGATTCAAATATTTTTTCAAAGTTCACGAAGGTATTTTCTGGGCATTACCATACTCGTTCTGACAATGGATCTATCTTCTATCTTGGTAATCCTTATGAAATGTATTGGACAGATGTAAATGATACTCGTGGATTTCATATTTTTGATACGGAAACCTTGATTCATACTCCAATCAATAATCCCTATAAATTATTCTATAACATTTATTATGAAGATACTCCTTATCAAACATTTGATGCTAGGGAATATGAGAATAAGATTGTTAAAGTAATTGTTCGTAAAAAAACTAAACCAAAAGATTTTGAAAAATTTTTAGATAAACTCTATGCTGCAGGTATTCAAGATCTAAAAATTATTGAAAATTTTGAAATTCAAGAAAGTGAAGAGTTTGTAGTTGATGAGGAAGAGAATACTATTTCAATTCTAAATCGCTATATTGATGAGGCAGAAGTTCAATTCGATAAGAATATTATTAAAGATATTCTTCATAATCTTTATAAAGAATCTTGCGAAGTTGAGTGATGTTTCTACTTACACTTAAGGATCAAAAAGACGATGGTGCATTTGCCGTCCAGGACAAATATGGACAAAAAGTTCTGTTTTTGTTTAAAGATGAAGATGACGCAACTCGATATGCATTAATGCTAGAAGATCAAGAAGAAAAAGAAATGGATATAGTAGAAGTTGATGATGATCTTGCCATAAGAACATGTAAACTTTACAACTATAAGTATGCTATAGTTACTCCAAATGATATTGTGATTCCTCCCAAAAAATGATAATCTTTAAAAAAATTAGATGGAAGAATTTTCTTTCTACCGGGCAGCATTTTACTGAGATAGACTTCCAAAAGAATCAAACTAACTTGATTGTTGGTACGAATGGTGCGGGAAAATCAACTCTTCTAGATGCCCTCACATTTGCTCTCTTTAACAAATCATTTCGTAAAATTAACAAAAATCAACTCCCTAACAGCACCAACGAAAAGGATTGTCTGGTAGAGATTGAGTTTTCTGTGAATAATAAAGAATATCTTGTTCGTCGTGGAATTAAACCAAGTGTGTTTGATATTGAGGTAAATGGGGTTGTTTTACATAAAGAAGCAGATGATCGAGCAAATCAAAAAATTCTAGAAGAAAATATTTTAAAGGTCAATTATCGCAGTTTTACCCAGATTGTAATTCTGGGTTCAAGCACTTTTGTACCTTTTATGCAACTGGCTACGGCACATCGTCGTGAAGTGATTGAAGATCTATTGGATATTCGTATTTTTTCTTCAATGAATGCCCTGGTTAAAGATAAGATTCGCCAGAGAAAGGATTTGATTAGATCTTTGGAACTAAAGAAAGATTCTCTTAAAGATAAAGTTAAAATGCAAAAAAACTTTATTGAACAATTAGAGAATCGTGGAAAGGACAATATAAATTCCAATAATCAAAAGATCGTCAGTTTAATTGACGAAGTTGACAAGTATATGCTTGAAAATTCGGTTATTGAAGAAAGTATCTTTGGTTATACTAAAGAACAGGAGGAAGTTATTGGTGCGACTGATAAATTGAAAAAATTGGGCAATCTAAAAGGCAAAATATCTCAAAAAGTATCTACAATTACCAAAGAGCATAAATTCTTTACCGAAAATACGGTTTGTCCGACTTGCACTCAAACAATTGATGAGGAGTTTCGATTAAATAAAATTTCAGATTCCCAAAATAATGCAAAAGAACTTCAGAAAGGATATAAAGACCTTGAAGAATCTATAAAATTGGAAGAAGAGAGGGAAAGACAATTTATTGCTTTATCTAAGGAAATTGCAAAACTCAATAATGATATTTCCCAAAACAATACTAGGATTTCCTCTAACCAACGACAGGTTAGAGATTTGGAAAGTGAAATTCAAACACTTACCGAACAACTTGAAAATAAAAATACTGAGCATGAAAAGTTAGAAGAGTTTCAAACTAATCTTCAAACGGTATTTGAGAATTTAGGAGATAAGCGAGAAGAGATAATTCATTATGATTTTGTATACTCTCTTCTTAAAGATGATGGTGTGAAAACTAAAATAATCAAAAAATATCTTCCTTTAATTAATCAGCAGGTGAATCGTTATTTGCAGATGATGGATTTTTACATTAATTTTCATCTAGATGAAGAATTTAATGAGAGTATCAAGTCACCTATTCACGAAGATTTTTCTTATAGTTCTTTTAGTGAAGGTGAGAAGGCAAAAATTAATCTTGCTCTAGTATTTGCCTGGAGAGAAGTTGCGAGAGTTAAAAATTCTGTCAATACAAATTTAATGATTTTTGATGAGATTTTTGATAGTTCTCTAGATAATTTTGGAACTGAGGAGTTTTTAAAAATTATTAAGTACGACATTAAAGATACTAATATATTTGTCATTTCTCATAAAATTGGACTGGAAGATAAATTTAACAGTGTGATTAAGTTTGAAAAAAGAAAAGGATTCTCATACAAAACTGAACTCTAGTGCCAATAAATAAACTGGCACACACCTATTGAAAAATGTAGATTCTTTGGTATAATGTAACCGTAAACAAAAAGAACCATGCAAGTTCCAAATCGCTATCATCACTCCAAAAAGGAGCAGAAGAGGAAACTCAAACCTCAGGCACTACGACAAGCAAAAGCACGACTTAAGGCATTTAAGAACAAGCACCCTGAAAAGGGTGCTTCTTTTTTATAAATATTAAAAAATACTAGGAGATTAAAATGCTTGATTTTCTTTTCCTACTTAAAATGCTCTCTCAACATATGAAGAGCGTGGAAAATCCTACACTAGAGCAGCGTTTATGCTCTGACCTTCGCCGTAAAAACGTTCCTTGGGAACAGCGCCCACCTTATTGCGCTCCACTCATTTATCAGAATTTTAAATAAATCATTCATAATTTTAAGAAGATGAATACTTTCTCTTTTATAAATATTTAAAAAGTTTTTGTAACAATGGCAAGAAAAGATAAAGATAAGACAGAAGTTGGAATTACCGGCAAACTTATTCCAAAACCGAATACACCAAAACAACAGCATGAATTGGAGAAAAAAAGAAGACTAGGAAAACATCTTGGTAAAAACGTTGGTGGGCACCAGTATAGTTCTGATGTAAATCCCTATACCAATCCTCGTTCAGTTCGTGAAGAAGTTCTTTCATATCTTCTTGATGAAGGTTTTGCTTCTGATGAGAAGTCTGCAGAAGGAATTATGGGTGCAATGAGTGAAGCATGGATTGAGAGTATTGTTGAAGGTACAAGAACTAGTTGAGAACCACTTTTCAAACTGGCACATCGGGGGGGTCTTTGCACCTCCCTTTTTCGTATAGTAGCGTCATACCGCACAAAAACAAATGTCCGTCAATCACGAAATCAAAGGAATGCTCGCCCGTCTTTTGGCGACTGAAGACCTTCTTGTAGAACATAAGAAAGTGGAGACTGCTTGCTTCAATGTCCATACTCGGGTGCTGACTCTGCCGATGTGGGAGAGGGCGAGTAATATTGTGTATGACCTTCTGGTTGGTCATGAAGTTGGACATGCTCTATTCACACCTGATGAGGACTGGACTAAGCAAGTTAGAGTTCCTCAACAATATGTAAACATCACGGAAGATGCGCGAGTTGAGAAATTGATGAAGCGCAAATATGCTGGTCTTGCCAAGACTTTCTATGGTGGATATAGGGAACTTCATGAGCAAGATTTCTTTTCTACCAATGATGATGATATTTCTACTTATAATCTTGCTGATCGTGCCAATCTTTATTTTAAAATTGGTAATTTTCTTCCCATCAATTTTACTGAAGAGGAGCAGAAGATCATTGATCAAATTGGTTCTGCAGAAACTTTTAATGATGCACTAGATGCTGCTGAAGCTCTCTATAAGTACTGTAAGGAAAATCAGCAGGAAGAGACTCAAATTTCTATTCAATTATCAGGAAATATGAATCCTGGTTCTGGTAATAATTCTGCTTCTGACTTTAGTGATCAGGAAGAAGATGGTCAAGGTGAATCAGATTCGGAGGGTGAAGGTGAAAATGATGAATCTCAAATCAAAGATTCTAATAGTCCTAGTTCTAATGATTCTAATCAAACATCATCAAATTCGCCAATTCAAAAAACTTCCGAACCAAAAGAACCAGAAGTAAAAACCGTAAAGTCTTTGGAAGAAGCGATTAAAGATCTTGTAAATCCTCATTCTATTGAAAACATATATGTAGAAATTCCCAAAGTTAATCTAAAGAAAATTATTGTAGACAACGTGGAGATTCATAATCGTTGTAGTGAATCTTGGACATCCTATCTTAGTACTCGTAACCTTAAATCTGAGGAAATTTTTAATGAAGTTGATAAAGATTTCCGCGAGTTCAAGCGTTCTGCACAAAAGGAAGTCAACTATTTGGTGAAGGAGTTTGAATGTCGTAAGGCAGCAGATTCGTATGCTCGTGCTACAACATCACGTACAGGTGTTCTGGACTGCTCTAGACTGCATACCTACAAATATAATGAAGATCTATTCCGAAAAGTTACAACGCTTTCAGAGGGCAAGAATCATGGTCTGGTGTTCATTCTAGATTGGTCTGGTTCTATGGATAAAGTGTTGCTGGATACTGTAAAGCAACTCTTCAATCTTGTCTGGTTCTGTAAAAAAGTCAATATTCCTTTTGAGGTGTATTCGTTTACAACTTCTTATCCAGTAGTCAAGTATGATGAGTTCAATAGTGCAATTATGCCAGATCCACGATATAAAAAGAAAGATGGTATTCTTTATCTTGAGCCTCATTTTTCCTTGATGAACATGCTTACTAGTAAGACAAATAGTAAAACTCTAGAAGATCAGATGTTGAATATTTACAGGATTGCCAACATCTTTTATCAACGCAGTTATACCAGTTATCCAGTTCCTATGGGACTGGACTTATCCGGAACTCCTCTAAATGAAACTTTGGTAGTTCTTCATGAAATTCTACCAGCCTTTCAGAAAGAACATAAAATTCAAAAAGTTCAGTGCGTAATCTTGACTGATGGTGAAGCAAATACTTTGCCTTATCATAGAGAAATGACCCGTGCTGATAAAACATCTTTCATTGGAGTTGGAAGTCTAGGTAACAATTCATTTTTGCGAGATCGTAAAACTGGAAATACATATTCTTTGAATGTACCATGGAATCATTTTAGTGATGTTCTTCTTCACAATCTTCGTGATAATTTTCCAAGTGTTAACTTTATTGGTATGAGAATTTTGGAATCTGGTCAGGCTTCTAACTTCATTCGTCGTTATACTGAAGATAATTCTGCCGAATACCTTAAAATTTCAAATATTTGGAAAAAAGAAAAGTCCTTTTCAATTAAAAGTTCTGGTTATCAAACATATTTTGGAATTTCTGCTTCCGCTCTTTCAAATGAAGTGGGGTTTGATGTTGCAGGAGATGCTACCAAGACTCAAATTAAGTCTGCATTTGTGAAAAGTCTGAAGAGCAAAAAAATGAATAAAAAAATTCTGGGTGAGTTTGTGCAACTAATTGCTTAATTTTCTAAATAAAACTAGGAAAAACACTTTAAGAGAATATGAACTCCGAACAAATCAAAGACATGCATTTTCTTTATAATGCAGTTTATAATGAAGAACTCAGAGAACAATTTAATGAGTATAATAATACCATCTACGATGAGGATATTGTAGAAGTTGCCACCGAGTACTTCTATTCATATGGACTTAATGAAGATGGTATTGATATTCTCATTAAAAATGTTGGTCTTGAGTCCTTTGTGGAGTATGTTTATGATTTGTCGGAAGATCTTTATGTTCTTACAGAAGCAAAAAGAAAATATTCTGGGCCTTCTTATGATGAAGTAAAGGCGGGAATAGATGCGAGAGAAGCAAAAGCACGGGCAAAGAAGGAAGCAAAGAAAAACGCTTCCAAAGAAGCTACTGAGAAAAAAGAAGTAGAAAGGAAAGAACCGGAATCTCGTGGTGCCGAAAGTCAGGCAAAAGCAGAGCAACCAAAATCAAAAAAACCCATAAGGGATGCAATTGCTCGTAATATTTTCCGTGCAGTTGGTGCTTATAAGGCAGGTATGGAGCGTCATAAGGCTGCTACTACAACTGCTGGAAAAGTTATATCTAAGACTCATGAAGCAGGTATTCGTGCAGGCGAGCATGTTAAGAAGCATGGTTTAAAATCACTTGCAAATGAAGAGGTTGAGATTTGGGTAAATCAACTTATTGAGGAAGGTTATGATTTGAGTGAATATACTTGGGATGAGATAACTGAGATTTATGAAGATTTTGAATCTAAAATTAGACCAAAAACTGATAAGGAACTGAAAGCATATGCCAAAGTTCTTGGGAATCTTGCTGATACTGCTACAAAAGTAAGAGGCCCTGAACCATCACAAAGAAAGAAACCAAGAAAACGAACAACTGACATGAGAAATGTCAAAGTTCATGAAGATCTTTATGATGTAATTCTCTCATATCTTCTTGATGAAGGTTATGCTGAGTCTGTAGATCAGGCAGAAGTCATTATGGTGAACATGAGTGAGGAGTGGAGAGAGAGTATTCTTGAAGCAAAAATTGAACCACCGAAAGAAAAGGTTGGTGCTCTAATTAATATTAATATTCCCCAAAATGAAAGAGAAGCGGCAAGACAAAGAACGCTTGAGAATGCAAAGAAAATGAGGGAAAAAGGAAAAAACAAAGATTGACCACTTTCCAAACCGTCACAAGGGGCACTTACCTGCCCCTTTTTTGTGTGTATAATAAGAGAGTTCAAATGAAACACGCCTAACTACATCATGCCTCGTAAAATTTCTGTGACTGACGATCAACTGTTTGCCGAACTGAAAGAATTGTTTGGTTCCGAATTTAGTTCTGGTGATATTCGTGGTTATTGTGCCTTCAGTAATCTGAATTATCAGACTGTAACTCGCCGCCTGGAACCTTTTAAGACTAATCGTGGTCGTTGGAATCTTGAAGTAACTCAAGAAGAAGTTGATCAAATTGAACGCATTTATACTGCACCTTCTGCTCTTCCTTCCGTGGAACAAAACCTTATTCCAGAAAAAGATGATACCTTCGTAAAGTTTGGTAACTTTAACGATATTAAAAAAATTATTGATTCCAATCTTTTTTACCCTACGTTCATTACTGGTCTTTCGGGTAATGGTAAGACTTTCAGTGTGGAGCAAGTTTGTGCCCAACTCAAGCGTGAATTGATTCGTATCAATATTACCATTGAGACTGATGAAGATGATCTTATTGGTGGATTCCGTTTGGTAAATGGCGAAACTGCATGGCACAATGGCCCTGTGATTGAAGCACTTCAGCGTGGCGCAGTTCTTCTTCTTGATGAGATTGATCTTGCCTCCAATAAAATTCTCTGCCTTCAATCCATCTTGGAAGGTAAAGGTGTTTTCCTCAAAAAGATTGGTACTTTTGTAAAACCTGCTGCAGGATTTAATGTGATTGCCACTGCAAACACCAAAGGTAAGGGATCTGATGATGGTCGCTTCATTGGCACCAACGTACTCAACGAAGCGTTCCTGGAGCGTTTTCCTGTGACCTTTGAGCAATCCTATCCCTCTCCCGCTGTTGAGCAGAAGATTCTTGAAGGTGTTGCTCTTGATCTTGGTGTGGAGGATCGTGATTTCTGTAAGCGTCTGGTTGATTGGGGTGATGTGATTCGTAAAACCTTCTATGATGGTGGTATTGAGGAAATTATCAGTACTCGTCGTCTGGTTCATATTATTCGCGCCTATAGTATCTTTAATGATAAGGCAAAGGCAATTCAAGTTTGTGTCAATCGTTTTGATGATGAAACCAAGCAATCTTTCCTGGAACTTTACGATAAAATCGATGTTGATTTTGTGATGCCAACTGAGGTCTCAAATGAAGTTCTCCCAGATCTTGACGAACCCAGTCCTTTCTGATATAATTGGGGAAGGTTAATTGTGACTTTCCCCTTCATTATGGATGAATATCTTAAAGAATTAGTTAATCAACTAAATTATATAAAAACTCCTGAAAATATGCCCGAACAATTTAAAAATCATCTGTGGAAATACAATGAGGATAAAATCCTTAAAGAGGTTGAAGACTATGTGACTAGCACTTACCATGGGCATTACTGTGGTGATCAAGATGGTTATGCAGACATTCAAACTATTGACCTCATGGCAGCAAAAAAACTTGCCGCAGGGTTCTGTCAAGCAAATATCCTAAAATATGGTTCTCGTTATGGTGATAAGGATGGTCGCAACAAACGTGACTTGCTCAAAGTGATTCATTATGCTATGCTATTGCTCCATTTTGATGGTCATTACTCTCGCAAAGATAATGGATTTTCTGAATTTTCCCGTTGATTAAAATACAAAATGAAACTCTCTGATAACACACTGACTATTCTTAAGAACTTTGCCGGAATCAATAATTCAATTCTGGTAAAGCAAGGTAATAAACTTCGTACTATTTCTGTGGCAAAAAATATTCTTGCCGAAGCAGATATTGTCGAAGAGTTTCCCCGCAACTTTGCAATTTATGATCTGAATCAGTTTCTAAATGGTCTCAGTCTTCATCAGGATCCTGAACTAGATTTTACTAACGATTCTCATATCACTATTCGTGAGGGTAAGCGTAGGGTAAAGTATTTTTATGCTGATCCTAATGTGATTATTTCTCCCCCAGATAAAGAAATTGCACTTCCTTCGCAAGATGTTTGCTTTCAACTTGAGAGTGCTTCTTTGGAAAAACTCATTAAGGCAGCGTCTGTTTATCAACTTCCCGACCTTTCTGCAGTTGGAGAATCTGGTGTGATTCGATTGGTAGTTCGTGATAAGAAAAATGATACTTCCAACGAATATTCCATCGTAGTTGGTGAAACTGATTTGGAATTTACCTTCAACTTTAAAGTAGAGAATATTAAAATTATTTCTGGTGCATATAACGTTGTTGTGTCAAAAAAACTTTTGTCAAAATTCACCAATACAAAGTATAATCTGAACTATTATATTGCATTGGAACCGGATTCAGATTTTTCCTAATGATTTTTACATATTACTTGAGTCCAGAAGGTAAGCAAATCTTAGATCTTATTGCAAAGGCACACTTTACTGTCAAGGAAAATATCTCCTGGTGCTCTAATACCAATTATGATGGTGGGATTATCAATGACAATAAAACATTTTTCGTTTGCACCAAGACCCTTATGAATAGGGGAAATGCAAATAAGAATCTAAATGATACTGTTTATCATGAAGCGGTTCATGTAGTGCAATCGTGTATTGGTATGAAACCGATTGGAATTCCATTAAACAGAATGCTTTTGACTGCAGAAAAGTTACAATATCTCGACAATTCATTGTCTCTAGTCAAGAAAAAAGACAATCGGAGACTGGAGCACGAAGCATATTGGTTGGAAGATAAACCAAAGGAAACAATCAAGTATCTTCGTAAATTTTGTTTTTGATTATTAAAACTTTGAGGAACTAACTTTGAATATTTTTGTGACTTCTGAATTTCCTGCGGAGAGTGCTATCGCACTTCCTGACAAACACATCGTTAAAATGCCTCTTGAGTGCTGCCAAATGCTCTCCATCGTAGCGTCTGACTGGTATCACGGGTATGGACACCTTCATAAGGCAGACGGCACCCCCTACAGCACCGTCAAGGGCGCATTCAGGAGCCATCCTTGTACCAAGTGGGCTGCAGAAAGCATTGATAATTCTTACTGGTTGATCAAGCACGGTATGAACCTCTGTGACGAATACACTCTTCGTTACGGCAAGGTTCATTCGTGCTATAATACTTTGCTGGAGGCATACTACCTTTTTCCTAAAGGCAAAGTTACCGAGGTAACACCATTTGCGAGGGCGATGCCTGATGAATACAAACTTGATACTTCCATAGATACATTTGAGGCATATAAAATGTATATTGCATCAAAACCTTGGGTTAGTAGTAATTATCTTCGTATGCCAGAAAGGCGCCCAGAATGGGTATGAAAGTACTTAGAGTTGAAGTTACATCTACAGTAAATATCCTTGTCAGTGACGAGGAAGATCACTGGGATATAAAACAGAATGCACTAAATGCTATTCACGATAAAATTCATTTCCTTGAAAAAGATACCTTTTATTTAAATTATGACAAGTGAATTCTTACTCACAGAAAAGTACAGACCGAAAGTAATTGACGACTGTATTCTTCCTGATGATACTAAAAAAACCTTTAAAGAGTTTGTGGAGAGGGGTGAGATTCCAAATCTTCTTCTTGCAGGGCCTCCTGGTATCGGCAAGACTACAATAGCAAAAGCATTATGTAATGAAATAGGAGCAGATTTTTATGTCATTAACGGATCCGACGAAGGACGTTTCTTGGATACTGTACGGAACCAAGCGAAGAACTTCGCTTCGACCGTCTCACTTACGGGATCTTCTAAACACAAAGTCATTATTGTGGACGAGGCAGACAATACCACCAATGATGTTCAACTCCTACTACGGGCAAATATTGAGGCATTTTATAGCAACTGTCGATTCATCTTCACCTGTAACTATAGAAACAAAATTATTGAACCACTACACTCCCGATGTGCCGTCATCGACTTCACCATCAAAGGAAAACAAAAAGCGCAGTTGGCAGGATCCTTTTTCAAGCGGCTACAGAACATCTTGGATGCGGAAGGCATCGAGTATGATCAAAAAGTCGTTGCGGAACTGATTTCCAAGCACTTCCCAGATTTTAGGAGAGTTCTTAATGAATGTCAGAGATATTCTACGAGTGGTAAAATTGATTCTGGCATTCTTGCATCTTTTTCTGATATTTCTGTAAATGAACTTATTAAGAACCTTAAGGAAAAGAACTTCACAGAAGTTCGTAAATGGGTAGTATCAAACTTAGACAATGATGCTCCTGTTCTACTAAGAAGAATTTATGATGCCTGCTACGATTGTCTTCTTCCTGCATCTATACCTGCTGCCGTTCTTGTGATTGCAAAGTATCAATATCAGTGTGCATTTTGTGCCGATCAGGAAATTAATCTTCTAGCTGCTTTAACTGAAATAATGGTTGAGTGTGAGTTTTCATGAACCTTTATAAAATTACTTATAGGCAACTAAAAGAAATTCCAGTAAAGACAACTCCCCAGAATGTGCAAGAGGCAAATGAAGGTCTTTTTCGTGCTAAAATGACTCTTCCTGCGGCTGCAAAACATTGTGGTATGACTCAGAAAGAGATGAAACTTACTTTTTTTGAATATCTAAAATATAATAAACCTGATTATGAAGAAAATTGAAATAATTACGACAGAATCTAGATTAGAAGTTTATTGTTATAGAACATTTCTTGATTTTGAAAATCTTAAAGTTTTTGATTTTTGGCAGAAAAATAGAAACAATACGGATGCAGTTAGATCTATTACTCGCCCATTTTATGACTTAGTACACTCTCTTTCAGTACCTTCTGGATTTATTACTGAAAGAGCATTAGAAAAAAAGAGAACTGATCCTACTTGGGTATTGTGTAGAGATCACTGTTACTCTCCGCAATTCATTTACCAGATGCTCATGGACAATCATGAACTATATGTAAATGATTATGATAAGTACTTTCAAATATTTAAAACAGCATGTACTACTATTGACATTTTATCCGAACAAAATAGAAGTCTATCATTTTTGACTTCGAATCGAGCGGGAAAATACAAAGTTTATGTTCCAACTGATAAAAAATATCAATATTTAGATATCAAATTGGTTTCAAGAAATTATGGAAGGCGGTGGTATAGTAAACCAGCAGATTCTGTTGATAATTACATTGTAACTCCTCAGGAACTTTTAGACTACGAAAAAAATTTTTTGGTGAAATAATATGTTATCTATTGAAGATGCCATTTGGGCAGCAGATCAATTTATAGAATATTATTCTAAGTTTAATCGTATTGATGATTATCTTCGATATGTTAAAGGAAGTAGAATGAATAATGCTTCCGGAAAATTATTTGGGCCTGAAGATGAAATTTTTTCAAACTTCAATATTCATCCAAATAAAATGTCGTTTTCAATTCATGATGTAGATACTAATCCCAAAACAGCATCCAAATATAATCAAGATCTTTATTCAGAAATTTTAAATGATACTGCCTCAAATCCTATTGAGGAAGCAATTCCTGGTAGAACTTTGAAATGGATTGTGACTGAGGATACTACAAATAAAATAGTTGGAGTGGTTCGTTTTGGATCTCCTACAATTAATTCAAAACCGAGAAATGATCATTTTGGTGAAGTTATTTCACTTTCTAGAATTAATAGCGAGTTTGTAATGGGATTTAATATTGTTCCCGTTCAACCATTTGGATACAATTATCTGGGTGGAAAACTTCTTGCTCTTTTAGCATCTTCTAATGAACTAAAGAGAAGATTTGATCAGAAATATGGAATTAATCTTCAGTATTTTGAAACAACTTCACTATATGGCACAACAAAAGGAGTGTCTATGTATGATGGACTTAAACCATATATTCGACACATAGGAGATACTGAAAGTAATTTTTTACCACTTTTCCATGATGATTACTTCAAGGAAATGTTCTGGTGGTTTAATAACACTGCAAATGGTGGAGAAAGATTGATTTCTGCAGATAAGTCTTCGAAGAAATTGAAGATTCAAACTAAGATGATTTCTATCATTAGGAATTCTTTGAAAGGTAATTCTAAGTTGGATGAATTTAATTCTTGTATTGAACATGCAAAAACTCTAACCGAAAAGAAAAGGTATTATCTTTCTAAATTTGGATATGAACCTGAGCAAGTTATTGAATGGTGGAAGAAGAAGGCATCTAAAAGATATGAGAAATTGAAGTCTGAAGGGCGCCTTAGGACTGAACTTGAATTGTGGAAACATGGTAATGATTTGGAGATTATACGATGACTTATGAGTTGAAAGAGTGGTTAAATTCTATTAATCAAACAAAAAAGAATATTATGGATGAAGATCCCTCTTCAGAAAGAGAATATTCCCCATATATCATCAATCGTTGCCTTTCTGGGCATATTGATTGCCTTATGTTTGTGAATGAAATGAATATGTATCATTCTCTTCCCAAAAAGATGCAATATGACTTTTTTATAAATATTCTGAGGGTTAAGAAGAGATTTTCTCCTTGGATCCGTAAAGATACGATCAAAGATATTGATTATGTTAAACGTTACTATGGTTATAGTAACGAGAAAGCAAAACAGGCTTTGAAAATTCTAACAAAAGAACAACTTACTTTTATAAAATCGAAATTTGAAACTGGAGGAACAAAATGAGTGTAGTTCAAGAACCTGTTGTAAATTGGACACCCGACCAAATGGTGGAAGTGATCCTAAATGAACCTGATGACTTTCTCAAAGTTCGTGAGACTTTGACTCGTATTGGGGTTGCTTCACGCAAGGAAAAGAAAATTTATCAATCTTGCCATATTCTTCATAAGCAAGGTAAATATTATATTGTCCATTTTAAAGAACTTTTTGCACTTGATGGCAAACACGCCAATCTTACTGTAAATGACGTTCAGCGTCGTAACCGTATTGCTCAGTTGATTGCAGATTGGGGTCTGGTAGAAATCGTTGATGTTTCTAAGATTTCAGATATTGCGCCTCTGAATCAAATCAAAGTTCTTTCTTATAAGGATAAGGCGGATTGGATTCTGGAGACCAAATATAATATTGGTGCCAAAAAGAAACGGATGGAAGAGGAAACCGAATAAGAAAGTGGGGAGTTCAACACTTCCTACTTTTTATTTTCCGAATATATAATAATGATGTTGCCTTCGGGGACATCATTAATTTACAGACGCTTTAAGGAGGTCTATTATGTTCGGAACAAGTTCGCTTACACTATCAGTACCAGAAACTGCAAAGTATTTGATGGAAGTTCAAAGAAATAGTATTGGATTGGATGAATGGTTTAAAAGGTTTGATACCGTATATGAATCGCATACTAACTACCCACCATACAATCTAGTTAAAGAAAGTAGTGTTGATTTTAGATTGGAAATTGCACTTGCTGGATACAAGAGAGAAGATATTAGAGTATCTACAGAATGGAATAAACTCTCTGTAGAATCGGGGAAAGTTCGCAAATCTGATGATGAGTATCTACATCAGGGATTAGCAAAGAGAGCATTTGCTCGCACTTGGACTTTATCAGATGATGTAGTTGTTGGTGATGTTTCTTTTGAAGATGGATTACTTATCATCAAACTAAATAGAGTTATTCCTGAACATCAGAAGAGAAAGGTATATGAAATCGTTTCGGGAGTTCATGAAGGAAACAAAAACGATTCCTTATCCGATGGCCCAGGCGCACACTGTCATTGATCCAAAGACTCATAAAAAGCAAAGAGTTCCAAAGGGTCATGCAGTGCCATTTAACCCTGGAGGGGGTGGTAGAGGGGGATGTGAGGAAGAATAAATAGTATTGACTATCGTTGCCGCAGGGAGGGAACTGGCAAAATCCAGTTGCACCTCCCTTTTTTTTATGCTATAATGGATTGAGAGGAAAACCTAAAAATGTCGATCAAAATTGCATTACTTAAATCTGGAGAGACTATTGTTTCCGATGCAAAAGAATTGATTTCTGGACAGGAAGTATGTGGATATTTATTTGAAAATCCACATAAAATTCATATTAACAAATCAATTCTTCTGACAGAAACTCCATCAACAGAAGTTGAAAATTCTATCGATGTAACATTATCCCCTTGGATTTTGCTTACACTTGAAGATAAAATAGCAGTTCCTAAAGATTGGATTGTAACAATCGTGGAACCAATTAAAAGTATAATTGAACTATATGAGGAAAAAGTAAATGGAAAAAACAGTAAAGTGTCTTCTACTGAAAGTTGATACTGTCTTAATCACTGAAATTGTTGAAGTTGGATCTGAACTGGGAGAACCGGATTGTAAACTTATTAATCCTTACGAATTTAATAAAATTGACTCCGTAGATGGATTTTATTTGGAACCCTGGCCCGAGGTTACAAATCAAAGAGAACTTATGATTCATTCTGATAGTATTCTTACTATAGCAGATCCAACTCCACAAATTGTCGAAAAGTATCTAGAACTAACTACCTGATGTCATATCGCTTCTATACAAACGTTCAAATGATCGGAGATTATTTCTTAATTCGTGGTTATGAAAATGGAAGCAGTTTCATGACTCGTGAGAAGTTTTCTCCAACTTTTTTTGTCCCCTCCAAAAAACAAACAGAATACGTCACGTTAGAGGGTGAATATGTACAATCCATTCAACCAGGATCTGTACGTGATTGTCGAGAATTCATTAAAAAATACAGTGATGTAGAAAGTTTCAAGATTTATGGTAATGATAGATACGTTTATCAATATATTTCTGAAAAATATCCTGAAGATCAAATCAAATTTGATATTTCCAAAATCAAATTAGTAACAATTGATATTGAGGTGGCATCTGAAAATGGATTTCCTGATGTAGAAAGTGCTGCTGAAGAAATGCTTCTGATTACAATTCAGAATTATAATACAAAGAAAATTACAACTTGGGGTGTAGGGCCATTTAAAAATAATCAAAAAAATGTTGAATATCGGCAATTTTCTGATGAATATAGTATGCTCAATGACTTTATTCATTGGTGGATGAACGATACCCCAGAAATTGTAACCGGTTGGAATAATCAACTTTATGATATTCCTTATATTGTTCGTCGCCTCGATAGAATTCTTGGTGAGAAATTGATGAAAAGACTTTCACCTTGGGGTCTTGTAACCGAAGATGAGACTTATATTTCTGGTCGCAAGCACATTTCTTATGATATTGGTGGAATTTCCCAATTAGACTATCTTAATTTGTATAAGAAATTTACATATACAAATCAGGAATCATATCGTCTTGACCATATTGCAAATGTGGAATTGCAGCAACAAAAGTTGGATCACAGTGAATTTGATACATTCAAAGACTTCTATACTAAAGGTTGGCAGAAATTTGTAGAGTATAACATTAAGGACGTAGAACTTGTTGACCGTTTGGAAGACAAGATGAAACTGATTGAACTTGCTCTTACGATGGCATATGACGCCAAAGTAAACTATGAGGATGTATTCTTTCAGGTTCGTATGTGGGATACGATCATCTACAATTATCTGAAGAAAAGGAATATTGTAATTCCTCCTAAGGAAAAAACGGATAAAGATTCCAAGTATGCTGGTGCTTATGTAAAAGAACCTATTCCTGGTGTTTATGATTATGTTGTCAATTTCGATTTGAATTCACTTTATCCTCATCTTATTATGCAATATGCAATATCTCCAGAAACGCTTATAGAAAAAGATGAACTTAATAATCGTATTGCGGAATTGGAGAAAATGTTGTAGAATATCCTCATCTTATAAGGAGGAAAGCATCACGAAGACAACTTGCAGATTATTACTATGAGTGAAAACCGCAAAAAGCATACTAAAATTATGGAGAATTGAGATGTGGAAAGATATTCGTAAAATGTCCCGTGAGGAAATTGTAGAAGAACTTGAGGCACTTAAACAGGTAAGAGAACTTACTACAAAGGTGAGTGTAGATAAACTTCTCAAACAAGAGTTGGATTTAACACCACTAAAAAAAGTAAATCTTACTATGACTGCGAATGGGGCACTCTACCGCAGGGTAAAGGGATTTCTTCCCGAACTGATGGAGAAAATATATAATGATCGCACCATCTATAAGAAAAAGATGATTGCTGCAAAACAGGAATATGAAAAGAAAAAGACAACAGCACTGGAAAAAGAGATTGCAAGGTGCAACAATATCCAAATGGCAAGGAAGATTCAACTTAATAGTGCTTATGGTGCTATTGGCAATCAGTACTTCCGTTATTTTAAACTAGCAAATGCGGAGGCAATTACTCTTTCGGGGCAAGTTTCAATTCGTTGGATTGAAGAAAAAATTAATAAGTATTTAAATAAAGTTCTTAAGACAAATGATGTTGACTATGTTATTGCTTCTGATACCGATTCCATTTATCTTAATATGGGCCCTTTGGTGGAGACTGTATACAAGGGAAGAGAGAAAACTACTGAGGGCATTGTCTCATTCCTTGATAAGATCGCTCAGGTGGAACTTGAAAAGTATATTGAAGGTTGCTACCAAGAACTGGCAGATTATGTAAATGCCTATGATCAGAAGATGCAAATGAAAAGGGAAAACATTGCGGATCGTGGAATCTGGACTGCCAAAAAGCGTTACATTCTGAATGTCTGGGATAGCGAAGGAGTTCGTTATGAGGAACCTAAACTCAAAATGATGGGAATTGAGGCAGTTAAATCTTCTACTCCTGCTCCCTGCCGTCAGATGATTAAAGACGGTCTAAAGATTATGATGAGTGGTACAGAGAGTGAAGTGATTACTTATATTGATAAGTGTCGTACTAAATTCAGAAAACTTTCTCCGGAGCAGATTGCATTTCCACGTACAGCATCTGATATTCGTAAATATAGATCTCATTCTGACATTTATAAGGAAAGAACTCCAATTCATGTTCGCGGAGCACTTTTGTTTAATCATTATATTAAGGATAAAAATCTTACTCACAAATATTCACTCATTAATAATGGTGAAAAGATTAAGTTTATCTACCTCAAAAAACCAAATATTATTCGTGAAAATGTTATTTCTTTTATTCAAGACTTTCCTACAGAACTTGGTCTTGACAAATACATTGATTATGAATTACAATTTGAAAAGAGTTTTCTCGATCCACTGAAATCTATTCTGGATTCTATTGGATGGAAAACTGAATATACTGTAAACTTAGATTCATTTTTTACCTAATGGAACTTCCTATTAATGAAGGGGAATTAAATACAATTATCAATGCAATGCTTCTTGGCGGAGACACTGCACTATATCAAAAACTTAGGGATTTTAAAATGAATTATATTAACAATCAAAAATCAGAGGAGAAATGAAATGGACGACTTAAGTTTTTTGCGTGACATAGTGAAGGAAATTGGTGGAGAATATACACAACTCGCATCAGAGATTAATGAAACTGAAACTTTTGTGGATACTGGTAGCTACATTTTTAACGCTCTTGTATCTGGGAGTATATTTGGTGGGGTATCTGGCAATAAAATTACTGCAATTGCAGGTGAAACTTCTACTGGAAAAACTTTCTTCAGTCTTGCCGTCGTTAAGAATTTCCTTGAAAATAATCCTACTGGATATTGTCTGTACTTTGATACTGAAGCAGCAATCACAAAATCCCTTTTGGAAAGTAGGGGAATTGACACAACTCGTTTGGTGGTTGTCAATGTAGTCACGATTGAAGATTTTCGCAATAAGACTCTGAAGGCAGTTGATTTATATTTGAAAAAATCTAAAGACGAAAGACGACCTTGTATGTTTGTACTGGACTCTTTGGGTATGCTTTCTACTAATAAAGAAATTACAGATACACTTGCCGAGAAAGATACTCGTGATATGACTAAGGCACAACTAATTAAGGGTGCCTTTAGAATGTTGACTCTTAAATTGGGTCAGGCAAAAATACCAATGCTCGTGACAAATCACACCTATGAAAGTATGAGTCTTTATGGTGGTAAGCAAATGTCAGGTGGATCTGGATTGATGTATTCAGCATCAACAATCATTTATCTTTCTAAGTCTAAGGAAAAGGATGGTACGGAAGTGATTGGGAATATAATTAGAGCAAAAACTCAAAAATCACGTTTAAGCAAAGAGAATCAACAAGTAGAAATTCGGTTATTCTACGATGAACGAGGTCTTGACCGTTATTATGGTCTTCTTGAACTTGGTGAAATTGGTGGAATGTGGAAGAATACAGCGGGTCGATATGAAATTGATGGTAAGAAAATCTATGCCAAACAAATTTTAAAAGAACCAGAAACTTATTTTACTGATGAGGTAATGCAAAAACTTGATGTCATTGCTAAAGGTGAATATAGTTATGGGGTATGAATAGCATCAGAATTATAGAAACTAATGTTGATGTATCTAAAATACTAGAACAACTAAAACAGTATCCAGAAGATTGGGGATCCCAAAAAAATATTGAGAATACTGAACAGCAAGATCCAACAAAATATCTTGTAACTGCAGATGTTCTTCAATTAATTATGGGAGGAATTACTAAAGAAAATGAATATGTTGGAGATACTGAAATTTGTATTAAAACGCCAGCATATGAAAGACATACCGAAATTCTTAAGTTTATAAATGGCAAATTTAAAAAACTTAGAAGATGTGGATTTCTTGCACTTCCCATAAATGAAAGCGTAGGTTCTCATATTGATGAGGGAAAATACTATCTTACAAAAGATAGATATCATCTTTCAATTCAGGGAAAATATGAGTATACTGTTGGTGATGAAACTATTATTATTGAACCTGGAACACTTTTTTGGTTCAATAATAAACTTCCGCACAAGGCAGTAAATATTGGCGATAACGTTAGAATTACTTTTGTATTTGACGTACCACATCATAAAAAAAATCTTTAAAGAAAACAATGGAAAGACTTGAACTTACGATTCTAAGAAATTTGGTATATGATGAAAATTATTCTAGGAAAGTTATACCTTTCATACAACCAGAATATTTTGAGCAAAAATCAGAAAAAATAGTCTTTGAAGAAGTTGTTAAATTCATTGTAAAGTATAATTCCACAATTACTAAAGAAGCACTTGGTATTGAGATTGAAAACCGTACTGATTTAACTGAAACTGATATTAAAGATATTCGTGAAATATGCGAAAACCTTAATAATTCAGTAGTAGAAAAGAATTGGTTACTTGATACTACTGAGAAGTGGTGTCGTGACAGAGCAATTTATCTTGCTCTAATGGAATCAATTCATATTGCCGATGGTAATGATGGAAAAAAAACTCGTGACGCAATTCCAAGTATTCTTTCCGATGCTCTAGCAGTATCTTTTGATAATAACATCGGGCATGACTATCTTCAGAATTACGGGGAACGTTATGAATTTTATCATCGTAAAGAAGATAAAATTGAATTTGACTTGGAGTATTTCAACAAAATCACTAAAGGTGGATTGCCCAATAAGACTTTAAATATTGCCCTTGCTGGTACAGGTGTAGGAAAATCTCTATTCATGTGCCATGTTGCTAGTGCAGCATTGCTACAAGGCAAGAACGTACTCTATATCACTCTTGAAATGGCAGAAGAGAGGATTGCGGAAAGAATTGATGCAAACCTTCTTAATGTGCCAATTCAACAATTGGTTGATCTCCAACGTTCGGCATTTGAAAATAAGATAATGAGTCTATCTAAGAAAACACAGGGAACTCTTATAATTAAAGAATATCCAACTGCTTCGGCACACTCTGGACATTTCAAGGCACTTCTTAACGAACTTTCCCTTAAGAAATCATTTAGACCTGATATTATTTTTATTGACTACCTCAATATCTGTGCTTCTTCTAGACATAAAGCAAATAGTTCTGTCAATTCTTACTCATATATTAAATCAATTGCAGAAGAACTTCGGGGACTAGCAGTTGAGTTTAATGTTCCGATTGTAAGTGCCACACAAACTACCCGAAGCGGTTTTGGTTCTTCTGATCCAGAATTAACCGATACTAGTGAGTCCTTTGGTCTTCCTGCTACTGCCGACCTTATGTTTGCTTTGATTAGTACGGAGGAACTTGAAGGTCTAGGGCAGATTATGGTGAAACAATTAAAAAATAGATATTCTTCAACTGATAAATATAAGAGATTCGTTTTAGGAATTGATAGAGCAAAGATGAGACTTTATGATGTGGAGCAATCCGCTCAAAAAGATATTTTAGATTCTGGAAAAGATGATGAATTTGCTTATTCTGATGAACCAAAAATTAAAAAATCATTCGAAGGATTTAAATTCTAATGGGAATTATTTACTGTATTAATAATCTAACTACTAATAAAAAATACATAGGACAAACTGTAGAAAAATTGCAGAGAAGAGTTCTCCGTCATTTTAGAACAATTAATGAAACTAAAATTAGTAGAGCAATACAAAAATACAGTAAATATAATTTTGTTTATGGTATAGTTGAAGAAGTTGAAGATGCAAATCTATTGGATGATAGAGAACAGTATTGGATTAAATTCTATGATACTGTTGAAAATGGTTTTAATATTAAAGAAGGTGGTAAGTGTGCTAGAGGGTTTAAACAATCTCAAAGTTCTATAGAAAAAAGAAGACAGAAATTAATTGGAAAACCTTTAAGTGAAGAGCATAAACAAAAAATAAGTAAATCTCATAAAGGTAAAATCCTTTCAAAAGAAACTGTTGATAAAATGATTGATTATAGGACTGGAAGAAATCTTAATGAAAGTTGTAAGGAAAAAATTTCTAAAGCACATTCTAAAAACACTTATGAATTAAAAAATATTAATGGAACTATTTTAATTGTAAAAAATCTAGCAAAATTTTGTAGAAATAATAATTTTTCGCAAAGTTATTTTACTAGAATATTGAAAGGTGAAAGAAAAACTTATAAAGGGTGGATTATCAAAATACTTGACAGTGGACAGGAAGAGGAGTATAATTATGAAGAAAACAAACCTAAAAAATCATTTGAGGGATTTAAATTTTAAATATGGCAAATATTGATCCTAGTAAATATATTGAATTTGTTCGTCAAACTACTAGTCCAGCAAGCAGTAAATATTCTAGTCTTGCAGAACGTCTGACTGAATTGGATTCACAAGGTGCTGATGTTTCTCGTTTAATGACTGCGGCATTTGGTATGAGTGCCGAAGCGGGTGAATTTACCGAAATTGTGAAAAAAATTTTCCTACAAGGAAAGCCTTATAATGATGCGAATATTGAACATTTGAAGGTTGAACTTGGAGATATTCTTTGGTATGCTGCTCAGGCATGTATGGCACTTAACGTTTCTTTTGAAGAAGTACTTGAGAGAAATTATCTCAAACTAAGTGCTCGTTATCCTGAAGGTACTTTTTCCGTTTATAAATCTGAAAATCGTGTTGAAGGAGATCTATGAGTAAAGAAAAACAAGTAACTATTAAAATGGATGTTCGTTCTGCTGCGGCAGTTCGTCAAATCCTTTTTGATGCACAAAAAGGATACACATATAATCAGGGTTCTGTTCCTCCTCGTATTACTGATATTCGTTCAGTCATTGTAGACCTTGACGAAAAAATTGGTGCTATTGTAGGTCAGGAATAAATATTTCAAAAAATATGTCTATTCTTGGAAAAAAAACGGGGAGACCAATAAGTAGAATTCAATTTAATGCAATTCTTAAAAGATTTATAGTTTTCTTAAAAAGAGAATTAACTTTGACGATTGATATTCCTTATATTCTTATTGATGATGCTGATTTTTCAAAGAAGAATGGGGCATTTGGTATGATGAATAGTGATGGAGTAATTTACATTAGTACTATTAATCGCCATCCAATGGATATTTTGAGAACTCTTGCTCACGAGTATGTGCATTATAAACAATCTATTAAGGGTGTTGTAATAAAATCAAATCCTGGTAGTCCTGCCGAAAATCAAGCAAATGCAAAGGCGGGCGAAATCATGAGAAAGTATGGAAAACTTCATCCAGAATTATTTGATCTAATGTCAATTAGGTAATATAATTCCTTTATTGGGTCTTGTGTCAGTTTTTGAAGTGGCACAAGACCTATTTTAGTAAGTACCTGATGTCCTATACTGATCTCATCAACACAAGATTAATGCAGAACACACATCTATCCCATCCAGAAGATTCTATCTTGGACGGAAATCTTCAGGTATTAGATTGGTTCTGTGCTCCTGGACATCTTTCTCCAAAATTGGATGGAAGTCCTGCAGTAGGATTTGGAATTAATCTTGCAACGAGCAAGTTTGCTGTTGCGACTAAATCTTTCCTCAACAAAAAGAAAATCAAAATCGCACATTCTCACGAAGAGATTGATACGTTTTATGATGGTGAAGTTGCTGTTATTCTTCATCATCTGTTTGATTATGCTCCTCGTCAACATTCTGTCTGGATTCAAGCAGATTGGATTGGATTTGGTGGAATGAGTGAGTATACTCCCAACACGATTACCTATCAGTTTCCTGATGTAGTTGAGGAGAAAATTATTATCTTTCCTCATACAATTTACTGGGGAACTAATAATCTCAACACTTGTAAGTCTGCTCCTATTGACTTTCAACTTGAGAGTACTTCTGATTGTAAAGTGATTCAACCGAAGGCATCAATCTTTGCCGGTGCTGAGCATTTTGAAGACCTTGAGGAGATTTGTGAATTTGCTAAATGTATCTCTGGTACTGTACAGTTTGTCACTCCTAAAGAGTCTGCACAACTGAAGAAAGATCTCAATGCTTGTATTCGTGAAGGTAGGGAGATTAATTCTGATGACTTTGAAAATAAGAATTTAATTAATTTCTGGAACTTGGTAAAGTCCATCAAGGAGGATGCACTATACCTCTGTCGTAACAATGGCCCTGAAGCATATATTGGAAATGATCGAATTGATGCTGAAGGTTATGTGATGACTAATGAGTTTGGCATGTTTAAATTGGTCAACCGTGAAGTGTTCTCTCATGCCAATTTTACAATGCAAAAGAATTGGCAGTCATAAATATAAGTATATTTTATTGATTATGAATATTTTGATAAAGAAAAACTGGAATAAGAAATGAAAAGTTTTTTAAAATTTATAACAGAAGCAAATAGTAAAGCAGTTCAGCAGGCAACTCGTATGGGTCTTGTTACTGATGGACATGGGGGATGGTATAATAGAGCAACGGGAGAATTTAGTGCTAAAACTTTTCAAGATGGATTGAAATTTTATAATAAGCGTCAAATAATTGGTGGAAAAGATCCTAAACAAACTGAACAAGAGAAGAATTTATCACAAGCATCCTATTTACAATCAGACCCTCAACAACAAGTACAAGAACCAATTCCACAAGATCAAGTTCCTGTAGATCAACAACAGGTACAAGAACCACTTCCACAAGAACCATTTAGTCCACCACCAGTTGAAAGAACTCTGGGAACTTTAACGATTGCTTTTGGACGTTTTAATCCACCAACAATTGGGCATCTTCAATTGATGGATACTGCTGCTGCATCTGCAGAACAAGATCAGAGTGATTATGTGATTGTCCCCTCTCGTTCGCAGGATACAAAGAAAAATCCTTTGGATGCTGATACAAAAATCTTCTATATGAGAAAAATGTTCCCTCAGCATAGTGAGAGGATTTATAACGATGTCAATATGAGAACTATCTTTGATGTTCTTAAGAAGGCATATAATGATGGATATTCTAGTGTAAGAATTGTTGGTGGATCTGATAGAGTTAAAGAATTTGATAAATTGGCAAATAATTATAATGGAAATCTTTATCAATTCGATAGCATTGAAGTAATTTCTTCTGGGGATAGAGATCCTGATTCTGATGGAGTAGAAGGTGTTTCTGCTTCAAGAATGAGACTTGCTGCTGCGGAAGGTGATTTTAAAACTTTCCGTGCAGGACTTCCTCCAGAAGTTTCTAGAAAAGATGCAATAGAACTTTTTGATGTTATTCGCCAATCTATGGGAATTGAGCAAATTCAGCAAGAAGGATATGATGTTTGGGAAATTGCTCCCAAATTTGATGCACATTCACTTCGTGAAAATTATATTTCTGAAAATATTTTCAAAATTGGTCAATTGGTAGAAAATCTGAATACTGGACTTATCGGACGTATTATTAGAAGAGGAACTAACCATCTAATCTGTGTTACTGAAGGTGGTATAATGTTCAAATCCTGGATTAAGGATGTAATGGAATCAAAATACTCAGAAAAGCAAATGAATAGAAAAATGAGAATGCCAGGTAAACCGAATACTTTAATTGGTACTTTTGGACATTTTTTGAGTACTTCTGAAAAAACTCCCGGTGCGATTGGAACTGGTAAAGAGAACTTACAACCAGGTGGAAACGCTTATGGTACTAATTTCATAAATAGATTTAGAAAAAAGTAAGTATTAAATCTTCCAATGACTACTAAAATTTTTGAAGAATTTCCTTCTAGAGATAATAGACCTGCACCCACTAAACCCGAGGGACAAGGAACTATTGATATGAAGGCAAAAATTGATAAAAGGATTAGTCAAGCTTCTTCTGATATTCGTTATAAAGCACAAAGCGAGAAAAAACCTATAGCACAAGCATTTAAAGAATATATGGCAAATTCTAGTCTCAGTGGTCAAGAAAGAAATATGGTCAAAGCAAAGATTTTTGGTAAGTCTATGGCAGAAGACTATAATATCGAACAATTTGCATCTAATTCTGTTGCAAAAGCACTCTTTAAAGTGTTTGTTGAGGGAGTAGAGGAAACAAGTACTTTAGGTGAGGAGTATTTGGAAGAATTGATGAAAAAAAATACCAAGGGAGAAACTTTATATTGGGTTAAGGTTCAATATAAAAATGGATCATCATATACTCGTTGGGCTGATCGTTCAAGAATGGGCGAAATTCGTTCAAATCCAAATGTAGCATCTGTGGAAATGGTTGATTCTAGACCATCACGAGACCAAGAAGATAGATCAACTAAAGACTATGATGGTGATGGTAAAGTTGAATCTGGTGCTAAAGAACATGCTGGTGCTGTTCATAATGCAATTCAGCGTAAAAAGGGTGGTATTCCCGATGGTAAAGACACTTCGAGTGTCAAGGAAGATGTTGATTTTTTAGAAGAAAAGAGAACTAAAAAAGATAAAAAATATGATGTGATGCGTGGTAAAAATACAATTACAATGAATCCAGATGTAGGAAAGCCTTATCATGAAGAAGTCAGTTTAGAAAATGGATATTCTAAATTCCTCAATATGATTCAAGAAAAAACTTTAACTGCTGCCGAAACTGCAAAAAAGGAAGAGGTTGCAAAAGCATTAAAACCCAAATATGGGAAAACTGATAAAACTTATGCTATTGCAACATCAGTAGCAAAAAAAGTTGCAGAAGAAACTAGTTGCAATTCTTCAGAACCACAAAGAGATGTAAGAGGTGATTATGCAAAAACTAATCTTATTAAAAATAAATTGAGATCTGCATTAGGTGTTAAAAATCCAATCGTAATGGTTTCAAATGAAGAAGATGTTAAAGAAGGTCTTGGATTAAGTGTTGGAATTTCAAAGGCAGTTGGTAAAATTGGATCAAATCCAAGAACTTCTGCAGAACAAGGAGCAAGAAATTTCCAAAAGAATGTCGCAGATCCAGTTGGTAAAGCAGTAAAGGGTGCTGTACGTACAGTTGTTCAACCAGCAAATAATTCTCCTGCGGCACAAAATGCAAGAAATGACAAGTATAGACCTGAAGAGGTTGAACTTGAAGGAGAAATGATTGATGAAAGAAGAAGAGAGGATAAGGGAAAACCAAAAAGTACAAGAAATCCTGCTATTGAGCATATGAGAAAAAATTCTCCCATGATGCAAGCACTTATAACTAAAAGTGGTGATACTCTCGGGCAACATAATGCTGCTAGGGGTGTGAGAAAAGATCGCACAAGTCCAGTTAATCCAGAAGCACCAACAAATCTACCTGCTAAGAAAGTTGCTATAAGAAAAGCACAAAAAGCAGCAAAACCAGACGAATCATCGCTACGTAGACCAAGAGCAGGAGAATCTGACTGAATTAATTACTAAATAAAATAGGATCCTTCATACGAGGTTATTATGTCAGCATTAATCGCATGGGCAATCGCCAATCAAACACTCATTGCAACTGTACTTTTTGCACTTTCGGAAGCACTTGGTGCTACTCCAAAAATTAAAGCAAATGGCGTTTTATCCTTTATTATTTTACAAGTTCAAGCACAACTAAAATCAAAGGGAGCAAAAGATATTACTCCTTGAAATTTTAGATCTAAAATATAAAGGAGACCAAAATCAAAGGTCTCCTTTTTTTATAAATATTACTAGAAAAAGAATTTATAGGTAAATCGCATGTCACTCTGGGGCATTTCAACAACTTCTGAAACTGGGGCTAATAATTTTAATATTCCCAAATATTTACATACTATTGACAAGAACAGAACGCAACATAATGCCTTTGCCGATCCTAGAGGATGGGTACAGAGGCATTATAAAACTAATGAGAATTCTGGAATTAGTACTCGTTATTATGACGAGGTGCTTGTAACAGTTTCTGGTTTAACAACAACTCCAGTAGGGCCTTATGCTGGATTGGGTCAGGCTACTCCGAGTGCTATTTTCTTTGAAGATCCAAATAAAGCATCAAATATTTCAGTTGGTTCTGGTGGAACAACCGGAATTGGAACCGGAAGAACTGGATATGTTCATCTTGTATATAATGAGATTGTTTTTGTAAGTGCTGGTGCCACAGTTCTTATTAATCAATCTACCGGTGCAAATATTGTTGCTACTGCGGCTTCAATTGCTCCTGGAGCAACTGTGGCAAATTGGGTTAAATCTTATGCTGGTGAACCAACTCTGTTTACAAATTATAACGGACAAATTACAAATAGAGTTGCATTCGCATTTACTGCTCCTAACACTGGAATTGGAACTGTATTGAGAATCGACATATCTAGAGGTGTGGTTGGAGTTATTACCGACATCTTTAATAATGTTGCAGTTACTACTACTTCTTTTTCTGGAAACATTGTTTATAATGTTGGTGGCGCCGGTACTGCATTCTCCGTTCAAAATGATAGGACATCCCTTGTTGGAATTGGAACAACTACTTTAACTATTACTGCATGATATGAGATTTGATGAGTTGAATGAAAGTAACTATTTACTTTTTGCTATAAAATTCTATGACAATCCTCAGGCAGTCACCAGAGAAGATTTTGATGAAGATTTGAAAAGAATTAGATATATTAAAAAACTGTTGAAAAGATATAAAAACACAGGTGAACTTAAGACTCATTTAATCTTAAATCACCTGACCGTTTTGTTTAATGTTTTTAATGATGCTGCAGTTCCTTTATTGTTCTATAATTTAGAAAAGGATCTTTGGCCATCTATAAAAAGTTTTCTGATATTTTTGAATAGGTTTCCAGAATACCCCAAAACTGATATTAATTACATAGAGCAAGATTATGAATGTTCAGAACAATTGGAGTCAATTTAATGGATATTAATAAGATTATTTCTATTATACGTTCCCTTAAAGAAGAGGGAATGGGTGCTGGTGCAGTTTCTGGTGGGCCAACAAATTCATTAAGTCAAGGGAAGATTGCTGGAACCATAGAAGCAGGAGACAATCCCCCAGTAAAAAAGAAAAAATATATTTATGGAACAGGATTTCGTAAAAATTGGTTACAAAAAAGATCTGCACCAAATATTTGACGAATAAATAATAGTATGATTTATTAGATTCGTTTCGTGAGTTGTAAACGTAAATCACCCCAAATCTAACATGTTTAACAATACCACTAAATCAGATACTAAAATTGCCGTGTTAGAAGAGCGACTATCATCATATGAACTTATGATGAAAAAAATAGATGAAGCAATTCAATTAATGGGTAAAACAAGTCAAAACATCAGTAAAATGCTTGCTGTACATGAAGAAAGAATCGAACAGTCTGTTAAAACTGATACTATGATTGCTACTTTAATTGATAAATTGAAAGACGAAAATATAAAACAGAACGAAGTAGTATCGGAAAGAATTGATAATATTGAGGATGAAATTAAAGACATTAGTAAGATTAAATGGATGACAGTTGGGTGTGGTGTTTTATTAGCAATTTTAACTACAGCAATTTCTGCTCTTGCCTCTGGGTGGTGGACTCCATCAGAAATGCAAACGCAGCGTGAGGGTCATGTTCACCAACAAAGTGTCAACGATCAGAAATTTGCTAATTGACGATTCTATAATCTTGTGTTAAACTAGAAGTCCTAAAGGGTTTGCGAATGGATCTTATTGACTCAAAATATATTGGATTGGTATCTTCTCGCCTTCACAAATTTAAAAGGGTTAAGTCAGATTTATATACTTTTCGTTGTCCAATTTGTGGAGATTCACAGAAGAGTAAAAATAAAACAAGAGGGTACATCTATCAGGTCAAGAATAATACAAACTTTAAGTGTCATAATTGTGGATTAAGTTTATCTTTTAATAATTTCCTTAAACAAATAGATCCAACTCTTCATAAACAATATATTCTTGAAAAGTTTAAGGAAGGTCACACTGGAAAGAATTTTGTTATTGAAGAACCAAAGTTTGAGTTTAAAAAACCTACTTTCAAGAAAAAATTAGATTTGCCAAAAGCATCTGATAATCCTATTGCCAAGCAATATCTTGAAAAAAGACTTTTAAATCCAGAAAAGTTTTACTTTGCTGACAAATTTCAAGAATGGACGAATACACAAAAACCCACATTTAGTAGGATTGTAAGAGATGAAAGTCGCATAGTGATACCACTATACACTAGAGAAGGTGAAATTTTTGGATTTCAGGGAAGATCTTTAGGTGCCAGTAATGTTAAATATATTACAGTGATTTTAGATGACAGTATTCCAAAAGTATATGGACTAGATGAGGTAAATACAACTGAGACAATTTATATTACCGAAGGTCCATTTGACTCAACTTTTGTAAAGAATGCCATCGCAATGTGTGGATCTGATATCTCACTTGATAGTCTTAATTTGGGTGATGATATTGTTTATGTACTTGATAATGAACCCAGGAATAAAGAAATCTGTGACAGAATATCTAAACTCATTGACGGAGGTAAAAACGTAGTTATCTGGCCGAAGGCAATTCAACAAAAGGATATCAATGACATGAAAATCGCTGGACTTTCTGTTATGGATGTGTTAAAATTAAATACATATAGAGCACTAGAAGCAAAAATCAAATTCAACGAATGGAAGAAGGTATGAGTAACGGAACAAACGTAGTTAAAAGAAATGGGTCTATTGAGAGTCTCGATTTAAACAAACTTCACTTAATGGTAGAAGAAGCATGTAAAGATCTTGCTGGAGTGTCTGCATCTCAAGTTGAGATGAAATCTGGGATTCAATTTTATAATGGAATTTCGACTGCAGAAGTTCAAGAAATTTTGATTCGTTCGGCATCAGATCTAATTGATCTTGAGCATCCAAATTATCAATTTGTTGCTGCTCGTTTACTTCTTTTTGCTGTTCGCAAGCAGTTATTTGGTCGTATGTATGAATGTCCAAATATTCTTGATCATACACAAAATTGTGTAGAACTTGGTGTTTATGATTCGGAGATTCTTGATCTATATACTGAAGAAGAATTTGAAAAACTTCAATCATTTGTTGATCATAGTCGTGACTATCTCTTTACTTATGCCGGTCTACGTCAAGTAGTTGATAAGTACTTAGTGCAGGATCGTAGTAGTGGACAACTTTATGAGACTCCACAGTTCATGTATCTTTTGATTGCTGCTACCATCTTTTCTAAGTATCCAAAAGAAACACGTTTAGATTACGTTAAAAGGTATTATGATGCAATCTCAAAACATAAAATCAACATCCCAACACCAATCATGGCGGGAGTCAGAACACCACTTCGCCAATATGCTTCTTGTGTTCTTGTTGATGTTGATGATACCCTCAGGAGTATCGGTCACTCTGATTTGGCTATTTACGAATATGTTGCACAGAGGGCTGGTATCGGCATCAACGCAGGTAGAATCCGTGGCATCAACTCTAAAATCAGAGGTGGAGAGGTACAACACACAGGCATTATCCCCTTCCTTAAGAAGTTTGAATCAACTGTCAGATCTTGTACACAAAACGGCATCAGAGGTGGTTCTGCTACAGTCCACTTTCCTATCTGGCACCAAGAAATAAGTGATATTCTCGTATTAAAAAATAATAAGGGAACCGAAGATAATCGTGTTCGTAAGTTAGACTATTCAATTCAAATCAGCAAAATCTTCTATGAACGATTCATTCAAAACGGAGAAATCACACTTTTCTCCCCACACGACGTTCCTGGTCTTTATGATGCTTTTGGCACTGATAGATTTGACGACATTTATGTGGGTTATGAACGAGATGAGTCTATTCCAAGAAAAACTATCGGTGCTCAAGAACTCTTTCTGGACCTTCTGAAGGAAAGAGCAGAAACTGGTCGTATTTACATTATGAATATTGACCATTGCAATTCTCATAGTTCTTTCTTTGATAAGATTACAATGTCAAATTTGTGCCAAGAAGTACTTTTGCCGACTGTACCAATTCAACACATCGATGATCCAAATGGTGAAATTGCTCTTTGTATTCTGAGTGCTATCAATATTGGAAAGATTAAAACCAATGAAGATCTTGAAGTTCTTTGTGATCTTACCATTAGAAGTCTTGATGAACTTATTGATTTTCAAGGATATCCAGTCAAAGCAGCAGAAATCTCCACCAAAGCACGACGTTCACTTGGAGTAGGTTATATTGGTCTTGCACATTATCTTGCCAAGAATAATGTCAAATATGATGACCAGAATGCTTGGCAATTGGTTCACGATTTGAGTGAAGCATTTCAATATTATCTAATCAAGGCAACTGTAAATCTTGCAAAGGAAAGGGGTGCTTGTGAATATTCTCATCGTACCAAGTACGGTCAAGGAATTCTGCCAATTGATACTTATAAAAAGGATGTCGATGAATTGGTTCCAAATGTGCTAAAATATGATTGGGAAGCACTCAGGAAAGAGGTGAAGACTTATGGAGTCAGAAACTCTACTCTCTCTGCACAAATGCCCTCAGAGAGCAGTTCAGTCGTCTCCAATGCCACTAATGGTATTGAACCACCTCGTGGATATCTTTCTGTTAAAAAGTCTAAGAAAGGGCCTCTTAAGCAGATTGTTCCGCAGTTTAGCACACTCAAGAACAATTATACGCTTCTTTGGGATATGTTTAGTAATCGTGGATATATTAGTATTGTTGCAGTTATGCAAAAATTCTTTGATCAAGCGATTTCTGCAAATTGGTCATATAATCCAGGAAATTATCCGGATAATGAAGTTCCTGTTAGCGTGATGGCACAAGATATGCTTACTTGCTTCAAGTATGGGCATAAAACGGCATATTATCAAAACACTTATGATAATAAAACTGATGAAGTGTCAGAAGAACCAAAGCAAGAACTACAATCACTTCTCAATGATATTATGAGTTCTGATGAAACTAGTTGTGATAGTTGCTCCATTTAAAATAAAACACAAGGAAAAATATGATTGATAATATGATAGTTTTTAATTCCAAGGAAGTTGATACCAAAAAGCAGCCAATGTTTTTTGGTCAACCACTAGGTATTCAAAGATACGATACTTATAAGTATCCCATTTTTGATAAACTTACAACTCAACAATTAAGTTATTTTTGGCGTCCTGAAGAAATATCACTTCAAAAAGATCGTGGTGATTATCAAACACTTCGTCCCGAACAGAAGCACATTTTTACGTCTAATCTAAAATATCAAATTATGTTAGATAGTGTTCAGGGTCGTGGGCCTGGAATGGCATTTGCCCCTTACTGCTCACTTCCAGAATTGGAAGGGTGTATGAAAGTCTGGGAATTTATGGAGATGATTCATTCCCGATCATATACATATATTATTAAAAATATATATTCAGATCCTTCGGATGTTTTTGATACTATTCTTAGAGATGAAAGAATTCTTGAACGTGCATATAGTGTAACCGAAGCATATAACGATTTTATCAATAGTGCTCAACATTATGGAACTTCTGAACTTTGGAAACATGCTCAAGAACAAGTTCCCCACGCAAAGGACGAAAGATATGAACTCAAAAGAAAACTCTTTAGAGCAGTTGCAAACGTTAATATTCTTGAAGGTATTCGCTTTTATGTCAGTTTCGCTTGTAGTTTTGCTTTTGGCGAACTCAAACTTATGGAAGGAAGTGCAAAAATCATCAGTCTAATTGCTCGTGATGAGAATCAACATCTAGTCATCACTCAAAATATTTTGAATAAGTGGAAAGAAGGTGATGACCTCGATATGCAAAAAATTCTTAAAGAAGAAGAGCAATGGGTTTATACGACCTTTGAAAATGCAGTTAATCAAGAGAAACTTTGGGCAGAATATCTCTTCAAAGATGGTTCTATGATCGGACTAAATGATAAACTTCTTCAACAATATGTTGAGTGGATTGCAAATCGGCGCATGAAAGCGATTGGATTGAAACCCCTTTATGATATTCCAGCAAAGAATAATCCACTTCCTTGGACTTCTCATTGGATTGAATCAAAGGGATTGCAAGTAGCTCCACAAGAAGTAGAGGTAGAACAGTATTTAATTGGAGGAATTAAACAAGATGTTACCAAAGATACTTTCTCAGGATTCAAACTATGATGAATGGTGCGAGCAAGAAATTGTAAATGCATATAAAGATGCTGCAGAAGCAGATGAATTTTTATTTGGTGATTATGATTATGAAAGTGAGTGGTTGGGTAAAAAAAATAATGATGTAAATTGAGAGTCCTTCGGGACTCTTTTTTTATAAATATCTGTATATTAAAAAGAAATGTCTAAAATGGAAAGAATTACATCACATCAGGTACTTGGTTTGATGGAGGCATATAATTCAGTAAATGTCCATCAAGAAGATTTAAATGAAGAAGTAATTTGGGAAGAAGTTGAAAATTGGGTAAATTCACTTCTAGAAGAAGGATATGACTTAAGTGAATATAGTTGGGAAGAAATGTATGAAGAATATTTAAGCGAAATTCCCATTAATCCTGCAGGAAATAGATCCAGTTCTAATGCACCATATCAATCAAGATTTGCTCGCCCAATGAATGCTGGAACTCCACAAACTTACGGTGGTGGAAGATCGGGCCCAGTAAGAACATCTAGACCAGCAATTGGCAGTATTCCTCCAAATCCAAGTAGAGTTGGTGCGAGGGCGCCTAGTGGATTACTTGCTCGTAGTACTGGTAAAGGGGGTACACCTTCTACAATAAATACATATCGTGCAAATGATAGTAGAAGATTTGATAATAGTCCTGTTAAATCAAAATTTGCTCGCCCAATGAATGCTGGAACTGTACAAACTTATGGTGGTGGGAAATCACAAGTAAGTACAGTTAGACCACCAATCGGCAGTCTTCCATCTAGTGCGAATACCGGTTCCCCTAAACCCACTGCTGCTAGATCTGCTCCTAAACCCGCTGCCGCTGCTCCTGCTGCTCCTAGACCCACTGCTGCTGCTCCTGCTGCTTCTAGACCCACTGCTGCTAGATCTGCTCCTAAACCCGCTGCCGCTGCTCCTGCTGCTCCTAAACCCGCTGCCGCTGCTCCTGCTGCTCCTAAACACGCTGCTGCTGCTCCTGCTG